AAGAATAGAGACTGGATACCCATGTACTTAGTGTGTATGGGGAATAGCTCTAAGGATAAGATAATGATCTATGATAATAAACAAACCTACAGAGATTACACTCTCCAGATAAAATGCTAGATCATAGCAATGTAGAAAGCTGGACTCCAAGCTATTGTGCGGCTCATAAGTCGTACAATAAAGTATCTTTGAATCGCGCTAGCCCAGTTATCTACATGTCTAATCAAACTGAATTTAGAACTGACGATCTAAAGAAGATATTTTCTACCGCAATCTCTTCAGTTGGAGACATTACTAGGGTATGGTATGTTACTGTGGGCTATAGGTATAGCAAAGAGGTAGGGAATTGCCATGGATGGGCATATCTTGACACAGGTAGATTCCATATATCTCTTCCACATTGGCCTAGTAATATAAAAATGAATGAGCTATGTCAAATAATACAACATGAGATAGATCATTGTTTAGGATTAAACCATGTCGAAATGTTAGACTGGTGGAAATTGAAACCAACATGGAATAAAGAACTAGAGAGACCAAGGAAAAGATAATGTCAGAAAGCAGAAGCAATGGATAAAATGGATGAAGAAGTTCTTGTTGTACCTAAGGATATATTCTTTGCCAGGTTCGAATACTTTGAAGGATTCAAGCCAGCTAAGCATTTTTATGACGAGAGTGAGTATACCCATGATCTAGAAGGACATGAATACACTATGTGTTCTGATCATATTCTTGAGAATAAACATTACATGAAGCGCAGAGATTGTGAAGAAGATCCTAGTTATCTGCAGATTATACCTTACATATGTATATTTCACAATGATGGTATCTTCTATGTTGAACGCGGGAGCGGATCGGGTGAGTCAAGATTACACGGTAAGATATCGATAGGTATGGGCGGGCACTTAAATGAGGACGATTGGGATTGGACCTGGCCAGCATACAACCCGCTACTGAAGAAGTCCTCTACGGTTACACATGGATGTAGGAATGATTTAATCCTTCATGGTGCAATGAGAGAACTTTATGAAGAGACTGATATAAACGGTAATATAAATATCACATTTGCTGGCCTTATAAATCATGATTGTGATCCAGTAAATGCAGTTCATTTAGGTGTAGTATTCTTTGCTAAATTATGGGAAGATGCAACTATACAGCCTAAAGAGCTGGAGAAAATATCTGCACATGGATTGATGTATCCACACATACTCATGGACAGTAGACACTATGATAGACTAGAGCTTTGGTCCAAGTCTATCTTAGATAAGCTAAAGGAAATAGATAAGAATGAACATTACGGATAAAATAAACGAGTTAAACAAGAAACTTTTTACTGACCTACAAGAAGCATCTTCTGGTAATATGGAAGAGCTTGAAGTTGTTGGAGAAAAGGTAGAAGGTATTATTAATACATGGGGAAAAGATCTTGCCGAAGCAACTAGGATGGAATGTGATCCACCTCGGTTCAAGGTAAAGATAGATGCTGATTCTGATCAGCCTTTAATGATTGAACCAGCGAATGATGTTGCCAAAGAGATCTTTGATATTAATGATGTGCTAGGTCTGCAGAAAGATTCTTAATTATTTGACCTAGTTCTTCTTGAGGTATATGTAGTAGGTGACTAGCCTCCTTAGTCCCATGCTCATAGCATAACACAAGAATATATCTCTGATATGCTGTTAATTTTGACAGTAGTCTTGATTTAGGTTCTACTATTATATCTATGATATGATTTCTTCCAGTATCTTTTCAGGATTATGTGCTTTTCTTAGTTCTATTTTTGATTGGTCAGAGATGTCTTTGTTCATTGCATAGTCAATTGAATCTTTAAGAGATAGCTGATTTGGGGATGCCCACCAGCTATCACTAGATGAATTACCATCAAAGACAGGAATCATAGTATGATCATATATCTGCATGTAGCTTCCTATATCGCTACTCGATGTGTTATGAGTATGTGTGATTGGAACAGTTCCACATAGTGCAGATTGTATGACTGTTTGATTTATTCCAGATGTTCTGCTGATATTAATCGAAGTAGAGCACGCGTTATACACTTGTGCTAATTCTTCATCCGCTAATGGGTTAGATAGAAGAACTATCCTAGGCCCATCCTTACTATTAGATCTCTGTCTGACTTGACTAATCATTTGAATGATAGCAGGATCATCTGCAGTGTTCATAGTATTCTTATATGTTCTTAAGATTATGGTTAAATCATTTTGGGTATACTGCGAGCATAATACTTCAAGGACTTCTATTATGCTTGTGGCATCTGATTGTTTTCCCTGGATAAGAACAGCAGGTTTTCTATCTTCTATCCTAATACCATTTTCCCGGACAGTAACATTCGCAATATCTGCTTCACCTGAAATTTTGCCAAAGATATCTATATCTATTGGCTCATTAATGATAGCAACATCGCATTCAACGTTTGCTCTAATCGCTGAGGCATAGTCCTCTTCGGAAGTCACTAGAACTTTATCCATCATAGAACATTTGCTTACCCATTCTTTTGGAATAGCTGATCCTTTGCCCCATGATATCCATCCTATATTCTTTGCTCCTTCATGTAAGGTCCAGAATTCTGGCGATTTCATATTAATACATACATCTGGATTTTCTAGTTTAGATTCACATGCTGTTTTAACATCATCGAGAAGTTCTGTTTGAATCATTATACATACAGGGTCATGTTTAATATTAGTTATTTTAAACTCATGTGAATCTTTATTGTGTTTAAACAAAGCCCTACATCTGGAACTGATAGAATTGGGAGAGTTTATATCTCCAGCAAGATGTATCTTCAAACTGAAACTCCAATCATTTTTCTTGGTTTACTTACTACCTGCTGTATGAGTTCATGATGCTGCGTGGCTAATAGGTCGTGATCAAATCTAGATAGCATATCTATTCTTCCATTCGAAGACAGGGTTTTGTAGAGTTCTTTATTTTTATAAAGACTATAGATTTGTTTTATAGCATGATTAATGTCTATGAATCCTCTGTCTATTGAGCTTATGGGCTCTGGATACAGCTCACAATCTACTGAGAGACCGCCCTTCTTTGATATCTCAGGTTGAGCAGTGTAGTCAGTGTATACGACAGGTAGACCGCAAGCCTGAGCTTCAATCAGAGGTATCCCGAAGCCCTCTCCTCCAGATAAGGAAACAAACAAGTCAAACATATTATAGAGGTCTGACATTTCAGATGTTTTTAATCCGCTATCTTGAGTAAGTTTACTAGTAAATATTACTGTGTTTCCAAGCCCCCACATGTCTCTATGCAGATTAAAGTCCCAGCCTATATTTGCTTGGTTATATGCATGCATCCATAGTCGTAAGTCTTCGATTGGTTCACCTGGAGATACGTCTGTAGATTTACAGTACTTACATTCAGTAGGTATACTGGCAATACTTCTCTTCTGTCGGTTATATATTCCTCTAGTGACTCTATCACATGAATTACAGTTTATATAATTGCCGGTTTTAAGATAGTAAATGGTCTCAAAAAGATTCCATGGATTCTTTCGAGTTTGATCTTTACCTACCCAGCCAATGATAAAGCTATTAAGTATATCTGGATTTACTGCTTCTCTCAGTTTTTGTTTCTTATCTTCTGCATATGGATGGAAGATATTATTATCTACTCCGTGGTAGATCATTGCTGGCTTAACTCCAGTAAGATCCTCTACGGCATCTGCTCCGAACTCACTGGATACTATTGATAGTTCGGCAGCGTTAAGAGTTTTCTCATATCTCAATGGAGTAGGTGTACCATCTATCTCAAGGTATTGAATATACTTATAGCCTAATTGATTTCTGAGGAAAGACATATGCTCTACCATATATACGTCAGCTAAAGTCCACACTATGTCTGGCTTGAGCTGATTACATAATGCCGGGAAGGATTGTGCCCCCCATTTGTCTTGCTCTAGAGGCTTTCGATTACCTTGTGGATCAAAGTTTGTGTTTGTAGGAATTATTTTCCAAGGGACTGACTCTATCTCTTTCATTTTGAACCAGCCCTGCTGTACAATCTCGTACTTACCTGTACGCAATAGACGAGTCCATACTTCTCTTATCTGAGAGCCAAAAGAAGTATGATTGTCAGCGGCGTAGCCACAGATAAGAATCTTTGTTTTGTCCGACTGTTCAGTTTCCATTTAATTCCCTTTTAGCAGAGTTTATCCAGGACTCAGGTAAGTCCTTTAACATGAATTTCTGATCACATATCCGATTAAACGGACAAGCAGAGCATTTAGATCTTGAAGTATTTGGCAGGTAAACGCCTTTTCTAATCAAATCTACTGTATTTGTACATGTCTGCAATGATATGTCAAGCATATATCTAGAAACCTTAGTAGAAATTCTAGGTATTCCAAAGTAAGAGAGGTATCTGTGACCGTAAGGATATTCTATCCTATGAGATATGATGTTGTCTATGAAATATCTAGCTAATCCAACATCTATGTGGTCATAATTTTGTATATTCTTATATGTTTTATCGTCTATCAACGAAGTAAATTCGTAAGATCTTTTTGATCTGTTGCCATCATTTCTTATGGTCATTAGATCTATCTTGCTCGAGACATGTAGATCTTCTCCTAGCTCAACAGTGAAAGGATAATTGAACATCGCTATGATGTCTTTACTTATGTCTATGTACTCTATAATAGTATTTATGACGATAAGACCTTGAGCGTAGAGTTCGATAAGTCTCTGTGAATCTCTGCAGTTATTTGACAAAGAAGTAAATTTCTCTTTGAATGTTTCAGCTGCATCTGCTATAAAGGACCTAGGATGCTTCCTTCTAAGACCCCACTCATTTGCTATGATGAAGAAGGCATCATGCATGGCTTCAACATAAATTTCATTGGCGTTAATTGGTTTGTAGGGTAAGTTTAGCTCATGTTTATATCTGTAATAAAGCCCGCAAAAAAGATAGTTTTTAATTTGTTCAGAACTGTAAATGTTACTCATGTTAGTTTGGAATTCGAGTGGAAAATGATTTAGATGTAATTAAGTCCAAGATCATGCCTTTCTTGTCTCAATATCTTGAAGATATGAAGATAGAAATAGTTACTAGAGGTCATGATCAATGGATAAGCTGCCTTAACCCAGAACATGAAGACTCAGATCCTTCCATGCATTTTGTACCGGAGAGTGATAGCACTATATTAAAGTGCTTCTCCTGTAACGCTAGTTATAATATATTTCATGCTGCAAATATACTTGAAGATAAACCTTTATCGGGAAAAGAATTTATACAAGATAATTTATATTATCTTTGTGATAAGTACAGTGTAAAACATGACTTACTATCTATCTCAGAGGATGAACTGCGAGAAATTTCTATCAGAAAGGCCTACAGGGATGCTGCAAAGGTTTTTAGAAATCAGTGTATCAAAGATAAAGATTTTTCTTTTGTCAACAGTAGGAATCGGGGTATTTCTGACACTATTGCTGCTAGCATGGGTATTGGAACTGTTTACTGGGATCCTTTCAAAGAAGAGATGAAGGAACTTGGTCATAACCAGAAATGGTTAGAGTCGATCGGGATCAGCTCAGATTTTATAGGTCTAGACTACCTGACTTTTATATTAAAAGATGAAAAGGGAGACTGCATAGGACTGGCACGAAGATGGATGCGTTGGAAAAAGGAAGACCATAAGGCAAGCAGGGAATCTGGATCACATTATATACCTAAGTATAAGAACAGCGACAGTACAAAGAATCCATTGTATAAAAAGAATCAATTCCTATACGGACTGTATAGAGCGCTAGAAGCTAAGACAAGTAAGATAGATCTTGTTGAAGGATACACTGATGCCATTGCAATGATGCAAGCGGGTCATAGCCACGTTGCTGCAGTCTGTGGTACTGCAATAACAAAAGATCAAGTTCAGTTACTTAAGGACCTCGGCTTTACAAATATAAATATAACGTTAGACGGCGATGAAGCTGGCATACATAATATGGATAAGTATTTAGAAAGCTTTAGGTCTACGCCAGGCATAAGAGTTACTATAACTATATTAGAATTTGATGACTCTGTAGAACCAGAAGATAGAGATCCATGCTACTGGATACAGATGCATGGTCTTGCTGAATACTTCGAGATAAAAAGAAAGACTGCATTCGATTGGCAACTAGAAAAACTTATATCTAAAAAAGTTGCCTATCCTGATATTGCAAAGCAGATGATTGACTATATACTGGCTGAATCTTCGGCTATTGACAGAGAATCATTAATAAAAGAGCTGAGCAGTAGAACAGGGATAAGCCGTGACGCCATTCAGAAAGAAATTAATAGTAGAACTAACAACAGCGTCAATCAGATTATTGATGAATGTAATAAAAGAATCTCTAGAGCACAAACAGCAGAACAAAAACTTGAGTTCCTTAGGGCGGCAGTCAGCAAGGCAGAAACCTCAGTAAGACCTAAAGGAGTAGAAGACCTTTCCGTAAGGGCTAGTTATTCTACGATTGAAAATATAACTAACAAGTTTGTACAAGACAATCCTGGCTTGACTGGATGGGATTGCGGCATAGAAGGTATCAATAAATATTTCGGTGGGATACCTAAGTCAAAAGAGTTGATAGCATTTGGCGGAAATCCTAATACAGGTAAGTCTACTCTCCTATATAATATATGCTATGGGCTATTGAATAACGAGCCTAATGGATTGACCTGTGCATTTTGGTCACTAGATGATCCTATCGAAAGTGTAACAGCTAAGATGTTAGCTATAAAAACTGGGTTTAGTATAAATCAATGTAAATATGCTAGTAATAATATACCTGCGAGAGGTATCAGCACGAGAGATACTCCTGAGTATAAAGAAGCCATTGAATGGATCCATAACGTCACTAGGTCTGGTAAATTCATACCTCAGTCTACCGGGATGGGTGAAACGATAGAGTCATGTGAAAAATGGCTCCGATCTATACGAGAAGAAACCGGCAATGACATCGTCCTATTCATAGATAGCTTCCATAATATATCTGGAGGAGGAGATGATGAGAGGATCAAAGCCAAGCGTGCAGCAGAATGGATGCAAAAGATATCCGATACATTAGATCTGACTATCGTATGTACTATGGAATGCAATAAGCAGGGAATGAACTCTAAGCGCCCTCATATAGAACATCTTGGTGAGTCAGGCAAGATGGCATTCTCATTCAAATTAGTCGGAATGGTGTATAACGACTTGCATGAAAACAGAGAGAGAGCCAAGAGCTATTGGACAGATTCTAATGGAAAAGATAGGCCTATTATAGAAGTTTCTTATGAGAAGAATAAGATTACCTCCTATAAAGGAACACAATCATTTAAGTTTAAAGACGAGTGTGCAACACTAGAGGAAATCAGCTATGCTCAGATCGAAGAGATGGTAAAAGATAGACATGAAAAGAAGATCGAAAAACAAACTGGCATACCTAATGTCAAACTCTATGAAGGTAATTTAGATGGCTTCAGTAGCACTGGATAGAATACATAATTTATTAGTAAATCCTTACGTTAAAGAGACCAGACGAGGTGGAGCAAGATACCCCAGTAGTTCTAGCACTACATATATAAATCAATATGGAGAAGATACAGTTGTAGGAACCTGCCTACGACGTCAATGGTACGCTTCTCAGGACTACGAAGAGACTGGTGAGAGGAATGCCGAGGGTACGATGAAGGCCCTTGCCGGTAACCTCTGGTCTCAGTTCCTAGTTGATAGAATCAAGGAGGCTGGATTCTGGTATGGGGACGAAACGAGCTTCTATAATGCGGAGCTAAATGTCTCCGGTAGAGTAGATGTCATAGTGGCCGAGGAGGGCACCAGACACCCCGTAGGAGTGGAGATCAAGACGGTTGGGACCTTTGTATCAAAGGGGGTCATCAAGCCCACAGCAGCCTACCCACTGGCTCCTAAGGAAGACCATGTTCTACAGACAATGATTTATCTATATCATTATAGGAATGCAATCAAGAAATGGGTATTACTATATATGGATAGAAATACCATGGAGATGGCTGAGCATGTAGTAAGACTAGAAGAAGAAGACGGCTATCACTACCCTGTAATTTCCAATGAGATGGGCGTAAAAGAATGGAAACATATCAGGGTAGAAGATATCATTAGACGCTGGCAAGAATTAGAGATTCATATCAAAAATAAGACTTTACCAGAGAGAGACTATGAGCTACAGTATGCTAACTCTAAGATAGCTGCTATGTACAATACTGGCCGGCTCACTAAAACTGATTCTAAAAGAATCCAAAGAAGAGTAGAAGCTGGTGAAGTAGATGATAACAAGCCACCTCTACTGGAGAAAGGAGATTGGCAATGTCGATTTTGCCCGTTTCTTCAGGAATGTTATCGAGAAGAGATCGCACCAGATCAGATCTCGAACGAACAGATGGATGCAACACTATGAGTAAGAAGAAACTTCGTACGGTTTATACTAAAGAACATGTGATTGAATCATATCGCGAGGGCTTAGTAGATGGCATGTCTAAGGGAGAAAGAGTATCTAGCGATATACTTAATCTATATGAAAGGATAAACACTATAAGAAAAGCACTAAAAGATTATGGATATATCCTACCAAACAATCAGCTGTCCTCTAAAGGTGAATCAATGCCAATGATCATTGCTATATTCGATGCTATTGATCTGAAAGAAGAAGAATAACATGGATAAAGTAGCAATAGTCACTGGTATTACAGGCCAGGATGGATCTTACCTAGCCGAACTTCTTATCTCTAAGGGATACACAGTAGTAGGAACAGTAAGAGCTACAGTAACATCAAAGGATGAGAAGTTTAAGAACCTAAATAATATAATTGGTTCTCAAAAGCTCTTTTTAGAGTGCTGTGATATCTGTGACTATGGTGCTATTGATAGAATAGTACGTAATTATAGTCCAGTAGAGATATATAATTTAGCTGCACAATCAGATGTAGGAGAATCCTTTAAGACTCCATTGGCTACATGTTCCATGAATATGCTTGGCGTAGCAAACCTGCTAGAAGTTATACGGAATAATAATCCCGACATAAGAATGTATCAAGCATCTACATCAGAGATGTTTGGAGATAATACTACCACTCCTCAAAATGAAGATACATTGTTCTCTCCAGTTTCTCCGTATGGAGTTGCTAAGTTAGCTGCTCACTACATGGTCAAAAGCTATCGTAGTTCATATGATATGTTTGCTGCTAACGGAATACTCTTTAATCATGAGAGCCCTCGTAGAGGTGAGAACTTTGTGACTAGAAAGATAACGAAAGCTGCTGCAAGGATAAAGCTAGGTAAGCAAGATAAGTTAGAGCTAGGCAACCTTGATGCGTTTAGGGACTGGGGATTCGCTGGAGATTATGTAAAAGCAATGTGGTTAATACTTCAACAGGATGTACCAGATGACTTCGTAATAGCAAGCGGAGAAACTCATAGCGTGCGAGAACTTCTGGAGTTAGTGTTTAGACATGCTGATCTTAGTATAGTTGAACATGTGAATACAACAAGTGATTTGTATAGGCCAACAGAAGTACCGAAACTTTGGGGCGATCCCAGTAAAGCAGAAGAGCAATTAGGATGGAAAAGAGATATGGGATTTGAAGATCTTATTATACATATGTACGAAGAAGATCTTGTGAGAGAGTCGGGAAAAAATACTCAGTACAGTGATATTCTAATCTAGATGGCTAAAAGAAAAAGATATACTGTTCAAGAGATGAGAGCAATGGCTGCTCAAAATCAAAACGATTTTGATATGGTAGCCAAATGGAAAGGTTCTCAGTCTGACGTAGTAGAACAAAACATTAACTGCCTGGTCTGCGGCGCTCCTAATATAATGATAATTCATAGACATAATATGGTTAATGTAATGGGTGCTAAGTATCTCTGTGATGCTTGTACTGATTTTGGTTGGGCATGGATGGGTAATCTATGCGCAGAAGATCCAGAAGAAGCACGTCAAAGAGGCACTGTGATAGAGGAAGGTAGATCGATATCTACTCTAGAAGAGAACGCGAAGGCCGGGGGCGATCGCCTTGAAGCAAATGGAATGTTATTTGGCAGTAGAAAAAAGATTCAAAGTAGTAATCAGAATCCCACTGCAGCCTATAAGCCTATAAGAAACTTTGATGATGATACTCTTCTATTGCATCTATCTAAATGTAAACACCCCAGAGATATCGATGAAGGTAAGTCTTGGGAGCTTTGGATAGAAAAGAAGAGATGAAGCTTTTGTATATGGCACAACTTGTCATGAATCCTATTGGTGGTGCTGAGATAAGCACTATCAATTTAATAGATAGTTTAAAATCCAACGGGGTAATTGTAGATTATATAGACTCTTCTAACGTAGAAAAGTTCAATCAAGATATAAGTATAATGGGTCCTGAAAAATATTTCAAAGACTATGATGCAATTTTAACTCAATTAAACTGGACAGGACAAGTATTAGACTTGGCAAAAGCGGCTGGGAAAAAAGCCATATACTTTTTCCATAGCTGGGAACATATATGTAAAGTTGGTCACACTGGAATAATTCCATCTATATGTAATAGGATTTGTCGCCATTGTTTCTATAAGAATAAAGAGTTTAAGCCAGATTATACTGTAGCAAACTCAGAATATACAAAAAAAATGCTGGAAGATCACTATGATATAAAAAGTGAGGTGATATATCCTTCACTTAATCTAAAAGATTTTATATGTAAGGATCGTTCACCAGAGTATATTACTATGTCAAGACTGCATTATATGAAAGGCACAGATAGATTTATTAAAATAGCTAAACGAATGCCTGACCATAAGTTTAGGATAGTAGGCTATGGTAAAGAGGAGTGGGATGATGACATACCAGCGAACGTTACTGTATCTGGGCACCTAAGCCCTAAAGAATGCTACCAGGAAGCGTCTCTGTGGTTATCTCCTTCTAGATTCGATTCATTTGGAATGACAGTTATAGAAGCTCAACTAAATAATATACCTACGATAGCAACAAATATATGCGCAGTAAAAGAAGATGAGACTGTCATGTTAGGATCTACTATAGATGACGGAGATGATATAGATGAATGGATAGAAAAGATATCATATTGGAACAAGAAAGTAGATACGATAAAGCCGAGTAGGTCTATGCTAGAAAAATTTGTCACGACAGAATCGGGGGCTACTCTTATAAAGATTATAGAAAACTTAACGTGAAGATTTTACTGACACTTAATAAAACACTATCTAACGGGAAATCAAAATGGCTAGATAGTGGTTACTATAATGTATATCTACCCTTAAAAGATCTAGATCATGAAGTTTATCTTTGGGATACAGTAGAACCAGACAATCCTAACTATTCAAAAGTAGTTGAAGATTTTAAACCTGATTTGATATTTTGCTGTATTACTGGTGACCAAAGCTTGACACCTGCAGAACATCTTTGTATGGAAAGTATTTCAAAAGAGACAGAAAAAGGTAACTGCAAGACTTTTAATTGGTTTTGCGACGATGTCTGGCGATTTGATAACTTCTCTAGTAAGATGTGTAAGCTATTTCATGTATGCTCTACTACAGAACCTAGCTATATCTCTAAGTATAAAGAAATTGGATATAAGAATATTATATTAGGGGGATGGCATGTTAATAAGGATTTTCACTTAGCAACAAATAATAACAAGATACACGACATGGTCTTTATTGGGCATCTAAATAATCCAGAAAGAGTATGGCTTATAGATTACTTAAGGACTAGTAAGGTTGACATTAAAACTTTTCGAGGAGTAGACCATGGTGATATGGTTAGTAAAATGAGCCAATCTAAAATAGGTATAAACTTTAGTAAAAACTATTGTGGGTTTCCAGTCAAGACCCAAGTTAAATTAAGACCATTTGAAATAGCTGCAGCAAATAGTCTAATATTTACTCAGTATCATAAAGATCTTGAATATTTTTTTGAGCCAGAGAAAGAAATGATTTGTTTTAAAGATGAAATAGAAATGCTCGATAAAGCTAAGTTTTTATTATCAAATCAAAATCAAATAAAAAGAATTACTAATAGCGGTAATGTTAGGTTTAATAACGAACATGAATCTCATATTAGAATGAAAAAAATACTGCAAGAAGCAATGGATAAATGAAAATTTATATAAAAGACCATCCTTCTCATGCTGGTAAGTGGATATATCGTGGCTACTTTTCTGCCTGGAGTTTCTTAAAATACGAACCTGTTTTTTATAACAGCCTTGATATAGTTAAAGAACAAAACTATATGATCATGTCAACAGATTCCTCAGTATCTCTTAAAGATTTAGATACAATAAGTAAATCTGAAAAATCTTTTATTTTTGTTCAGCCTAACTGCTTTCCAGATCCATGGGGAAAACATCCAAACTTTTATTCTTGTTGCAAGGATGAAATTATAGACTCACTAAATAAAATGACAAATGTTATTTTATGGACTTTTCTAGATACTAAAGATGAATACTATAAAAAATGGGACAAAATTTATACCATTCCATTAGCATATGATTCACTAAACTATAGCAAGAATATAGAAAATAAATACAATTTCGATGTCTGCTTTATCGGTGGAATAGCAGACAATGGATTCAATGAAAAGTATAAAATAATGTGTGACCATTTTGATGTACTTAGAAACTCGAACCTGCAATGCGGAATTTTTATAAACAAAAACTTAAGTCACCAAGAAGAAAATGATATTATCTGTACCAGCAGAGTCACGTTAAACATACATGATGCGTACCAGAGAGAGCTAGGACTGGACACCAATGAAAGAACTTTTAAAAGTCTTGGATTGAATGGATGTTTGGTCAGCGATAAAGTTAATCAAATTTCAAGAATTTTTCCATATATACAAATGTCTAGTGATCCAAGTGAAATGCTAAATATAGTTCAGCACTATATTTCTATGAGAAGTGATCAACTTCAAGAGATAAAAGATAGTAATAGGGAATTGATAGCTAAAGACCATACTTATATTGAACGAGTAAAGGAAATTCTAAAAAAATGAATCCTAAAGTATCTATAATAATACCCTGCTACAATACAGAAAAGTATGTGGAGCAATGTGTATATTCTGCTTTAGACCAAGACTATAAAAACATAGAGGTTATTGCTGTCGATAATGAAAGCACTGATACAACAAGGGATCTTTTGCTTGAAATACAAAAGAAGAGAATCGAACTAATAGTAGATGACGCACCAAATCTTCATAAGTACTCTTGGGATGAAGCAAGAAATGTAGCTTTAGAAAGATGTACTGGAGACTATATAACTTTTATTTGCTCTGATGACTTCTTAGAAAAAGAATATATATCTACTTACGTGAAGTTTTTAAACGCCAATCCAGAGTATTTGGCTATGCAGAGCCCCATAAGGGGAGTACAAGATGGACAACCTACAAGCATTCAATCTCATTCCTATGGTTCATTAGAAAATTTTAAGCAGCAATGCCTACAGGGATGTCCAGTAAATACACCTACCGTAATTTATAGTAAAAAACTGTATAATGATGGACTGTTAAAAACTTTCCCAGAAAAATACTACGGAGCAGCTGACTACGACTTATATTGCAGACTAGCCGATAATGAAGTAATGATACATTTACTTCCCATGTGGATCGGCTATAACTATAGGTGGCATCCTGAGCAGTGCACGTGGGGAATGCATAAAGAACCCGTTAGTTATGATCAGTTAATTCAGAATTACTGGAGAGATAAATGGACACAGGTTTAACCCCATCTGATTTAAGAGCATTTGAACTAAAAGTCTTTGACTTATTTAAAAACAAGAAGATTAAATCCCCCATACATTTAAGAGGGGGAAATGAAGAGCAGCTAATAGAAATATTTAAGGGTATTAATCCGGAAGACTATCTCTTTCTTACATGGGCTAGTCACCTGGAGTGTCTTTTAAAAGGTGTACCGGAAGAAGAAATACTAGAAGCCATACTTGCAAACAAATCCATATGTTTGTCATTTAAAGAATACAATGTACTGTCTTCTGCAATTGTTGGAGGCAATGCCCCTATAGCTACAGGAATTGCCCTGGGTTTAAAGCTGAACAGTAAAGAAAACGGGGTGTGGTGCTTTGTTGGCGACATGTCTTTCTATACTGGCGCAGTACAGGAGAGCATTAGATACTCTGAAGTACATGATCTCCCTATAACTTTTGTAATAGCAGACAATAAAAAGAGCGTAGAAACCCCCACGTCTGCTGTCTGGGGGACAGGCATAAAAGACTTGGCCGATAAATCAAATAAGTGTATCTACTATGAGTACGAAAATTACTTTTTGCACGCTGGAATTGGAGAGAAGGTACTCTTTTGAATTACGCAGAAGAGCTTAAAAAAGCAATGCTTTATTTGTCAGAACAGCCAGACACTATATTCATTGGACAAAGCATGGAATATGGTGGAATTGCAATGGCAAGTTCATTTGACACGATACCAGCTGACAAGAAGATGGAGATGCCTGTAGCAGAAAATCTACAGATGGGTATATCTACCGGCTTAGCTCTAACAGGACATGTACCTGTATCAGTTTATCCAAGATGGAACTTTTTATTGCTAGCAGTAGACCAATTGGTAAACCACTTAGATAAATTGTCTGAAATGACTAGAGGAAAATATAATCCAAAAGTAATCATACGCGTTGCAGTTGGAGTCAAGTCACCAATTGACCCGCAAGAACAACATGTAGGTGATTTTACTGAAGGGTTTAAAAGTATACTAAGAAATATAAATGTTGTTAAATTAAACAACGCAGAAGATATAATGCGAGAGTATAAGAAAGCATACACTAGTGAAGATGGCGTATCTACCGTATTAGTAGAAGAGCATCAGTTTGCCTAGGGTTTTAATCACTGGAATAACAGGGTTCTTAGGTAAAGAACTAAAGGAGTACCTGTTTTCCTATGAAATCACAGGTATATCCAGATCAAGTGAGATCTCGATTGATCTTACAGACAGATCACAGGTAGATCTGTTCTTTAAATGCAATAGCTTCTTTGACTACGTCATACATACTTCTGTTGCCGGTGGTAAAAGAGGTGTTTACGACGACTACGATGTATTGTTGAAAAATCTATTAATGTTTGACAATATAATATCTAATAAAAGACACTTCGGTAAAATGTTTAATTTTTGTTCTGGCGCAGCATTCGGAAGATCAAACAATGTAGTTCAGGAAAAAGAAGAAAACATTGGAAAGTATTGGCCTACAGATTACTACGGACTATCAAAAAATATAATAGCAAGAAAAATTAAGCAATTAAATTACGTATATAATCTTAGATTATTTGGATGCTTTGGAAGACATGAGGGGTTCTCCAGATTCATCGGGTCTTATATCAGACAGATTAAATATGGTGAACGACCAGTAATTCATCAAGACAAGCAGATGGATTTCATATCTGCACAAGATGTGTCAAAAATTATAGAATACTATATAGAAAATCAAGATCAAGATCTACCTAGAGACATTAACCTTGTCTACCCAGAAAAATTAAGGATACTAGACATAGCAAAAAAGATTGAAAGAATAACTGGTTCAGGTATACTATCTTTAATCCAAAACCCTGGAATGGGAAACACATATACTGGTGATGGATCCAAGCTTCAGTTGCTAGGAATAGAATTAGATGGTTTAACAAAAGGAATTGAAGATTATGTCATCAAGTAAAGACGATGTCTTAAAGGCTGTTAGAGAATTTTTCCGTGGTAAAAGTTCTAGCTGGGACAAAGAGAAAGACTGGGTAAAGTATTCAGGGCCGTCCTTTGACGAAGAAGAATATGTAGCAGCAGTTGAATCACTGTTATCAGAATGGCTCATATTTGGCAAATATGCTGCTGAGTTTGAGCGAGTTTTTCCAAAGTACTTAGGTAAAAAGTCAGGGATCCTAACTAACTCTGGTAGCTCAGCCAATCTGTTAATGATGACAGCAGCTAAATCAAATAACTTGTATGGATTTGAGCCCGGAACAAAGATACTTACACCTGTAGTATGTTTTCCAACTACAATTAATCCGATTCTACAAAACGGGTTTGAACCCGTTTTTGTAGATGTAGAACTGCCTAGCTTAAATCTCAACTTAGATCATGTAGAAAGAAAGCTTGCTGAGTATCCTGACATAAAAGGTATTACTTTTGCCCATGTCTTAGGTAACCCTCCAGATATGGAAAGACTTATGAGTATTGTAAAAGAACATAATCTAGTCTTTTTTGAAGATGCCTGCGACGCCCTGGGCTCATACTATGACGGCAATAAGCTTGGATCATATGGACATATGTCTAGCTGTTCATTTTTCCCTGCCCATCATATGAGTATGGGGGAGGGGGGCCTTGTAGCCACCGACAATGCAAGAGCAAGGAAGGTTCTAACCTCCACACGCGATTGGGGAAGAGCCTGCTATTGCAATACTGCTAAGCCTGGAGACGTGACCTGCGAGACTGCCTGTGGTGACAGATTTAAGAACTGGCTGCCCGGTATGCCAGAGGTAACATATGATCATAGATATGTATTTGACGAAATTGGATACAATTTAAAGCCATTAGACCTGCAGGCAGCCATGGGATTAAAGCAATTAGACAAGTTGGAAAAGCTAGATGCTGCAAGAAGAAGCAACTATAAAAAATTATATAAAATATTCTCTAAATACGAAGAGTATTTTTATTTACCAGAAGCAACTAAAAAGTCTGATCCATGTTGGTTTGGATTCTCTATAATTGTAAAAGACAACTCACCTTACAAAAGAGAAGATATAGTTAGACATCTGGAAGCAAACAGGATACAGACTAGATCCTATTTTAGTGGAAACATCTTAGCTCACCCAGGGTACAATCATATGGCCAAAGGACGTGACCTAGATAAGGAATTCCCTGTTGCAAAAAAGGTTACAGCAGATTGTTTTTTCCTTGGCACATTCATAGGGCTTACCGAAGAAAAGATAGACTACATAGAGGAAAAGCTAGATAGTCTACTCAAGGGAAAACAATGAAAATAGTTTATGTAACAGGGTGTTTGGGTTTTATAGGATCCCACATAACGGCCAGATACTTAGATGAAGGATGGATGGTCTATGGTATAGATAAGTGTACTTACGCATCAAATACTGACCTTCTAGATAAGTTTAGGCAGTTTCCTAACTTTAGGTTTGAAAAAACTGATATAAAAGATATAAAACATTTATATGACTGCGACTACATAATAAATACTGCTGCAGAATCACATGTGGAAAACAGTATTATTAATAGCGATGAATTTATTAATAGTAATGTGCTTGGAGTAAAAAACTTACTTGATTTAATTAGAAATAAGGCAAAGAACTGTAATCCTAGACCAATAATGCTACACATTAGTACGGATGAGGTCTATGGAGACATCGAAAGCGGCAACCATACAGAAGAAAATTTGCTACGCCCTAGCAACCCATACTCGGCTGTTAAAGCTGCTGCAGACATGCTAGTGCTAGCATGGGCACGCACATATGGCATTGAATATATAATATTACGTCCTACTAATAACTATGGCATTGGACAATACCCAGAAAAGTTAATACCTTTATCAGTAAAAAATCTAATAAGAAATAAAAAGATCAGATTACATGATGAAGGAAGACCTATACGTAATTGGTTGCATGTAGAAGATACAACTGATGCCGTAATGAAAGTAATTGAATCTGGCCAAGTAAATAATATATATAATATTGCAGGAGGATTTGAACAAACAAATGCCGATACAGTAAAAAAGGTTATATCTGCATATCATAATACTGAAGACTGGCAAGCCTATGTAGATTTCAATTATTCGCGTAAGGGACAAGACGTAAGATACGCCCTAGACGACACAAAAATAAAAGCTTTAGGGTGGGAACCTAAAAGGGTATTCGACGAAGAAATAAATCTAATTGTAAAGCACTACAAGGAAAATTTTATATGGTAGATAGTAAAATGAAAACAGCATGCTTAATCTACGCAACGAAAAGTTTCCACGAAAGGTTAGCTCATTGTGCACTTAGAAGTTTTAAAAAATGGCACCCAACTATCCCTGTAATAGGGGTTAAGACTGATCACGTTACTCCTGATATAGAAATGTCAGAGTTGGACGAAGAGATGCTTATGGTTATAGGTATACGGAAATATGCTCTTGCAAGTAGAGCTATGAAAGAGAATAACCTAGATAAGATTATAATTCTAGGGTCTGATACTATTACCTGTGGAGTACTAGATGAATTTATAGACAATAACTCAGCAGACATCCTAGCAACTTTGGATTACCCATACCCTATATCTACCGCCGTATTTAATGGACAAGGGTATGAACATTTAAATGCTGATGTTGTATGTTTTAACTCTACGGAAGCTATTGATAGTATTGTTGAAAGAAGCCCTGCGCACGGTCATTGGTGTGAGCAAGGTGGTTTAAATGAAGTGTACTATACATCTGGATTTAAATGTGAAACCGTAGACTCCCCATATAATGAATCTAATGTTGCATATAATGTTAGATCCAAAGGTAATACAGTAGCATCCCCTATGACTCAATGGGAATACACTAATAAGTTTATAGTTAGAGATTCTAAGTTACTCATACCTACTCCCACCTTACAAACTAGATTGAAGCATTTGAAAGTATGGCATTATTGTGAAGGGTTCGGATGTTTGGATTACACATCCCAGAAAGAACGTATGGATTATTGGTTTACTAAAGGGTTTAACGAAGAAACTAAAAAATTCTTTAAAGAAGAGTGTGATTGCGGGGATTTCTTTGATGGAGATTTTACACTATGAAAGTAGTAGTTACAGGAGGCTCGGGATTTCTAGGAACTAGGCTTCAATTAAAAAACCCAGATTGGATTTATATTTCATCAAAAGACGCAGACTTAACCAATTATAATGAGTGTATAAACCTTTTCAACAAGTACACTCCCGACGCAATCATACACTTGGCTGCTAAAGTAGGAGGTATCAAGGAGAATGCTACGAAACCTGCCGAATTCTATGATATTAATATACAGGTAAATACTAATGTTTTAAAAGCCTCATACAAGTGTGGCATTAAACGAGTTTTATCCTGTTTGAGTACTTGCACCTTCCCTGATGCAGTTTCGTCCTACCCTTTCTCAGAAGATAATATATTCGATGGACCTCCCGCTATTACTAATAGGGCTTACGGATTCACAAAAAGGGCTTTGTACATTCAAACTCTAGCATATAGAGAGCAGTATGGAGTTAATTATTCCTGCTTCTGCCCTTCTAACCTTTACGGACCTAATGATAATTTTGATTTGGAGTCTTCCCACTTCGTACCTGCTCTTATAAGGAAATTAGAAGAATCTGAAGATGGAGATAGTTTAGAGTTATGGGGAACTGGAAATCCAAAGAGACAGCAACTTTATGTCGATGACTTAGCAGAGATCATCCCCATACTATTGGAAAAACATAATTCGGACATACCTCTTATCGTTGCACCGAATGAAAACTTTAGTATAAAGGAGATGGCAGATATCAGTAGATCTATAATAGGTCGAGAGATAACTTTCACATTCAATGGAAGCCTTGATGGACAGTTTAGAAAGGATGGGTCTAATGAAAAGTTTAAAGAGCTCGTCCCAGACTTCGAATTTACTTCTTTTAAGAAAGGATTAAAGCAAACTTATGAGTGGTTTAAAGAAAGAACAAGATGATTTTAATTGGGAGATGTACACCACCCTATACTATGAGAGAGAGATGGTAGAGGGACTCCAAAGACGGGATTCGCTCGACATGTTGGTAAAGAGTTCTTATGTTGATCGAGCCTTAGAGCCTAAAGTGGTATACTCGGATAACCTGCACTCTAATTGGAAAGAGTTATATAATCAGATATGTACGCTAGGGGTTAGCTCTGTCTTTGAATGTGGTACTGGATGTGCCCATCATTTAATTAACATATGCAAGCTTTGTCCTGAAATAATGATTAATGGTTGTGATTATTCCCAATCTCAAATAGACTTAGGGTACAAGTATTTCTCCTTAATAGAGTATTCCTTTGCTAAAAGACTTAAGATAGTAGATATGACTACTCAAGAAGCTACAAAAGGACTACCTACCTCTGAATTTGTATATACGCAAGCTGTAACTATGCATCTAAGTTGGGATAGAGCTAAAAAGTTCTTAACTAATATGGGAAAGTTATCTAGTAAGTATGTCTATTTGATCGAAAATATTTATGCGCATGATTACTCCGCACTATTGAAAGAAGCTTTACCTGAGTTTGAAATAGCATCCGCTAATTCTGATTATATTATAGGAGCAATCTTATTAAAGAGGAAAAGATGATCAATCTGCTCCTAATATGGGCTCTATAGTTACATATCTTACTCTAGTGACGGCGCCCTTTGGTATAGATGTAACACTACCTACTGTGTCGTCGTCGTGTGAGTACGTAGAGCATATCACAACAGCCTTGTCGTCATTCCTGAGTACATACCCCATGGTAACAAACCTCTGTGGTTCGATGAGCTGAGCCTCTTCTTGGGTCCGCCACTCATCATCCCCTATAATATCTAGCCACTCTACTATTACTGCTTTTAGCATTTTATCTTCTATCTTCTATGAACTCTTCCCAATTAAACTTATGTATTGTCCAGCCCGAGAACTGAGACATATCTACAGTACCATACTCTACTATCTCATTCTTCTCTGAATCATATAATCCCACTCTGGCTGTACCTGATGCGTTAAGTATAAGCATTGCAGAGTCCGGATGTCTGACTATCGTATCAGGTTTAGCCGGTGTGCCGCTACACCCCGTTATCAATCCGATCATTAATATCGTCGATAATGCTATCATCAAGCTCTTCCCTGAGGTCTTCATTGTTACCTACCTGTCTAATTGAGCTGCTAGATCTATTCTTTTTAGTAAAGAACCAGTCTACTAGTAAGCCGAGTATAGATTTAAGTATACCCTTAAGCTTATCTAACACTATGATATCTCTAAAACGGCAGCTATTACATCTATAGTCGTCGCGTTGCCTGCTGTGACTTGTATGGCATCACTCGCCTCTAAGACTAATGTGCCGTCTATTATCTGTAAAGAGGAGTTGGCTGGCAAATCAGCTGCAGTCACGATTGAGGCCACGTTACCTCCTTGCTCTCGTACGACTACCGTCACAGTTGTGTCTGACGCAGTAGTATTAGAGCAGTATATGGACTTAACTATAGATGTAGTTAGGGCAGGCGCAGTATATAACGTGGTTGCGCTAGTGGGGACATCAACTAACGAGGCGTTCTTATATGTATTTGCCATTAGGGTAATTCTCCAGTTACTTCCGTTAGTCCTATGGCATCAAGCATCTCAATAAAGCTACATGCTTGGCCGACTGAGGTTACATTACTTGCCTGGACTACGTGTGTGTCAGGATCCACTCTAGCATAGGAAAGGGTAGTTAGCTCCCCCATTCTTGCTTGCATTCCAGTGAGCATATCTTGAGTAGACATGGTATTAGCGCCCAGGTGTGTAGCAGGATATTCTGCGTCTGCAGATATTTCTATGTTAAAGCTATATACATCATCTGGATTGTTAGTTACACCAGTAGCTATCTCTTGAGCTAGTGTATGGTCGGAGGTATTTATCACGAGGTAGTGTCTATATATCCAATCACTAGGCATTATGGTGCTCCTGCAAAGTAAATATGATTGCTCGGTAATGGGATATTATATTTTGCGGATAAATATCCCTCCATTTTCTGTCTATCGGATGTACTAATCATTGTATTAAATACTGCAGCTTCATACATATAATCTTGATATATACCATTAGATCCATTACCCTTACTACCTAAGGTATATGTAGTTAAATCAACATTATCTCTAGAGATATACGCGATATGACCACCACTACCATTAAACCATACATACAAGTCAGTTATATTACCTGATCTATATTCTATTCCCATGCACATTATTGCAGGATAAGAATGCCCTAAATCTGTACCTAGCTGCATGGATCTATTATGTTGATTACTTCCATCATTCCTATATATAGTGATTTTGTTAGTAGATACGCTACCGTCTGTATCCACAAACATTCTTACTGCTAAATGCTTATGTGCATTTGTTTGACCAGAAGAATCATTGAAAGAAATCAAGTATTTATTCCCTGAATAGTTTATAATCTCCGCGACTACTATCATAAAGAAGTTATAGTTACTAGTAGAGGGGAATGAATCCGTGAATAAATCATCTCCTCCGTCAAAATACAAGGCGTCATATCCATTCAATTGATGATCTGTCTTATATGTAGGCTTTTTACTAGTAGTAGACTGTGCAAGAGTAAGACCATTCCCGCTACTATCAGACCAAGAGGCAACTGGATCATTATGGTTAAGACTAAGTGTGTCTACCTTATGCCAAGCCTCCAGCGTAGCAATGTCTGTAGGAGTGAATTTAGCAGCAGAACTATGGAGTCTCCCTCGTTTTCTCTCCTTGAGATGTTGGTTCAACGACATCATTCCTTTTTCAGGAACGTGTCGCCGGTCTATACCTATTCTTTTAGTCATGTTATTATCCTATAAACCAAGCAAATGCTTCTGCAGGAGTAAGATCAGAAGACCCGCCACCACCAGGAAGATTTCCTATTTGAACTTTCTTTTTAGCATGCAGTGCTGCACTATCTTCAATGATAAGAAGGTCTGCCGATACCGGAGTTGTCTTTTCAGTAAGAGACGATATTTCAGCCGCGACATTATCATGGATAGCAGTTCCATCTGCTCCATCATCAACTGTCGGGTTAGGATAGGTACCGCCTAGATCACCACCGGCTGATCCATTTGGTGGACGACTAGCACTTGAGTCATCCAATGTGGCATCAGTAACAACAGCGTTTAATTCAGCTAGAGTTCCGGCATCAAGATTACCTATGTCTGTATTATGCGGATTAGTTTTACTGCTGAGATGGGTATCTATGGTAGCATGAGTATTACTGCCTACATTTTGTATAGCAGTATGGTCTATATCGCCTTCAATAAAGTGTACTGTTCCGCTAGCAGTATGCGCATTAAAATCTACTAATGCAGCCTTAGTATCTCCTAAGGTATCTACATATGTTTTATTGGCTGCATCGAGAGTTGATCCAGGAGCTTTTGTAACTGTTAGTGTTTTGCCAGCTGGAATAGTAAGACTACCTGATATAGTTTGATCACCAGTAGCAGTTTTATCAAGATATACATCTGAAAGATCTCCATGGTTAAAGTTCTTCGGCATATTAGCCGTAGACCCTCCTGGAAGATCAGCAGGATTTAGATTCTTAATAGTCGATTCAATGCCGATATAATCTATATGGGCCTGTTGATAGTAAAGGGCAAGATTTGAACCTGCATTGATATAATGCCCAGTCTCAGGAACAAGTTTAAGATATATATTGTCTCCAGTAAATGGATTTATTATTGCAGGCGAGTGTATCACTCCGATCGCGTTTGTTGGAACAATATTTCCTGTGGCTAAGACGCTTCCAGTAGTATGTACTCCTCCTGTTACGGAGACAGGATAGATAGAGTAATCCATAGAGACTAAGTAGATGGCATTGCCAGCTTTACTCATATGTACGTGGACTTCTTCAATAGTAGATTCATATCCTGGCTCGATAATATTTGTATTATATTCTTTATATTCTATCACTGGATCAGTGTAAGTATCATCAACATCGTCGGTTATAGTATTGCCATGTATCGAATCAGCTAAAGTAAATGATTCGGATTGAAAATCATGTTCGAATAGATGTATATGACGATTAACAAATTTAGAAACACTAGTATCCCAAACTAGCGAATCCATTCCACTTACATTTGTTACAGATACATCCGCTAATCCAGCAATACTAGTGAAGTGTATGTCTGTGTCACTGGTGTGGAGTATAATGGTTGCAGACTGAGCATTAAAGTTATCAACGGTGGCATAGCTACCGAAGTCAACTATCTGGGACTCAGTGATATCTATCTCACCAGTCGTGAAGTGGATGCCCGTGTCGCCAGTGTGTGGTACAAACTCACTGGTTAATGTATATTGTGGGTGGTCATTGTCGGATAGCCCAAGTATGTTCCCGTGATCTATCTCACCAGTAGTGAAGTGGATGCTCGCATCACCGGTGTGACCTGTAAAGTTGCCACTGAGGTCGTTAACATAAGTGTTGGTAGCATATGTGCCAAGGTCAACTATCTGGGACTCAGTGATACTGATCTGGCTTGTTGTAAAGTGGATGCCCGTGTCACCAGTATGCCCTGTCATGGCTGTGACATGGTTATCTATATCATCATGACTGTTAATACCTATGTTAGTTATAAGAGTGTGATTGATATCGCCTTGAGTAAAGTGGATATCGGCATTACCTGTGTGCCCTGTAAAGTTGCCACTAAGAGTATCAACATCACTGCTACTACCGGCTGGAACCCACGCCGGCATAGCATCTATTCCTCTAGTTTCCAGCACGTATCCACTATTAGCGGCGTCTAATTCTATCCAGTCTCCTCCGCTGTTAATCAGAATGGAGCCAGTGTCTGTGTTATTTTCAGTAACATTACCAAAATTATCTAAAGATACTCCAGCATATGCCACACTTCCAGGGGTAGAAACCCATCCTCCATAGGCAGTCTGGTATATTAAAAAATGTCCCTGGGTGGCGTGGGCGGGGTATCCAGGAGTAGATGGATGGCTTACATCACCTATATCAATCAGGCCTGTTATTGAAGCAGTTGCCCATGATGGATAGCCATCGGAGCCTTGCTGCAGAAACAGTCCAGTATTGTCAGTACCTGTGACTAGTCCTGTTAAAGTTGATCCAGTACCATAATATATTGATCCATCGTCGATTGGATTAGGAGTATCTGAAAGACCGATGAAGTCACTAGCGCCGGCGCCGGCGCTACCACTCACATTAGCAGGTTTCCAAGTTCCACCTGTGAATGTTAATACTTGTCCTGCAGAAGGAGAAATAGCAGATACGTCATCTAATCCAGTAAGCTTAGTGAAGTGTATGTCCGCGTTACTGATATGCGGTATAAAATCACTAGTTAATGTGTACTGGGGGTGGTCATTGTCAAGTAGCCCAGCTATGTTTCCGTGATCTATCTCACCTGTAGTAAAGTGAATGCTTGCATCCCCAGTGTGCCCTGTGAAGTTGCCACTAAGAGTATCAATATCACCGACACCACCAGCTGGAACCCACGCCGGCAAAGCATCTGTTCCTCTTGTCTCCAAGACATATCCGCTATTAGCAGGGTCTAGCTCTATCCACGTTGCACCGCTGTTAATTAGAAGAGAACCAGTGTTTATATTGTCTACAGTGACGTTACTTAAATAACCGAAAGGTATCCGTTCCGCCATAATAGCGGGAGTTACCGGAACCCAAAAACCTGAGTCGGTTAGGTTTGCTTCATATACTAGAACCTTCCACGGCTCGGGTGCTCCATATACTTCGAAATTAACATCTGTTAATCCAGATAGCGTAGAGCTACCACCGCCGCCGCCACCAAAGTTACTAGTAGCAGCACCAGTCCAGTTACTACCGTCGTAAACTAAAACTTCGCCGGCTGCAGGATCATCATCTACACCACCTATGTCGCTTAGGCTGCTGCTATTAAGCCAACTACCAGTAAGCATTTCTACCATACCAGTCCAGTATGGTGTAGTAGCTGCCGCGCCAGTACTTATAAGTACATGGTCGACAGAGTTAGGAGGCTCTAGCGCATCCCATTCTGAGCCATTCCAACGAAGCAAAGCCCCTGCATTTGTGGGTGCAGGAAGATGACCTCCTTCAATGCCTGCCCAATAAGGATAACCTATTGTGCTCTGCCGTAGATATTTACTGGCGCCATCGCCGGAAGGCAACAGATCAATTCTACCTCCACTGAATATATATATATCTCCGTTTTGTGGTGCAGCCGGTAAGCCATGATCTCCCCAGCCAAAAGCAGTATTCCAGTCACCAACCTTTGTATAAGTAATATCACGGATTCCTATATTAATCTTATCAGCGGTTCCCATATCAATATTGAAGCCGCTAGCATCGAGGTTGCCACCTAGCTGAGGAGATGTATCTTCAACAATACTTGATATGCCGCCGCCAGCACCCGCAGGGGTATCCCATCTTATATATCCGTCAGGACCTTGTTGTAAGAATTTTCCGGTACTACTCTCACCTGTAGCTAGTCCTGTTATTTTGTCATCAGTAACATAGAGCACTTCTCCGTTATCAATAGCTAGTGTAGTATCATCAAGATCAATGAAGCTAAGTGTTGCTATAGCTGCAGCGTTGGTCGCACCTGTGCTCGCTATGTTACTCACGTTGGTTGCTATATTACTCACATTGGTTGCTATGGCTGCAGCGTTGGTCGCACCTGTGCTCGCTATGTTGCTCGCATTGGTTGCTATATTACTCACATTGGTTGCTATGGCTGCAGCGTTGGTCGCACCTGTGCTTGCTATGTTACTCACGTTGGTTGCTATATTACTCACATTGGTTGCTATGGCTGCAGCGTTGGTCGCACCTGTGCTTGCTATGTTACTCACGTTGGTTGCTATATTACTCACATTGGTCGCTATAGCTGCAGCATTGGTTGCTCCAGTGCTCGCTATGTTGCTCGCATTGGTTGCTATGTCGCTCACGTTGGTCGCTATAGCTGCAGCATTGGTTGCTCCAGTGCTCGCTATGTTGCTCACGTTGGTTGCTATGTCGCTCACGTTGGTCGCTATAGCTGCAGCATTGGTTGCTCCAGTGCTCGCTATGTTGCTCGCATTGGTTGCTATTGCTGCAGCATTGGTCGCACCTGTGCTTGCTACAAGAGTATCTACTTCAGATTCTCTGTAATATAGAACATCTCCCCTACCGGTAGTTAAATACTGTCCATGGTCATCGCCATCTAGGTTTAGTAGGCTAGCGTGGCTTATACTGCCTAAATCTACTGTGCCACTAGCTATTCCACTAGCATGCCCAAATTCATCGAATGATATATCTCGTATAAAGGTATTTCCTGCATTATCTGAGTCTGGAGCTACTGGAGTAACAGCGGGATGAGCAGTTAAATACCCAAGAGTTCCATGGTTGCCCCAACCATGAGCTGTATTCCATTGCCCTATATTAGCTGCATCCGCAGCATTAATAGTAACAGTGCCATCCCCATCAGAAACTACAATGCCGGCACTGCTAAAGTCTGAAGTTGGGGCATACTGGGGATGATCAGCAACATCCTCTAGGCCACCTAATAAACCATGACTTATACTGCCTGGAGCTATAGTATCTTGACCAACAGTAGCTACGTGTCCATGTGTATTAAACGTCATTGCAGAAATAAATTTGTTAGTCGCAGCAGTTATATTATCCGGCTGACTAAAATTACCACCACTAATATTTCCGTGATTTATTTGAGTTTCATCAAAAGAAATACCTATGCCATCGGCATCACCTGCTGTAGTTACAAATGAACCATCACCGGACATGTATAAGACCGGATCTGTACTAGCATCTACTACAAGGCCGCCATCTCCTGCTGCACCTGAGAATCCGTCACCACCAACACCACCGGCTCCACCATCACCAAGAGTATCGGCAACATATCCAATAAATATCTGTGGAGTAGGTATAGTGTTACAAAATCTATCAAATACTTGTTTTACTATCACAGTATTAGACCCAGCGGCGGCATGGCTAGATATATCTACAAATAAACTCAGCCCATCAGCCGATAATGTAGTATTCGCACCAACATCATTTCCCCCATTAACTGTTATATTCCCAGGCCCAGTCATACAAGCTAGATCAACTTGATGTGTGAAGGTAAGCATCACTGTAGTAGGCAGGGCTCCAGAGTCTACCAGTGCAGCATATTGTGGGAATGAGTTGTCTAATGCGGGTACAGGTCTCTCGAAATACAATATATATAGTGTTAAACTTTGCTGATTGATGTTAACCAGCGATTGCGCTATGACATCTTTGTATTTTACTCCTACTGAGTTTAGATAAGCTGCAAGTCTGTTCTGTACATTTGCGTATCTAGGTATAGAGACCTCTAATACACCTAGATATCCTTGTCTTTTAACTACAGGAGGGTGATCTTCTCCTCTATCGTGAAAAGATGCCGCACCTATGGTATAGGATATTGCACGTATACCTAGTCCTTGATCAGACAGAGCATTACCGGCTCTGTCAGACACTGATACAATCTCAAGAGTTTTAACTCCTGCGATATTGTATCCAGCAATACTACCTACATCAATATTAAGTATATACTCATCTACTGACAGTAGATTCGCAGCTACATCTGTCTGATTATACTTAACAGACCCTAATTTTATAGACCCGGGATTTATCTTATTATTAAATACTATAGAAACTTTGGCAGGAGCTGCACCTGTAGAAAATGCTCCTCCGTTAGGAGGGAATATGCTTTCTGGGTAAAATTCATTCTCTTGTACAGATAATCTAAGAGCTACGTTCTTCTCTTGATCATTACCTATAGCTTCAAACTTTATAATTTTTGTAGAGTCTACCGGACTCTCTCTATCTGTGAGAGAGTGTAAGATCCGTTTAAATCCAGATAGACTATTCGGGTTACCTGGGTCATGATTATAGAAGTATTCTACTATAGGCATATTTAGCCAACCGCAAAATCAACCTGCACAGTCAGCTTGGTGACATTGGTAGCCGCCTTGACGTCCAGTATTAGAGAACTGGTATTAGAAAGTGCGGCACCCGTGTCGGGGCCCTTTAGCTGCCATGCACTTGACGCTCCTGTAAGGTCGGCCGTTAATATTTCTGTTGTATCATTAAGGAAGTTGGCTGTGAGCCCATCTCCAGAATATATGACCTTTACTTCACCTATAGTAACATCTGTTCCAGGTCTCAATAGATAGAATTGTCCGGTTTCTATATTAGTTGAGCTACTAAATATATTTGAAACGTTATGTGTGAGTATCCTTGAGTTAAGGCTGGCATTATTCGACTCTAAATCAGTGATATCAGATTTAACAGCAACAATAGAATTCTCGTTTGCTTGTATACGAGTCTCCTGTAGTTTACTAAGCGCCAATAGCTCTGCTTTAGCAGCCTTAAGATCTATCTGCTTTTGCTTAGCGGATAGAAGGCTATCTATATCGGGATTAGTGTATGGATCTGCCACTTTTAATCCTTATCATCATGATCTTCATCATGATCTTTCTTTTTCTTCTTCCATTTTCTTCGCATAATTTTTTCTAGTGTTGATTTACTACACTTCTTTTTTTTATGTGTAAAATTTGATTCCACTACTAATGGCGTAGCTGCCTTCTTCTTTTTAGGAAGACCTAGCACCTTTCTTATCAACATATGCAATGCTGAGAAAATTGATCTAATTGGGTTTGCCATTTTTCTTCCTCCTTTTCTGTTGATCTTTCTTTTTTCCAGAAGATTTCTTTATCCGAGAAGCTTTTGTTTTTTTACTAGAGTATGAACCTGGACCGAAAGCCATTTTTTATCTCCTATTCCTACGATACACTGTACTGAAGACCTATTGAGTCAAGCACAGGGGTAGTACCTGCGAAGAAGTTACTGCTGACAGATGCAGTTTCTATGTAGTTAAGAGTAGTAATAACATATATATTATCGACTGTTCCTAAATCTATCGGTTGCACAAGACTTTGTGGACTAGAGTTTATACTAGAGTCCCATAGGATATTATTCCCAAGTAGGTCTGAGGCAATCTTAAACCGCATGTTATCTATATCTTTAGTATAATCAGGAGTAGTCTCAAAGAGATGTAGGCCTTTAAATTTCTTATTAGGAGGACAAGTAAACTTTGTTATAAATGTATGGTTGTCACCGAGAGAAGCTGTAGCAGAATATGTTTTATCAAACTCTGACAGCTGGAGGCCTAGCTCTTGTAGGCCATAGCTAAAGACTTTTCGGCCGTTCTCTTCATACCAATTTCTCTGCCTAAGTCTTATCTTTATCCTTTGTACAGATTGGGTAGAGAAGAAGAATCTGGAGTCGCGTGCATTATCTAAGGGAAGAGCAGTAGTTGGAAAAATGGGGTATGAATTTCCTGGCGCACTAAAACCACCAGATAGATCCGCGCTTATACCCAAGTCGAACACATCTACCTGCGACACAGGATATGGCCTGATGTATAGGGCATTCGCTTCAGTGTTAGCCTGGTCAGGTATCCTGACAGTGAGCTCTACCTGTACTTCTTCAACATCGCTATCTAAATCGAACTCTACTTTTCTTTGCCAATAGCTTTGATTGTCTCCATTGAATGCATTCTCTGGATTACCTTGAGATAGTTTTACGTAGCCGGATTCATAGTCTACAAGCTCTATAATAGACGTGACATCTATTTGAATAGACTGAGATATAGGCACAATGCTGCCAGAAATTATACTATTCGTATAAAACTTGTTTTCTACTGCATTTATGGGTACAGTCGCTTGGTTAAATAGTGTATTAATCCTGGGTTTTGTAGATTGATTGGTTCCTGGGAAAGTGATACCAGTCAGGTCTGTCATGGACTTAAATGCTTTTATGCGTAAATTTTGTGCAGCCCTGATGGCTCTGTCAAAGGACTCCTCGTCCTCGAGCTGGGCTACTCTCTTCTTTAAGTTAGAAATTTCTCTTATAGCTGTGTTTAATACATCAAGAGTGGAGCTCTCATTGACGTTTACCTGGTTTACAGTGTTTTGCAAATCAGCGATCGTAGAGTCTACAAATTTATTCATATCAGAACTGCTTATTCGGCCGTTCTGAGGTATTCTCATTCGTTCTGTCGTTAAGTGTACTGACATTTTAACCTATTCTAGCATTATACCTAAAGACTTTAGGCGTGACTCCGCCATCTGCTGTTCTGTCCTTTAGCATAGTGATTTTAACCATGACTTTTCTTGCTTCCACTTGACCAGGTATCTCGTACTGGTACTTCATAAGAAAATCTTCTGAAGTCTGTTCGGCAAAACTAGTTACAACTCCTGCATTATCTGTCACTGCTTGATAATTATATAATTCTGCTGTTGATCCAGGCTGAAAATTAAGCACAATTTTACCATTTACTATTGCAAAATGATCATGATTAGTTCTAAGCACTGAGTTCTTGAGGAAATCATAAGTCACCTCGCTCATTGCCACGCGTGTCGATTGGAGGTCAACGAAGTACTTTCCTCCTCTTACGAATATGTAATCTCCAGCTATATCCTTCAGCTCTATCACCTTTTTGACCGCAGCAGTTGAAAAGACTGCAGGATCTCTAGATTTTACAATAATTTGGTGCCATCCTCTAGGTATAAATGGAGTCTCAGTCGAGTTAGATAGATCAATTGTGAACTGTGGCGAATTTATTATGAATTTCTCTCCAACGACTAGGTCTAATGCTAGAGGGTTGTACTCTATCTTCACTGGATCAAGAGAAGGCTGATATACCCAGGTAGAGTATGTATGGAGGTCTGTTGGAGTTTCTTTATAATAAAAGTCTATATATACTGCCAGATCTCCTTGATTTGGGAGTATACCGCCAGAAGGGATCCTTGTTATCGAACCTTGATTGATGTTTATACTGTAATCGGGACCCTGGTTATACACTTCTTCATCATCTGGATCACCGAATTTACTAGTGACCTTTATCGTTGGCCTAATTACGGCGTTTTTACCTCTAGGGATAAACCTATATACAGCCTCTACTTGTTCATCTGACCTTATATTCATAAGAGATTTCATATATATATTATTGTCTCGTATTCCAGCAACACGCTTTGTTATATCTGGGTCTATACTGTAGTCAACAGACAATATTTGCCCAGACGAATCAATGCTACTTCCACTGTCGGTTATTCTTATGCCGCCATCGAATAGACCCTCGAGGTCTGTAGTCAAGATATAGTCTGTATCGCGCTCGTACGTCAAACTCTGCCCAGAGTTGGGTCCGCTACTCTGTACTCCTGTTTCTCTCACGATAGGTTCATTTGCAGGAAGAGATTGGGACACTAGTGGAAAATCAGACAAAGTACTAACGTTAAATCCGCTAAGTGTTATTTGTTCTCCAACTATATTCATTTGACTACCATACCGGTTAAGCTTATATATGGAATAGTCTGGTCTGGGGTCTGATATTGGATTTATATCTAGAGTTGGGAATAATCCCATAGATTGAGGCTTATAATCTATTGGATTAGCTACCGTTAACTTAGTCTTTATCTCGCTACCCACGCCTCCGCCGGCGTATACCTCATACCCCGAGTTAATCGCTGCAGATTCACTTAATACAGTATATATGTTCTGAAAATCTCCTCCGTTGAAGGAGATATAGGAGTTTTTAACTTGCCTAAGTATAACCTCTTCATTTATATTTCTATTCCACCCACCAAATCCCCTGAATAGTTGGGCAGATGCAAATACATTAGAATCTCCACTATCTATTCCTATTGGTAGCCCGTAAAAATCTATGCCTTTATGTGTTTCAGTTGAAATCAAGCCAGATGGAGCATGTATATCTCTTGATTTATAGGCTCCATTCCTAAATTCTATAGTTCTTTTCCCAGGTATATCGCTTGATTTATTAGAAGGTACTACGAGCTGCCAATCGCCTATCTTGTTACTAGAAGAGTCAGCCAAGCAGACATAATAGTTTATGCTACATGCAGTAGGTATAGTTTCTGACGAAGTGAGGGACACTCTATTGATATTTCTAGCGAGACCTTTAGGTTTTAACACCTTAGAGATATATTGTCCTTCAGTAGCGGTACCTAGTGAATAGAAGCCTACGTGCTTGAGGCCAAACATATAGATGAAGTTTCCATTTTGGTCTTCTTCATCGTATTCTTGTTTCGTTATAATAAACCTAACTTTTTCTACTTGAGTAGAAGGAAAATCCATATTATATGTCTTAGATTCTTGCTCAATCGATACGGATTCCGGTGTCTGTGGAAATATTATATAGTTGATATCATCAACCGTGTATTGCATTTGAACCTGCATGGGCTTACCGGAGTGTGGTATCAGTTGCACTCTAGTGATACTAAATACGCTGTCGGAAATGGCTGATAGTGGGATATCAAATTGTATAGCGAGAGGGCCCGGAGTACTGGTAACAACATCGTATCTCCATGGAGAATAGATATCAGAGAATGCATTTCCAAATCCAGCAGCAGGTCCATGATTAGATGAAACCACATCTCTGGAAGCTATAACTGGCCAGGAGTCTTTCTCATATAAATGATTTAGCTTTATCTTTGACCCAGCAAGGTTGCTATACGGCAAGGATAGGCATCCTTCACGGACATCGACTATATCTTTTGTACTGAGGTTTAGATTTGTCTTGGCTGTGGACTGAAAATTATCAAAGACCCCAAAAAAGTTGCCGTTCGCGTTATCTATAATAAATAACAAATTATCTAAATAATCAATTATCTCATTCATCTGCTGAGATTGAGCCCTATATGAAAGATCAAACGTATTCAGTTTCATTAGCGTATTTGCTACTATATCCGTGATTTCATCATAGGCAATATCTATGTCAAACTCGAATCTCTCAAAAAAGCTATTGTAATGATCTATATTAAATACTCGTTTTCTTTCTTGAGGCTTATATCTCAATGTAGGTAGCCCATAGCTATCGCCAAGGATCTCTCCTATCTTATTCTGAAGGGCGCTAGTATCTAACAGCTTACCATCTTGCATCTGCATTAATGATAGGTCAGCTATTAGCTTAGTTATTTGTTTTTTAGATAATGACATGATTAACCCCTAGATAGACTGGTCTTAGGGACTAGTTTTACGCGATATTTTTTGAGCACAGGTGTGTAATACTCGGGATTAGCTAACGACGGATCGTTTTTCATCACAGCCTTTAGTCTGACTTGTTTAGCAGGCATCTCTGTCGTAATAGCCTTTATAGTAGTAGATCCTCCAGGCCCTGAGGTTTCAAAATTCACAGTAAGTATCTCCGGGACTACATTACCCTCGTTAGAGTACAGAGTTGGATGTCCTGTAGGATTTATGCGGTGCCAATCTCCATCATTAAAGGAGATATAGTACTCTATGTATCTCCTTTCAGGACTAAACTCAGCTGGGATCTCTTCGACTACCTCTAGTTGAGCTTTTATAATCTCTTTAGGAGTAGAAAAGCTTTTGCTTACTAGTTCAGAAGTCGGAGAAAATTTATAGTTAAACACAGATAGTTCTCTAACTCCTATAGCATATCTCACCTTATCATAGTTCACTTCTAGCCATTGTTTTGCAATACTCCAACCGCTATCATCATGTGTAGTAGTCGTTTTAACACTTGTTTTTGAACCAAATAGAGCAGAAAGAACCCCGGCGATTATAGCGACTGGAATGGCGACAGGAGCAAGAGCTGCGAATGGTATAGCAAGTGCAACAGATCCACCACCGGCGACTGCGCTTGCTAGAAGAGATCCCCCTATTCCAGCTCCCCCTGTGCTAGACCCCGAGACGCCTGCAGAATGAGAACCTGCGGCTGATTCTGGACTGAAATCATCTACTGTATTATTATTACTATATATAGCTATAGTCTGAAGATAGTTCAGCTTGACAACTCTAGATATAAGGGTTTTACTTTTAGTTGTTGTATTCGTGTCTTTAGTAGACCCGTACCACTTTTTTTTCCGTTTTCTTACATGTACTGTAGTGTCAATCTCTCTTACCATTTGAACCGAAAGTCGCTGATAGAGTGCTGGTACAGGTACTTTTTGTATTATTTTGAGTCGTACGTACCTGGAGAATGTCATTGGAAAGCTAAATACGCCCTTACCTCGGAAAGAGTACCTATCGGGAGCTAGCACTTGTACGGCAACATCTGCCTGTAGCTCCTCGTTGGCTTCATCTGTTAAAACATTAGCGAATCTATGCTTGTACATGCCTGGAATAGTTTTGAACCCCTCAGATTCTGTGCCTGCAGTAGACACATCAGTTATTTCCATCCAAGCTGTTTCACCAAAGTTGATAGGCTGAAGGCTTACCCAGCTAACAGGCTTTACTTGACCTAGATCTATCGTAATCTGTATCTCAAAATCTTCATTATCTGTTTGAATAGCTAAATCTCTAAGCTCGTCTAAGGAAAACTCTTCTGTACCTGGAGTTTGCTCAATTTTCTTGACGTATTCAGCTTCCCAGAATGATGCACTGCTCTCATCAAACATTCTTCTTCTTACTGCATTTTTCTCTGCCTCGCTGGCACCTCTATCAAACAACAGTAGGTCTTGAGCGCGCATAGCAGTACCGGGGATGTAACCATCTTGCTGTGTGGGGTCGAAAGGCTCATTTGTTGTATTGATCGTTTGGGTTGAATTTAGTTGCTCATCAGATATCCTGAATGGCCTCTCATCAAGATGCCATTGGCCACCCTCTGGTCTAGCTTGACCCATGAAATTGTAGAAATTACCCTCGTAATATCTATTAACATTATCTGTTCTTGGAATACCCCCGACTATTCCAATCGTAGGCGGCGCGGGCTGTGGCGCAGACGTTCCTCCAGGTACTGTTCCTACTCCAGGATCTACTCCTTGTTGGGAACCATACCAGGCTCCTCCGCCTCCGAGTCCGGCATTACCAGTCATTGAGGGAATCGTTGTTGGAGTACCTACTGCACCTCCAGCAACAGCCCCAGCAGCAGGCGCAGCAGTAGGCGCAGCAGTAGGCGCAGCAGTAGGCGCAGTAGCTGATTCATTTACATAGAATCCCCCATTATCTGTTAGTATACTTGAAGGAGCGAGAGGTTCACAAGTGACTTTAGTTCCACCACCAACTAGATTGACGGATTCAATTCTATTTAAAGTAACAAGACCATCTGCTGTTCTGACATCTGCGCTTGGTGCGGATAGGGCGAAAGCACCATCTACCTTTTTAATACTTTGAAAATCATCACCAACGACAAGTACCTCTTGACCAAGCTGACCTTGGAATAGCCTGACATCAGTTATCTTAGATAGCGCAACTTCGCTGCGGTTCTCTAATTCTTTACCCATCTGTTTGGCGGCGTTATAAGACCCTATCACAATCGGCTTTATCGCGTTAGTCTCATCGGTACATACGGACAAGTCCTCCATTGCATCTAATATGGTGTCATTGTATTTTTCAGCTACTACGACATCTCCTTTAGTCAAAGGAGAGAACTGGAATCTAGGAGATTTAGCTTTAGTAAAGAATCTTTTAAACTCTATGAATAAGTCTGTCAGTATATCGAATATACTCCCACGATCTCTTTCGGAGTTTCTCCTGACAATACGGTCAAATAGCGCCGCAATCTTATTCTTGGTTAGCCTAGAGCGGTTTGGGTTCTTGAATCTCATAGCTTTGTATTCTTTATCTTTACTTTGATGTTATCTACTTTAGGGGTTATGTCTGTAACAATATTCACGTTACATCTCATAGTTATATTGACCTTTACGTACTGTGTAAGCCACCTATAAAATACTTTTATATTACTTTGTTTAATTGGCTTACTAAAATATATGAATGGTCCTGCTTGGATATATTGATATTCGAGTCCAACAGCATTGTCGTCTACAAATGCGGGGTTCTCTAGTTTTTCAAAATCCGTGAGATTGAATGCTTTGACGTCATTGACAAACACTCGTGTCGGCTCATAGGTATTATCCTGAAAATAGAATCTTCGGCCATCGACATAGTAGGACTGGCCAGCTTGGTACTCAGTAGAGCTATTAGTAGATCCCGCATAGTTGCTAGCCAGAGTCATGCTTGTGGCGTTTGTTATGGATTCTATCTGATATGTTTCAGTTTCATTTTTGACGCGGAAATAATTAGTTACTCCGATAGATGTGTCTATGTTAGATGTAAAATCTGTTAGGTATCCAGTTACCGCGGTATCGCTGTTAGTAGTAGCGACTGTTCCAGCCATGTAGTTTGGTTTTGTAGGCTCGAATATCCATTTATCGGACTCTCCATCTAGCTTAGTCCAAGACGATGCATTATTTATTATCTCGTATTCGGTGTATGGGTAGTACGAAAGTCTTATCGCATTGTTTGTATTGGTTTCTGTGAATGTTTCACCATCACTAAACTCTTTTGAGTCAAACACTTTTAGTGCGTTGACTGTAACCGCAGATGGCAACACCCAGTAGTCGATAGTATATATAGCATTAGAATCAAAATTGTTTACAATAGTGAGTTTACCGAAGCTGCCCGATGTGTCGAATGTATACTCGGATAGTAGGATTCGCATTCCGTTTTTTCGAATAACTACGGCAGAGCCCTGTAGGGGTTTAAATCTAGTGTAACCATACTCATCTGCTCTAGGAATTTTTAAGTACTCATCCTTAACTTTATATCCAGAAATACCTTGTACGGTACTAATCCTAGGCGCGCTATCTGGTAATATAGGAATTCTTGTGTTGTCTGCAAATTCAAGTTCGTACTCTATGGAGGTTCTATTAAATTTAGTGTATCCATCATTAAATTCAGGATGAATCTCTGTAGCTTCTAGTTGGATCTCAGTGATAGTAGCATTCGAGTTGAATTTTGGTGATTCATAGTATGATACTGGCTGGTATCGTACATATGATATATCTATAGATCGTATCCCATATATATATTCAAATTTCTTTACTTCTATGGTTTCTGGAGTGTTAGGTTTATCCGGTTGATCAGATCCCATTAGCGATGCAATTGACTTACTTTTAGGAAGAGCTATCTTATGCAATATGCTAGTCATAGCATCAGTAAAATTTTGCATATTTTTATACTGATCTTTTTGTTTTACATCTTGAAAATGCATGTATCTTATCTCTTCAGATACCATATGGACTGCATTTAGGAAGGCTAATTTTTCTGGCTCAGCTTTTATAACTCCATAATTCATATCGTCTAATTTAAAATCAAACATAGAATCGTCATATTCTGATTGAGCTATCTGACTCCATAGCATTTGGTTATGGACTATGTTTGCTGGTAAATGATATATATTTTTATCATAGTTTTCTTGCTCAAGTACTATAATCAGATTAGACATAGCGATTGGCCTGAATGATATCTCGTACCAATCGAGTGTAGGCTCCTTTACGGTAAACCCGGGCACAGTTCTGTATGTGCTCTCAGAAGGATTTTGCTTATATGCAAGATCTACTATTCTTACAGGATAAGGAGCAAATGGGAGAATAGATATGTTATTTACTTTACTTGTTTTTGGGAACTGAATCTCTATCTCACCGATCGCGCCATTGGAAGTATAGCTTGTGCCTAATCCGGCATCAGAGGTAGTTTGATAAGTATGTTTAACAACTTCATCTGTAAGAACCAGCTGGGCCCAAAATGTTCTTGGATCATTATCGAGCATATTGTCGGTATCAAATGACTGATCTAAGTTATTAGTTATTCCACCGCCAAGATTCTTAATAGTTACTACAGTCTCAGATTCACCAGTTCTCTTGTCTTGGACTCTAGCTCTGCTGCGTTCACCTAGTTCTAATTTTCTTACATCAGTATCAACGATGGCTTTAGGTTGTCTTTTAGTAGCGTTTCTGGCATCAGAAAAATCTATGTATTTAAGGTCCTGATACTGGGGATTATCTTTTAAAAATTGGTACTTCTCTATCTCATTCAGGGACTTAATGATTGATGCTTTAGACTGTGTAAAATCTGCTAAGTTGGATGCAAATGACGTACTTGCTATTTTATCTACCTGATTTAGCTCAGAATAGAGTGCAAACATGTCTACATACAGTTCTTTTTGTGTGTCGTTCCAGTCTTCTGAGCTAATTCTTTCACCAGGTATTGCTTCTCTGAACTTAGTTATAGGTTCAAGAGTCGATTTAGCTATCCTTTTGATCAGGGTAGCTAATAGCTCCTTGGCTTCACCGGAGTTACTTACCATACCCGCTTTAATCTCTGAGTTAATCAGGGACTTGAGCGCGGAACGTCTACCCTTAGATAGAACAGATGATATTTGTTGTAGTAGCTTCATTCAAACTCCAACAGTGTGTCAACACCTAGAGTTACATGTTTGGATATTCGACGCTTGATCTCAGCTATTGTCATTACATCTTTAACTTCTTCTGGTATCTCTGCGATGATTACAGATGATCCTGGGTAAGGCACCCCGTCAGCAAATCCAACATCAGTAACAGAGTACATGTTTTTATTCTTTTGCAAGCTGCTACTGTACTCTGCATCTTTTATTCCACCACCTCTGGTACGTGTATCTAGTATATTTGTATCTTCTACGGTATTAGTCTGTCTGATATGGTATCCACCAAGGATAAGTATCGGCTCATTTTCAGCAGGCAAAGAAACTATCGCGTCTAATAGGTTGTTAGATATCTTATGATAGATAGACTTACCTCGAGATATCCCATCTGGATGAACCTCTGTTGGTTTCAAGTATATAAGTACATATCTGCCAGCTACGCCTGGGTTCTGTTCTATGGCCGGGTTCAGATTTATCTTATCATATACATACGAGATATCTTTATACGTATATTCTACAAAGACTTCAGAATTTTGAGGTAGCTCTTCTTTAAGATATATGAAGCCGTTTTGCTCGTCTACATCTTCTATCATGTCATATAAAGGTACACCGCCATCTACAGATATATCTATATTACTATCTCTATAGTATAGTGGTTTATCTCTCAGTATTATTTTTTTTCTATCTGAGAATAGTCCTTTATCTGCACCTGGCTTATACGGGCGGCCATAGACAGGATGCCAGAGTTGGTTTTCATACTCCGGTACACTGAATATATAGTTTTTACCACCGTGAGATTTAGATATTGTTCCTATATCGATTCTTGGATACCATGGTGCGGTTCTATCGCTGTCACTTACTCCGTCTATTCGTATTCTAGTTTCTTCTTCGTACCTAACTACATGTCTTTTTAGATCTATAAAGTAGCCACCCTCATAGTTGGGAGCAGAGGTGTTAGTCACCAGTTCACCAGTATCTAAATTTAGCGCCTCGTTCAAAGCTACTGCTTTAAATGGGAGGTTAGAGACATTGATATCTCTTTGAAAATCCCTTATATTTTTATCAGTGTATATTATCTCTATTGTTTTAGCAGGAGACATTTGCTCCAAGACAACACTGGTGTCAGTTCCAGAAATACTAAAATCTGTACCAAAGGTACCAGAATTAGAATGATAGACGATAAGCCCTCGGGACTTATCTCTTTTCTCCACATAGTGGACTGGTATCTTTTGGTGCGGGTCTGAAAATCTGGTCATGTTATCCTGTATTTACGTATAAATCGTATCTGCCTGCATTAGCGGTTAAAACTGTAAAGTAAGTATCTTGTCCAGCAGTCCCATACTGCACTATGGGCTCTGGATTTATGACTTCTCTCTTTCCAGGTATCAACTTGTATGAATTCGCGCTATCTGATGCATTATATTCTACAAAGATAGACTTCCCTGATAAAGATAAAAAGTGGCTATATATAACAACTGCGAAATTACCTGCAGGAAGATCATTATTATAGAAGTCCTTTGAAGATACTTCTATGTCGTAAGGGTACTGGGCTATATCTAGCTCAGTACCATTTTCTGAGACTATCCTTATCTCAGGCTTTAGCACATCTAGATCTGATACTAAGATCCCGGATTTGTTGAGATAATACCTACCTCTGCCCACTAGATACTTATAGAATAAGGGGTACGGCGCTTCTAGATCTCTTCCAACAGCAGATCTATTAGATATTACTATATCCGTAGTGTCTATTTGTCCCCCATAATAGAGCTGTGTTCCAGCGATGTATTCAACTACTTGATTTTGGAGTGAGAACTTACCGCGGAGATGGTTAGAGATATTAGCCGACTCCATATCTGAAAGATCTATAATTGATATATTATTATCTGCATCTAGATCAGGTGTATTTATCTTTGCTAAGTTCACACTACCATCAGGTACGGTAGGAGCTATCCTGAATGGAGACTTTGTCTCACACACAACAGCTGCTATTCCACTAGATATAATGGTCCTATCAAATGAATTTGTATACTTATATGGCCTATCGCTGGATATCTTATATGAACCAAAGTCTACATATAGATGAGTATCCCCTGCGGTTCCCTCAGGCATGACAGCGTAGGCCACTCGAGGACTAGTGGCTAGTACTCTTCCTGTATTCAATTTGGATCCCCCTACATATACGTCTAAGGGAGGATCTGATTTGATAGTATCTGTCTGACTCCAGTCAGAGAAGGTAGAGCTATCTAATAGACCTTCTATCACAGTTAGTTCATCTATTGATCCGACACAGCTAGCAGCTATCTCTATTCCCGGTTTAGCTGCCCCTCCAACATTCATATAATTGCTGATGGTCTGGGGAACCAACTCAGTAAATTCTTCGTAAGTTCCTGCGACCCAGGTTCTAACTGAAGTAGTCGTAGGATCTATTGCGACACCACACGACCTATATGTATTGGTTCCTGCGTATGCGGAAGTATGAGAGTGAGATAAACGAGGTGAAGCGTTACCGTTATACACATCTACATACAGGTAGCCACTGGTGTCAATACCTATATCATAACCCTTGATAGAGGCACCCGTTGAAATGTATCTGACTATACTGGATTTTTGAATTGGATTTCTATATCCACCAAACTTGAAGAACACAGACATCGGCTGATCGTTACCGCCAGCCATGCCAGCATCGTATGGCACAAGCATTCCGCCATATATCTCTGATCCATTATTTAAGAACGATCTAGCGAAGTGGGTAGCTGATCCTATGACGCCAGATTCACCTCTAATAGTAATCCTTCTTTTTGCATGAGGTATTATTGCTTCATTGTTAGTTCCGCCCCAGAACTCCACATCGTCTACAATAGGACCAGCTGATTCATTGAAGTGAAGAAGTGTCTGTGTTTTCCAATCGCTAGCAGTCCCTGCTCCAGTATACGCTGGTATCTCGTATATATTTCTGAAGAATGGATCTACTATACCGGCGGATTGTGCATAATTAGATAGACTGGCTGCGGAAGTTTCTATCCTTAATTCATCTATTCTCATATGTGTAGGATTATTATTAAGATTATCGGAACCTGCGAATATACCTCCGTCACTCAGATCCATATCACCTATACTGGCAGATCTAGTGAGTGCGTTTAACTCTCCGTCGATTGAGGCACTTAGGTAAGTACCTCTTTTTGATATACTTATCAAGCTATCCTTATTGAGAGGTACTGGCCAAGTTCCTGTCGCAGAGACAGAATTGGCCCGCAAAATAGGATAGCCCTTGTTATCTAAGGATAATTTTATTTCATTACTAGATCCTACAGCATAAAAAATTACTCCATTATTAGATAAGTTATAGGCTAATAGATTAGCATAAAAATCTATGGTCCAATCAGCAGCAGCAAAATTATAAGCATTAGTCGTAATTGCATAAAATGATCCTTTTGTTATATCATGTAATCGTATATTTGATACGCTGAACTCTGTTTTATCTGGCGCGATATCCTGTGTGGATGTCCATGATATTTTGTTATTACCATCAACAAAATCCTCAATTAAGAGCTCAACTTCTTTTACGCCTTTATAGTCAAAGTTGGTGAAATAGGATGTATTCAATAATGAACCATTATCATGTACAACTTTAATTGCACCAAAAGCAATATCTAAATGGAACTTGAGAAGCTTATCTCCATCAGAGCCAGTGATATTTGTTATTGCAAAACCATCAGATAGTCCAGTAGAATGAGCCTTAACTACTTGAGCGTTATATGGAGTACCGGTAAGATTGTCCGCTGCGATATCTAGGTAATGTGTGCCAGCGGAAAATTCTATGGTTTCATTAGAGTTAGCAATAATCTCTAGTCCGCTACCAATAAATCCAAAGGCCGTACCAACACCAGTGTCTCCGTTAGGATCCACATACCCCGTGACGTCTATAAACGTATCTAAAAATGATGTAGCATTAGTGGCCGACACTGCAGAAGTTCCAAGCTGAATTTGTTCATTAAAGACTCCCGCTATACCTGACTGGACTTCAAGTGTGGTCTGCCCTGTTATGTCATTTGTAGAGGAGTCCACTAGATCAGATCCACTATTAAAATGATATAAACCTACAGTGGTAGAGGATGGAATTCTTTCCGATCTTAGGTTATTAGTACTATCCAATTGGATAGCTATTGTATTGCCGCCGTCTACTCCACCCCAGCTAGGCTCTAATATTATCTTAGATTTGTCCGAGGAAGATTTGAGTGTGATGCGATCGACTCGCGGAGGTTCTGCAGTCCCATCTGTAGACGCTTGGCTTATATAGAATCTTAATTTATCTGTACCATCCCCTGCTGTAGGTATTCCATTGATTAGTATCTCTTGATTAGGTACGCTGGTGATAGTTGTGTACGATCCATAGTCTGTCCAATTGGCGGTCACGCTGCTCTTATACTGTGGCTTTATCTTAGTCAGTCCGTTGCCGGTCTCTATCTCGCTAACTACATAAATGGCGTTATACTTTGTAAGGCCAAGACTAGGAGCATATTCTGGAGTAATGGCGGTTTGTTCTCCAGTAGAGTATATGCCTGAAGCAATTGAATCTTCGTCAAGATACATTCCTGACGCGGATTGATATATATAATCAACTAATGTTTTACCTATAGTTTCTGGAGAAGTTGTATCGCTGCCAGTATCGAATGCACCTAGCTGTAATTTTTTTGATACGGTTGCTCCAGTAAACTTATCGATACCAGCGAAAGCACTACCGTCCTGTAGTAATACATAGTAGTCATCTTGTTTGAATCCAAATCTTAGTCTTTGTGGAGCAGCTTCTAGATCTATAGGTATGAAGTCTGTAGCGCCTCTAACTCCTACACCTGAATCAACAAAATAAAATTCTATTCGTTGGGCACCATCATCGACTAGCATGCTATGGCCAAGCTTAGTAGACGATGTATCCGCTATAGGGACTTGGACTCTAGTTTCAATTGTGTATCCAGCAGTGTTACTCACAGAATTAAAGTATGAAGTTTCTGTTAGATGAAAATATTCAGAGGTAGCAGTAGTTTCAAAGTTTAGAAATGAGCCACCAACAGCAAACCTACTCGAAGAATGTCCACCTCCTGCAGATATATCGAATTGACTTTCTAACACACCTGGAGCAGGAGATATATCATTTTGATTAGTCCATGTTGGAGTAATCCACGTGGTTCCGATATATCCCGTGTTAGACGCATTAGATAATAGTCTTAGCGTACTACCAACTATACCGATTTGAGTAGAGTCACTTAGCGTGAATCCATCAGTCTCTGTATCCAGAAACTCTTCAGTAGATAGATGTGCACTAGGAGGAGTAAACATCGTTTGGTGCTTTCACTGTTGTCCAATCACTATACTGTGAGACCTCGTCATATATAGTTCGATAGGCTACTCTAAAGCCATACTCAACGCCAGAATTAATAGTCCTTGTTATAACACCATGCTTTCTGTCTAGTATATGTCCTGGAGAAGAGATACTACCGAACCTTGCCCAGCCAAACATTGTGCTAACGTTACCAGTATTCTCATGGTACATTTCAATCTTATAGTGATCTATGTATGGTATCAGACTTTTCCCAGATATAGAACTAAATGGTATACCTAGTTCTACGTAGTAGTAATTATTCTCCTTCAAAACAACCTTGCTAATGGGATGAGGTTTAGTATACATAAGGGAATTAACATCTATGCTACTAGTATTTCCATTTGCATCTACAAATGAGAATGAGAATGTGGATATATCTCCACTACTTATTATAGAAGTGTCGATCGTTAGATCGTAAACATAGTTAGTAGTCGCTGGACAAAATACTCCTATATCTGTACTAGATCCAACAATTATATTAGGTGTGCCTATACATTCAATAGCGCATGTACATTCTTGCGGGAATAAACTTTCCTCGAAAGTGACCCTGATACCACCACCTTCATCGAATCCTGTAAGAGAGAATGGTGGTGGAGTGTATCCTTTTTGAAAATTATAGATAGATCCATTGATACACTCCTCAGAGCATTCATCTAAGGGGAGCGGTATTATTGGCATGTTTGTAGCACCGATATAAAAATCTGTCATAGTCCTAGAATCTCCGCATCAGTACAATCGGGTGTAAAGTTTCCGTCTGGACCTATAATACCCACTCTGAACACTATTTTGAACATAATCGACTGAGTGGAGAAGAATGACGAAAAGTGATTGCACATATCAGCTACATAGTTGTAGGTCCCGGGGATAGCAAAATCTCCATCTCCACTATGCTGAGTATCGGTTTTAAGTGGCACTAGTTCATGCCAGGATCCATCGGTTCCGTTAGTAGTATCTATGGAGAACGAGCACAGATCGTAAAAGACTTGGTATCGTTTACCAGAGGGTGCAGTTGTAGGATTGCCTAGCGCATCGCACACGTATATATTTGTAGTTATATCTATCAGACAAGGGTTTGAAGGTCGCTGACATATCTGTACCGTCTCAACTTTCCATTCATTAGTTGGACAGACTACGCATTCTCCATCTCCAGGCGTGGGAACGTCTGTAGGGGGAGGTGGTGGAAGTCCTCCTGAGTCTCCGGGATCCGGCATATTCTCTGGTGGCTCATCTCCTGCCGGTATGATATCGCCATTCATGTTAGGTGGAGCAAGAGGGCAATGGAACACAGGCAGGCTAGGTAGAGTATAAGTGCTCACTGGTAACAACGCATTTGAGTCTAGGCTAAGATTCCCTGTGACAATAACATCGTTATACTGGCCTGCAGCACCTTGTGCATAGACAGTGATTCCGTCGCCTGGAAGACTATCAAACCCTAGATACGGAGTATCTCCTGCAACCACTTGATTTATTTGTCCAGCAACACCTGTTTCATATCCACTGACAACAGGAAGTAACATATATCCGTCATGGTTTGTACTAACCATGGTATTGTAGTCATTCCTGTTGTTGTTAAGAACTACTAATCCATTGATAATAGGAGTCTGTATCGCTCCGCCCATATATCCAGACCCGTTAGCTATTCCGCTAAAAGTGAGGTCTGTTGGATGTGCTAAATTGCTTCCTACTATAGTATATGCATAAGCACAATGGACCTTGTCTTCTACATCGGTTACTTGTATGTCTATATCTGCCCCAAGTGTAGTTGAATATTGGAGATAGCAATTATGTGCGCCAGGGAATATTTCTACTCCGTCTATAGCAAATCTACTGGAGGAAACTCCAGTAGAAGACCCATCTGTGACCGTGAGTTTAGTCTTAAGTCCTCTGCTCGAAGCTATCTGAGGTATCTTCACTACGAAGTCTACTGTATCTGCAGTAGCGACTAGCCTACGTTTTTCACCTGGTCTCGGGTATATTCTTGTAGCGTATCTCCATGCAGGATTATTCGTAAGGTCTGCCAGGCTACCTGGTAAGAATGGCGACTGTGAAGTGTATCCTTCTACAGTGTATCCATCCGGAGCAATAACTACTGACTCATCAGATGAGACAAGCAGCTTATTATTCGAGCTAAATACCATTCCAATAACCCTAGCTGCTCCAGGGGCTAGTCCAGGCGGAATGATCGCATTCATAAATGAGTATGATGATGGACGAATGTTAATCTTATTATGGGCAAACCACCTAAAGGATTGATCTGAAGTTAAGATACCTAATATGACCAAGCACCCGTGCTCTGTACGATGCTTGGATCTATTCACGATCCCAAGACTAGCTGGTGTGACTAGGTTGGTATCAACGATAGATGAATCGTTCACAGTAGTATAGGCCTTTAGCGCTACACTTTTATTTACTATATCGAATATGCCATTAAGTACTTCTTCGGACTCAAAGTTCAGGAAGGGCCCTACCCCATAGAAAACTCCTGCACCACCGTTATATATAACATTAGAGTCACCGACTGTATTGAAATCTCCAGAGACTGGTATCTCGTAGTCCTGGTTAGCATTAGTCGGAGATAGCGGCTCGGTAGATCTTCTGAAAAAGTTCTTTGTTTTGAACTTGTCGGAACTAACAAGTCTATTGACTAAGAATAGCTCCATAGCAGATGTGGGAGATGATGATGCAATTCCGTCTTTTGAGCTGGCTGGCTTCAGAAGCCTGCCGTGGACATCTGTCTTGACCGGTGCCTTGACGGCATGTTTGGCCAGTAACTCTATTATATTTTTACCTGGAGTTTTATAGGTATATGCATCTAAGTTTAATGAGCCCGCCCCAGACAATTCACTTGCGTTAAGCAGAGTATATGTGGGGTTAGCTTTTCCATCAGTTGTTATTAAAGATGAGCCTAGTGCTCTGCTCGCTACTTTTGTTGTCAGATATTCAGTTCTAGATCCGACTATATCGCTAAAGGCTCCTTGCTTGAATATTTGATTCGAAAGTACGGTTGTTGTTCCAGGCTGATTTGGGGTATTCTCGATAGCTGACCGAGTGACCATTCCTGGTAGATTAAGCAGCCCTCCAGCCAGGGAAGCACGGCCTCTTTCCGCTTCCCTGTACTCTGCTATCCTGGTTAATGGCTTCTTAGAGGACAGAATGTCTCGTGAATTTGGATTTATTCCACTAGGTCTTCTCTTATCTCCCTGAGATGGACCTTTCTCTGGTTTGAATTTGGTATTCATTCGGGTTTTTCGTGCGTATCTGGCTCCGGGTACTGCACTATTCGGTGGCATATCTGCCGCAGGAGTATCGGTTGAACTATCCGACCCTCCTGGGATAGAAGAATCGTTACCTTCATCCGCAGTGCCTCCAGAGGAGCTTGGGGGCCCTCCAGACTCAGCGGACGAGTCTGCCTCTGTACCAGCCCCACCTCCCGCTGCAGAGTCTCCACCGCCTCCTGGGGCAGTCACCGGAGGAGGAGGAGGCCAAGTAGTGTTAGCAGGCAGCTCGTTCTCAGCGGTGTTAGGCATATCAAAAGGTATACCCATAAGGGATATACAGTAGTTAAAGTTGTTCAATAGAAATGCGCTTTGATCAGCTGAAGCTTGATCGCCAGCAGTCATTGTCTCATGGGTAAATGGTCCAATAATATCAACTCCGTAGTCCCAAGCAATTCCTACCGTTATTTGTTCATTCTCAGGTAAGACTAGTGGAAATACGCTATTGATATCTACCATTGTCATTAAGCCAGTTTCGCCCTGTCCAGGTAAGTATGGCAGATTATGGGTATATGTAAAACTTGTGTTTTGCATATCCCATATTCCTGGGCAGGTCATTAACAATTCGAATATGATTACATTTCTGGTTGTGAGCCAGTAAGTAAAGTCTCCGACAGGGGTATAGTCTGATTCTATATAAGTTAATGCTGTAGCAAGAAAAATCTCAAGATCGGCTGGATTTAACCACACCCAATCGCCTGTTCCTGTAGTTCCATCAGGATTATTTGCTGGTAAAGATGCTGTACCTGATGGCATTTCTGGCCAATGCACATGCATAGCGGGGTATGATACGCCTTCAACAGTATGCCATCCTATAGGCAATCCCTCTTGAAACTGGAGGCAAGCATTGACTACTTGAACGCAGGGGACAGCAATTCCGTCTGGCATACTACTCTCCTGCTATTAAACCAATGACCACGCCACTGTGTTCTTGAATGGGTTATGGGCTACTACCTTCATTGATAAATGTTTGGCCTGTATGCCGGCGACTCTATCTGGTGCAGCAGCTGTTATTTTTAAGTCTATTTCTGCGTCGTAATCAACTATTATATCTCCAGTTATCTGATCAAGCACCGTTTTATCTATATTGATAGCATAGTGTTGATCAACTGTGACCCAGGCTAATCTTCTATTATACGTGACTTCTATTGGTTGATCCTGATTCCCCGAGATAAGGATCTGACCTTTTGTATCATCATATATAAATTCGCCATGTCCAGGTTTGTCTTGATAGCTTAAAGCTAGTACTCTGTCAAAGACTGACCCAGTAGACATTTTACACACGATGCTGCCTATCACCGCATAGTCTCCTACATCGTATTTTGTAATACCATTAATAACTGAGAGAGGCGCAATTGTTCGTGTATAATTGCTAGAAGACTCTAGGCTATATACAGTGAGATTCTGGTCTCTTACTACTATATTGCCATGATTGATATTAGCTATTTTATAGTCTACAGGTAGTTTGCCAAAGGTCTTGTCCATAGCAGTTCCTGAGGGGAACGTGGTTGTCTGAGACGCTAGAGGTTTATTCCCCCTGTATTGTATATCTGAAATACTAGGGGCTTCTGTAAAAAAGTTAACCGTTCCATTCGCGTCAGATTCCACCTCTATCAGCTGCCCATACTTATCTGGGAAGCCTAGCTCTCTATGTAGCAGTGAACCCGGGTATAGTCCTTTTGGTTCTATTAGCTCAAGGAATATTCGTTTAAACGCATATGGATTATTCTTATCATCTAGGATACGGATGCTAACAAACTCTGGTCCACTACCTTGGACGCAGAGTTGTGCACTAGACGGAGCCTCTATCTTAGTTGGTCCAGGAACATCAAGATCCCATGTGATATGATTATCGATATACGTTCCTGAGCTATGGTAATGAGTTGTCTTAGAGAACTTATTTTTACCAGAAGTTTTAGCCCATGGGAGATATTTGATTCTTCCCGCTTGCCAAAACCAGTCAGTTAGTATAGTAGAGTTATACGGTGCTGCGGCATCAAAATCTGAAGCAGGAACTGGTCCAATCTGGAGGAATCCATTTGTTGAAGAATTTCTGAGAGGGGAGAGTGTGAGATCCTTGACTTCATAGAAGCCAGAGTTTGTAGACTCATACTCCACAGTCATATCAGACATGTTTGGTATACGGTTATATCGAGTAGGCTCAATTCCCTTTTCAAACTGTAGACAGTCTACTCCCATAGGATTACCGGTTTCAGAGTATATCCTGAATTGTATTTTTCTTGTATTAGTATCTATCGGTATTAGATCTGTATCTATCTTTGACAATGTAGTAGTATCTGTTGGTGCAGTAGTCACATAAGATGCTACCGGATATGATTCTCCTGAGTTCCCTATTCCTATACCAAGCCTTTGCCATGGAGAGGCAGTAGACGCAAGCGACATATCTGAAGAAATCTCATATGAGTATCCACTATTATGCTTGAGCAGAACATCATTTCCATCATATGTCAAGAAATCGAAGTACATCTTTCCCGTCTCATTGGGTGCTGCAGTATACAGTGAGAAGAAATAGTTCTGGTCAGGATCTATATCGACTACTTCTTGAGCGACATAATGGTCCGAGTAGTTACCTGTTGGAACATCGAAGACCAGCATGTTCTCACCCATCAAAGGTCTCAACGCGCTGAACCCACTGACCTGGACCATTGACCTGGAAGATATTCTTCCATCTGTTTTAAGCATATAGTCGAACGGAACTTCCGCTCCAACATGCATAAAGGTCGTAGCTCCCAAAGTTCTTGCAACAAACTGTTCAGTTATATTCAAGTTAATAGGGTCATTAACTGTAGTAGAGTATACCCCGCCATTAGACTGATGTGCATAGGCTGGATCATCTTGAACAGTAGAGAACGGATTAGCGACGTATACAAAATCTGATGTATCAATGTTATAATCAACTATAAGATCGGATACTATATTGCCGTATTCGAACTGTGGATTAAGCGCGAGGTTAGAGTCCTGATGAAAGTTTAGCTTTACACCTTCGGGAGACATTGCAGTGTTAAATTCATAAGGAAGTAGACTATTAGAATCTAATAATCTAATTGTATCATCGGTTATAACGATAGGCGCAGCATCCTTAGGATTTTCTGGGAAGATGTATCGTTTTATACCGTCCCTGATCCTGAATCTATACATAACATCTCGTAGCGTAAATTTCTCATGGTCACTAGACCAGAGTCTAACTTTGCCATGTATCGCTATAACGTCAGCTTCCGATGTTATATCTAGGCCTTTATGTTTGAGTACAAATTTATCCCCAAAAATCTCAAATGAACTACTAGTTAATACTTGCTTGCCGGAGACGTACAGTACGGGAGAACGTATCTCTCTAGGCATAGTGAATACAGTCTGCCTAATGGCATCCAGAGTATATGCTTTCTTGTCAGCATAGAGGTAGTATGGTTTTTCTCTTATAAAGAAGAACCCAGACTTTACTTCTGGCATCCAACAGCTGACGGAAGATTGATACTGTTCTGTGACAGCATCTATGTGAGAAAGAACTCCACCGATCACACATTCTACATTATCTATATTCTGTAGATCGGGGTCACTTTCCACAGTCGCACCAAAGAAACCTCCCGCTACGGCCATTTCATTGGCTCCAATAGTAGGTGCAGATCCACGAGAGTTGCCTAATACATCTGAGCAGAGAAGAGAGTCATCTATATAATCATCTAGCTCGCTAGCGGGATCTCCACATACCTCCTTACCCATAGCTATGCAGGGTGAAGAGGCAAGCATGTTCAAGTCTATGCTCGAATTAGCTATGTCAGTGTTTTGTACTATGAATACAGGGTCTTGCGAGATAGAGTAGCTATCGCTATCTACGTTATTGCTTGTTACATTTCTCCAGTCAGTCAGAGTTTCTACCAGAGTAACCGCAATTGAACCATCCGATAGCTCTTCTCTGATCTTAGCTACGTTACCGTTAAGCGAATATAGGTCATTAAAGTTTGACTGCAGATTAGTCAGGTCCCGCTGATTTATCATCAGTGTGTTCCCTGCAATAGTAAACAATAAGTTATTGAATAAGGTAGCCTTGCCGTGATCAAGAACACCTTGGCCCTGATCCTTTTGTAGCTCGATATAGACACAAGTATCTGTGCTAGAAGAGGCCTGCTGGTCGTTGAACACCGTATTATACACGAGTGCTACATCTTTGACTAGAGTAGTTACTATACCATACTTAGCGTTAAAGACTATATTGTTTAGGATCTGTGCTTGGTCAGATTGATAAATCCATATGCCTACATTCTCACTATCTAGGACTATATTTTTTTCTATGATTAGATTGTGGCAATTAGGTCCAGTAGAAATACCTTTTTGGAATCCGCGGAAGTACATCCTTCTAATAGTCACATAGCTGGTACCTGATCCGATAGAACATCCATTAATAAATGATCCAGTAATAGCTTGAGTTTTTAGTGCATCAATAATTGGCAGGATGTTATTAGCTGCGCCTATAACTAATCTATTGATAGCTGTTGGCTTAAGTATATTCTCTGGTATAAAAAATCCAGCGTATATTCCATCTTCTGAAATAATAATGTTATGTTCTTCAGTAAATTCAACGGATCCTTGGTCAAAGATTAATTGACTGATGGCATCTTGGACTTCTGTATATAGCTGATTCGGTCCTACAAAATAATTGGCCATTAGTCTGTCACAATTCCAGCAGTGTTCCCACCTGCGCTAGAAGAAGGAGCACTAGAGGCAGTCTGGGAAATGATTCGGGTAGTTTGAAGCGGGGCTGTCACTGGGATAACTCGAGTAGACTTTTCTCTAACAGTCACGAGCAAGTCCGTGTTCGCACCTATGCCGCTTTTGAGCTGATCTGGATCTACTCCAATGTAGTTGAGCTCTGAGCCGTCAATAATGTTAGAGTAGTTATAGGCGTATGCTTCGTTGCTGCTTAGTGGAGTTATAAACCCAGAGTTCTGTTGAGCCCAATATCCATACGTAAAGTCGTAGTTCGTTGGAAGAGATGTTCTACCGATCGCTTCATTCTTGTCTGTTTGCCATACACTTCTATCTGCTACTGCAAGGCCCCACTGTATTTTGAACTTGGCAGATAGGTTATCTGCATAGGTGTTTATCTTAGTGCCAAAGTAATTGTTGTGCTGGTTGACATACTGGCCGTAGAAGCCTTCATCTTGAAGTGCTTCTATATTACAGTTAGCCCATTTAATAGGCAATCCAGTCACTTCATTCCCACCATTGTCTAAGTAGTATCTATCACTAGCAGTAGTGGGAGGCATCTTCTGCAGATAGTCTATTGGAGATCCGGTATCAACAGTAGATCCTGTTGTTACGGAGAATAGAAGTGTGTTATTTATCGCCATATTTGTTATAAAATCAGCAGCATCTTTAAATGTTTTTCCTTTTTTAGCTAGAGACTCTGCATATGAATATGATATGAATACAGGGTTTTCTAGTAGAGAGTTATTTTTAAAGTGTATCTTGTCTTTTGTAGAGTACCAATTATTCTTATTTGGTATTTCATTACCTACAGGGGATTCTACTCTTATAACAGCCGAGGTAGGTGTCTTTTTTAATTCAATAGTCCAATCAAATGGATCTATCTTGTGCCGCTCGTGTTTTACATAGAACAAATTACAAAAGATCTGTAACTTGTCGGAAGATATAGCTATGTTAGCTATGCTGTTTGGATGATCTTTGGCAAAGTTTGCGTGCGGAATCAAAGTTAACGCCGCATCATCAAAGACAATATCCAGCTCCCTTATCACAGAGTTGAGTAATGGGAGATAGTTTGTACCTCCCCTATGCTTATAAACATCGAAAAGTCTACGCTTGTAATTTATATTGTCTTCTTTTGGTATTCTTTCTAGTCCCAGCAAGTAGCCAAATTTATCGAATACATTATAAAATTGATGATATCTTTGTTCGGACGTGTTTATATCTATATGTATTATTTTATATCTGGAATAGGTTCCTTTCTTATCTATTGCTCTGACTAATAGCTTTTCTTTTATGTTATGGATTGGTACTTCCGCGGACCATGCGGTAGAACTAAGTATAGTCGTATTTCTAGTGGACCCATTTATCTCTATACTAGAGATATCTGGAGCTTTGCTACCAGCGATCGTAGTTGTTATACCATTGACCTTTTGATCGTATCTATCTATGCTCCATGAATAATCGAATATGATTGTCTTTGGTTCAAAGAACTGTACCTGAGAAGGGAATCCTCTAGATCCATTCTCCGCTACAGGTATGACTCGCCATAGATATTTATGATATTCGGCATTAACTAGTTCAATCATATCTATAAGATCTATAGTATATGAGAGCTTTTGCTTTAGTGGCGTTTCGTAGTCTATATCAGATACAACGTTAGATCCTACAACGAGATTAGTAAACTGCTTCAAGAGAGGATTCGACTTGACCTGCTGGTCAAGTATAAATGGCTCAAAGTTATCATCTAAATTTTCTTTGCCGAGATCTGGAGTTATCTCAAGTATATAACTAGATGGCATTTCTGCCTCGATAGGAACACCTTCATATCCAGTAAGATCAACTGCTCCAGTGTAGACAACTCCAGTAGTAGTCTCTATCATATCGGCAAATGAACTTTGCCAGTAATATGTTAAGTCGCTATAGGATCTTGTTGCTGAGTTATAGTCGGCTGGAACTTCTGGTCTAGGTAGCACTTGGCTACCAACGCCAACATTGATGGCACCGAAAGGCTGAGTGAATCCGTCAAAAGGGGCTCCTTCTGGTACTCCGGTATGTGCCATCCTAAACCTCTATTTTAATACGGACCCAGGTGTCTGTACTAGGTACTTCGATAACAGCTGTTTTTCTATCTATGGGGGAGATAGCACCAGTGGTTATCTGAGTCACAGCTCCAGGGCCATCGGCACTAGTACCGGCTGTATGGATAGTTACCTTGTAGTCCTGAGCTCTAAAGTCTCCGCCTAAATTATGATATATAGTAGGAGTAGTCGAGGCAAACTTCCTCCACGTAGAGTCATACTTACCGGCTGGCCTATAGGTAGTGAGTTGATCAAAAGTACTGCCGCCGTTATGCTCCGCTTCTGCAACTAGAATACTTTGGTCACTAGGAACTCCATAGTCGGATCCATACCATACTCCGTCAGATTCTAGTCCCGCAGATGCAACACTGTTCTCATTGGCTAGAGATAAGTACTTAGTACCAGCATCAGCCGAATTGACAGAAGCAGTATCGGCATTAACATTAGACTTTACTATACCTCTGACATCGGCTACTACTGGGTTAGTAGTGCTAGCAGTAATATCAAAATCATTGCCATTGAGTGCGACAAAATCAGGATTACAGAAATATGGGTTATATATCCTATAGGACATACCAGATGCAGGCAGGGAGCTGAGTGTCCTTGACAACTGCCAGCTAGTAGTCGCACTGTTGTATGCAGCTATGGGAATCTTTTCTCCTGCGCTTGGCCCACTGCGGATATCAAATATCCATGTGCCATCGTTGAATCTATCTGTATAGTATAGGCCACCTCCGGCAATATTAACGAGTAAAGCGTTACTGGATATCGTAGTATCTACGACTAGATCACCTGTAGTAGAGTCTTGAGTGGCAGTGCTAGCCGCCCCTCCGGTTAAAGTTCCATCCTCTGCCATTTGACCAATAGAACATATATTGACAGTATCGCCGCACCAGTCAGGTCCAGCAGGACGCATATACTTATGCCTATTGGCAATGTATGATGGATCTAATCCATCTACCAAGGAGGGGGTTGTTCCGCCATGGTTATTCAAAATAATATCTCTATTAATAGTTACATCATGCTCAGTAGTACTACCAACCTGATCTATTCTACCGCTAACTGTTAAATCTCCAGCGATATAAACTTTATCCGCAGATCCGTTGCCGAGATATGCATCACCGTTTACTTGAAGATCTTCTTGGAAGGTATTCACTTGAATTTCAGCTTGCGAATTTATGACAGTATGACCACCTAAAGTGAATAAGTTACCTGCGATATAGGTATTACCATAAACCCTCAAAGCGTCATGGACTCCTTGATCCCTACCGGAATCATCAAGGAACAAAGCAGAGGTTACTGCCGCATCGGTAATTCCGGTAGATCTTGTAGTGCCCGTAGGAGACATACTTACGAGACCTATCATATTAAGGATATCGCCAGTATGGTCTGTTATAGTGCCAGTCATAGGGTCAAGAGCACTACCACCCTCGAATGAGCCACAGTATACCTTGAACTCATTCGCGTTAATCTCAACTACATCATTAGAATTCCCTAAAGTGATAGTATGGCCTGGCTGCCCATCTAGAGATTTAAAAGAGATGTCTTCAGCTAATCCCTGAACATGTATTCTCTTGGGAAGTTTACTATCGATCTTAGCATTTGTGCTCTTGACTAGTACCTCTGCGGATCTTACACCTTCATTCTTTGTAGATCCTGCGCCCGCCCATATCTCTAGCTTATGCAATACATCTTGCATCTGACTTAGATATTCACCATAGTATTTATCAGGATCAGCAAGATAAGTTAGAGTAAAGTCGCTAGCAGGGAGAGCACTAAAATACACTACCCCATGATTATAATCAGTGAGCCCCGTATCGAGTGTACCAAAGGTAGATTCTACTGTGCTTCCTAGTCGAGGCTTATGGTTCATATACAGAGCGTTATTGTTAGATACATCTATGTCGCCGGTTAGATGCTTCTCGTCGCTAACAGATACAGAAACTTGCTGATCGTCTGTCTTATTGACAAAGACATCATAATATGTAGGCCAGAGTATGTTTGGCGCAGCAGGATGATATGGATTATTCTGTACTAGCCTATTCAGGCTAGTATTGATAAAAGAAGTGTTCTTATCAGGCGAACTATCTGAATGAGTTGTATATGCCATTTTTATCCTATGTCACGCAAATTTGATCGTATTTCTCTCTGGTAAAGAACTGCCCGTCGTCAGCATCTATGTAGTAGTCATACGCAAAATCGGTTTCATACTTAATTACTCCGTCATTTGTTTCTACGACAAACTTAGATCTGCTTCCATCGACTTTGCCCATCTGGCTGAACAAAACGCTCCCTGTCTCAACTCCGGTATTGAATAAGCTAGCAGTTGCATCTGGAACCTTAAAGTCTTGAATACACTCAAGATAGGTTCCCTGAAATCCCCTTTTCGAGGATATAAACTTAAATGTATAGTATACTCTAGCACCTAGAGACTCTCTACAAAAAGCTACTAAATAGTCATGATCAATGGTGAGGGCTCGTATCGCTAAAGTATAAGTCTCTGATCCAGAATTCATGTGATCTTTTATAACAGTATACTTATTTGTATTGTCTCCGAAATAGTCTCTTTCAGCTATCGCAAAAGATCCATAGTCATCATTGAATTGCAGAGAGCTCTTTTTTATCTTAGAGGAGTCATGCGGGTCAATACTCCATTTCATAGTAGAAGATGCTCTCTCATACTGATTTGTAGCCAGACCCATAGTATTCACAGATATGGCCGACTCTGTTGAGGGGGCTACGCTTCGCAATCTAGTTGGTATCGCATCATTGTAAAATGTATTTTCATCAGTAACTTTGAAGATCCTAGTTTTAGGCCGTATATTATAGTATGAAGTATTTGAGTTTAAGACGACTGAAGTCTGAGTATAGTCAGAAGTATTATTGGAGTATACATTATATGTTTCATCAGAATAAACCATAGACAGTTTTGCCCAGGGTACTGTTTCTCCATCTCTTCTTGTCCATCTCGTTGGTATTTTTCCTATTTCTAATTGAAAGCAATCGATATAAAATGAATAGTCGCTAGTATTATACCTATAGTCAGATTTAATATTGCATTTTATATAAGCAGAAGGTTTAGCCAAAGATATAGTAGTATGCACCTTTTCCCAATAAGCGATCTGACCGGTTGAGTTATCTGAGAGTATCCCTTCTTCCGTGGTGGAGGTAGGTATATCAACATATGATTGCCCAATTGATCCATCCACATACAGTACGTCAAGTTGTAGTTGATTGCTATCAATTATATTTGTATCTATTCTACCAGAATGGTTTGGGACCATGACCATTGCGGATAGCACTAGGTCTTGACCTTTAGGCATGCTTATAGCATACGACTGATACGCTGATGCGTACTCTCCAGATTCAACAGAAATAGCTAATGCGTTACCGGCGCTTAAACTATATTCGGAGTCTGCTTTGACTATAGCTCCAGTAGATTTATCTATTGCCCATCGACATGGTGTGTCTGGTATGGCTCTTCCTGGTATCGAGAGGTCAGAGTTGTATATAACATTCGGACTTACTTGTTCAGCTAGATCCTGACCTACCTTGGGATAGTCTTGTATAAACCCGGAATAAGCTAAATCAGATTCTACAGTATCTAGGTATTTATTTTTCTTCCCGGCAAAATGTTGTTCGGATAAATACTCAGCGCTCATAGCAAAGCCATTTATAAGTTGCTGGTAATTACTCGTATCGTTAAATCTACCTGCGTGCCAAAATGGTAAATCGTTACAGATCATTTGAGTATGGTCGGACCAATGTCCTGCTAGTTTATTAAATGAATTGCCAGTAGACGCATCAAAACTATAGCTTATATCTAATTCATTGGTCTGGACAGGTACCGGCAGATAGCTATACCTTAAAGTGAGCTCATTATACTCTACTCTGTTGTAGGCATACGTAACCTTTAGGGTTTTATAATCTGAATCTGCCATTCAACTAGACTTCCCCAATGATGCCTATTGTAGTAGACGCGCCAACCTCTGAAGGAAGGTTAGCTGGAATAGATTGCTTGATCCAAATATGAAAATCGCCCCCAATACCAAGGCTGGCTGTGACTTCAACTGCATTTGCAAGTCCGATAGGTTCAACAAAGGTTGCGCCACTGGGCAAAGTTGTTGGCGTGCTGATTAAGTTAGATCCATCTAGAGCTATTTGAATCTGTCCAGGGTGTTTGACATTGTTTAGAAATATTTTTACGTTTTTGATTGGAGTACCCGACGTGTTCTCTACCCAAATCTTTTGATACCTTACCCGAGCATCTTGACCAATATAATCGCTAACTCCTTCTGGAAAAACATCACTAAGTGTAGCTCCTATTAGCGTACTTGTTGCTGCACCACCAACGGTATTATTGTCTGGAGGACTACTTATATTCCAACTCGCAGACTGGTAAAAAGTTACATCAAGTGCCATTATTGCCTCACCATTATCGGGTTAATCTCATCTTCGTCAGGAACGAAGAGCTCGTCCTCTTCTAGTCTTAGATCTCTTATCGCCTGAACTCTCTTATTTATACAGAGAAATACAACTTCTGCACTTGAGATCGAACTATCTGCGCTAAGAACTGCCGATACAATCCGGCTCATGCTAAGATCATCTCCTGGTCGCATGGCGCCTATTGCCGCCTCCACCTTGAACTCAGCCTGCCTAATGATAGTTTCTTTCAATGAATCATTAACTCGATTTGAAAAAGATATTTTAACTTCTATTTTTACTGGTATATAATCATATTCTCTTATATTAAAAGATATACCAAATCCTGTTGAACTTGCTAAGCTCTCGCGGACCATAGCTAATGTTGATTGAGATACTCTATTGCCTGTGGGGAGTAGATATACATCATAGGACCCTGATCCTGAGACGCCTAACCTTAAGTCTACGCTGGCAACATCTTGAAACCTCATTAAGCCAGATATAATATTAGAAGAATTTGCACCTTCTGATGCAACTGCGGCATTCGATATTCGAGATCTAAACGAGCTATCTAACTCTCTCCCCTTGGAATAGTTTATTGCATTAGTGTTAGTTACATAAACATCAGGATTGCCTAAATCATGGACTGTAAATTCTCCGGGTCCAATGTTAAGCAGCCCATCACTAGATGTAGATACTGAAACAAATACGAATGTATCTGTATCATTAAAAGAAGTTGAGTTTGATGTTGTTAGGGAGGTTCCATCATCGAACCGAGATATCTTTATTCCGGCAGGTATCACATTGCTGCCTAGCACGCGCTTTAATGTATTTACTCCAGTTACATAAAACTTTATAAGCTTATCACCAGCCGTCGCTTTAAAATTGCTTAAGTCTAATCTTGATACTCCAAAAATAGATCCGATGAGATCAAGGTAGTAACCAGAAGCTGTATCCAGATACGCCATACTGGAAGAGTCTGCTATCTCTCCAGATAATCTAGCCATCTGAGTATTCATAATATCAGTTATACTTCTTACGGAGCTTCCTACACCTAGGTTAGTGAACGGTGTATTCAATGCGATAAATCTTAAACTCTCGTCTTGAAATTGACTAAATGACTTTCTCTTTTTAGGCATTATGCTACTGCTTCCAGTGTGCCATTATTAAAGTCATACTTGTATGCTAGAATTATATCTTCCGAACTAATACTTGTAATAAGCTCCATTATGGGCTCCTTGATCTTAAGTATTATAGCAATCTCATGATTACCAACAGAGACTACTTCTAGGCTATGGTTAGACCAGTTAAGAATCCCTTGATCATTTAAACGTTGACTGATATGGAGTTTTATCATATTTCTTGTATGTCCGTCATTGGGTCTCCCAATAAAACGATCTGGACTTGCTCCAAAGTTTTTATGCGGATTATAGTCAGAGTATTCTGTCAGTAAGCAAAAATTAATAGCTCTTACGAGCGACACCGCCGAACTAGACCCCTGTAGATCGCCCGCAAATACGGACAGATCTCCATCTACTGTAGTATGTATGTCTGTCTCTGCGTACATTTGATCCTACTCCGGTAGAAACGAATCGTAATCGATCACTTCGTAAATATACTTAATTTCCCTCTTGTATTCATCTCTATCTAGCTCCTCTAAACCTTTTATTATCTCAGATCCTAGTGTTAATAGAAACAAGAATTCGCTGTTATCTGGCCCTAATATAGAAAAGGGGGTTAATGGAGTAGAGGGGATCTCTGATGCCCTATTATCTATGGCATTTCCACCAAGTATAGTATTTTCTGGAGCTGCTTCACTTCTAAGAGTATCTGAATCTAGTTCAATTTCGTCCCTATTGGCAGTGATTCCACCTGCTCCTTCATCTAGCCCAGGAGTGATCTTGACTTCCCCTCTATGGGGATTCCATGTTATCGGGCCAAGATTGATGTCACCATTATTCAGAAACACCTTAGGAACTTGTATTCTCTCGGGATCTAGAGTAGACATTTATTCCTCTTTTAACTACTTCGATTATTCATTGCTGGTCTTTTAACTACTTGGATAACACCTTTATCACATCCATCGTTCAATATTGCTTGCATACCATTTTGTAAATTTTTTCCTAAGGAGTTACTATTGCTGACATCTGCCGACTTAATTTGCTCAGATACTCCGATAGGAACTATACTCGTATGTCTAATATCTCCTGGATTTTTCCATGATATATCTAGTATAGTTATATGTGAAACATCGCTAGGTGCTCCAGTTCTTGCATTAGAAATCTCTAATTTGATAATAGGACTGTTTATAGGATTAGTAAAATCTATGTGGACATCACCAAAATAGCCCTTAGGCATTTTCCTTGTATAAGCACTAGCCCAATTAGCTATATATAAACCAATAGCCCGATCAGTAGTCTCGTCAGAAGTTTCAATAGCATCTATCTCTGTCTGAGTGAGGAAGCCAGACTTAACGTCTGACTTTAAAAATTCTATCTGATCGTTGATGCTACCCGATAGGCTATTTAGTTTATCCATTACCTTATTATATCGAGATCGCTCCATTATGACCACATACTGTTGTGTTCCAGTAGTTATCTCGCCTTTTATATTAATGATATCTCCTATTACGGGAGTACTTGTATCAAGATAAGGACCCCTGTAAACAATAGCGTGCTCTATAAAGCTGCTATTATGCATACTGGGGTGATTTTTGGCATACTCAACTAGTTTGTTGCCCGGTGTACTTCTCGCCATCAGATTCGCCTACCCTTCTTCAAATTGATCGAGTATATCCGGGGCTTCTCCTTGAGAAGCGATAAAGTCAGCCCAGAGGTATCGCGCCTGCTCCATTATGTTATCTATGCCATGAGGATTGCTACTTGCGACATCGATTGCACGGAGCCCGGCAGAGAACACTGTATTATTATATCTTAAAAGTTTTATCTTGGCCGGGAGGTATACTGGTATACTCCCATCAATACGGTGAGCGCCGGCAGAGAACACGTCTCCTTCATTTGCATCTATAACCGTTTGCTGAGATATAACTGGATTCAAGTACTCATCCATAACACTACTTCCACCTCGAAGCATCAATCGCCCATACACAACATTCAACCATATAGCTCTTGCTCCAGCGGTGATTCCTGCTCCAGCGATAGAGCCTATCGCAGCGTTTCTAGCAGATATCGCTGCGGTGTATGCCGCCGTCTCAGCAGCAGTAGCAGTAGCAGGAAGAGCCCCAGCGGCTATCAGCCTTATCTGCTCTCGTGTTAACATTGCCTCAGCTCTGGCTCCCAGGTGGCCAAAAAGGCCTGCGCCGAGGCCTTGGCTAGAGGAGGTGCCTCCACCAAATATAGCTCTACCTGCACTTATCAGTGGATCGCTAAGGCTATAAGGTGCATAGCCACTCTCTCCTGGCTGTAATGCCATTTTTTTAAGCGGTGCTCGAGCAACACCCTCTGCGAGGCGTCTGTTTGCTCTGTTTATACGTACATTTTGTCCGTATCTGTAGCCTCTTCTAAGAACGTTTCTGAATCCGGTTGTTGCCCAATTCCGCCAAACTGCTCGTTGTGCGACTCTTGCTCCAACAACGACTCCTGCTCCAGCGAGTCGAGCGCCGCTCGTAAGTATCGTTTTAAGTGTGAACCAGACACCTGATGTTATGCCACCGGTGAATATCGAGCCAAATAACGCTGCAACAGTTATTGTGTCCATTACGCCCATAAAGGTTTTACCGTTAGCAAAAGAATACATCCATCTCTCGGCCTGGCCTGCATTATACGTTCCCAAAAAGCTATTCACTCGGGTTAGACCTACTGGAACTACAGTAGTCGTCCATCCGCTAGTAGAACTGTAGTTTTGTATAACACGTTCAGCCATTATTTCTCCATGGATATTATTGACATTATCTACAATCCTAACTGAGTCATAAGGTTTAATATTTCTACCAATCATGATTAAATTACCACGATACATCTTTGATAAACCTTGTGCTAATCTGAAGTTATTAACTTGTAGAGCTAGATTAGGAGTAGTCGCATTTATCTCTGTAAAAGTTTCAAGGATATCTTCTGGACCAGCATATAATCCTGCATAATTCATGCCCACCGAATTTTTCCTGGGCCATATCCCAAACTCTTGGTCAGAATCTATCTGAAAAACCCCTGCTGACTTATTGATTCCACCTTCTTCTATGCCATAGTTAGTTGGCCCCCAATCACCCCACCCCGCTGTTTCATTAACAGTATTAATGGGTACTCTCAAGGAAACTGCACTCCACATATCGGACTGTGTCGCAACTACATTATTTGCTATTAGGTCATGATCAGAAGAGACTACATGGTGATCCCTAAATAGTTTATGAGTAAACGGTAGCATCTCGCTAGTATCGTCTTTGCTATTCATTATATCTTGCAGGACATCATTGTCTCTTTCTTCGCCATCTAATCCGATAGGGTTGAGTAGCTTGGTTGCCAGCTGAAGAGCTTGTTTGTATTCCATCAATGTTTTTACTATATAATCAACTGCAAGACTGTTGCCTGCTGCGGGATTCCTTGCAAAAGAAGTAGAGAGCTCTTCTCTCTTCGACATAAGATTTTTAAAGATCGAGATTTTCCTATCGGTACGAGAAGTATCCATAAATGTTGATGTCAGGAAGGGAACAATAGCTATTTGTTCCGTAGAGTTGACTTGCCAACTAGCATCGAGGTTTACCTCGACGGCAGCTCCTTCCTCTTTGCTCGTTGACTTAAATAATCCAAAGTCCGACTCGTTGCTAATCAACAATGGCCAAAAATCTAATCTCTGCCCCGCGTGGTGGACTGCATTTCCGCTAATCGTAGTACTATTAACTTCGAGAGTGTTATTCAATAAAGCACTAAGGCTAATGCTAGTATATAGCGGATTAGGCTTAAATGAATTTCCTCCAAAATTATATAAGGAGTTCCAGTTGGTTGTATTAAGTACATTCTTGCTGTTTAATCTGATCTTAGCTATAGCCTTAGAAGCTGTAGCTAGTTTGGTAAAGTCTGCTTCAGTTAATTTGCTCGTGTCTAAATTAAGGAATATAGCGAGCAAATTAGCATGCACGTCATCAGAAAGGTAAGGTTCATCAGAGATGGGCCTGAAGAGTGTATTCACCACTAGGTCTTCTAATTCCTTAAAGCCTCCATCTGCTTGGGAGAATGGGGCGGTCGGATGTACAGTAACTTCTGCTCCTGCGTTATAGCTAGCTCCGTATAGCTGGTATGCGTTTGTGTGAATATCAGATTTTTCAACAGCGGCGATTTCACCAAGCTTAATTCTATTATATCTAGTTATTCTTTTACTTATCTTATCACTTATGTGATTAATCCGATGAGCAAGAATCCTATATTTTCCTAGTTTTCTAAAATCATTCGCTTGGGTTTTTAGAGAAGTTTGAGCATTGTAACGGGCGACATATTCGCTCTCTTCTTTTGTGGCCTCTCTGTACTGATATGGACCACAGGGATCACCAACGAATAGCGTGGCGTCTCCTTCGTAAGGAACAACGGTGGCTATAAAATTAGGCATATATCTTACAACTTCTCTTATCCCATCTATCGCCGGAGCATTGGTAATAAGCCACTCGTTTGCTACCTCGGTACTAGTTATTTCAGCATAATTTCCTACACAGTTATACACATTTCTAGATAAGTCAAACCCTTGCCAACCAAAATAGTTAGATTCCATAAATGCATCGCCCCAGCTAGCATTGTCTCCTTCGATCTCAGATATGAAACCTACAGTAGTTTCTGAACCGAGTATCCTTTGTATATTACTATTCTCTTGTTCGTATGAGAATATGACATTTTCAGCGCTACCAGGTCCACCAGGTCTATATGGATTCACCCGAATTTTTTTGCCTAAGTGATATGGACCAGACACAGGGCTGTCTGTTGGATCATTGTCGATACCAAGCAATATGTAATTTATTATACTGATAAAACCAACATGCTTATCGTAGCCTCCATACGCGAATTCTGGCCACCAATGTTTCATCATGTCCAAGAAGTCCTCTTCTATAAATCCTCCGAAATCAGTTTGTAGTTCAGACTGAAATCCCTGAGCAATAATTTCTACTATTTGTCCTGCTTTAACCTCTGCGATTGTTCCAGTAAATACTGTTTTTAGCGCGGCCAGATTATTCCCATATCCCATCTTGACTACTATATGAATACCTGGTCTAAGCATAAGCGTCTTAATAAATTTTTCGCCTGAGTCATCATCTACTAATTTAGGATCCGAATTATTATAGAAAGAGGTGCTAGATAAAGTCCCACCAAAATTAGCTAGCTTCATTGTACATATATCATTATCATATATATGTGAAGAGATTGAGCACTCGAGTATCTCCTTATAGCCATGATAGTCGTCTTTTTGGTAATCCCGTTTTCGATCTTCTTCAACAAAGTACAGTCTTGCAGTAGGAAATGACTTCAACAAAGATTCTGTTAAATCAGGCATATGGGATAATTGCTGCTCGCCCATCTTTGAATACTGATTTTCTCCATTAATGGGTACACTTATTCCGCTACCAGGTTGATAGTATGTGGGAGTTTGAACATACTCCATTTTACTACCTTCATAGGCGTTCTTTTCTGGATTAAAGATTAGGCGGAGAGCCACTCGACCTGGATCGCTATTGTTACCAGTCATAATAAACTCTATAACTGGATATTTATTTTTAACTGCTCCATAAAGCTGTTTTGCAAACTCAGCATGCGCTCTCTCATCAGTCCCTAGAATCAGCGATAATTCATTCACTACGTCCCCATTCTCGAGTATAACACTGGAACCCTCGGAGTTTAGTGATTCTTGATCAACTAGAGCCGCGCCAGCGGCCATTTCCGCTGGGTTTTTTATTGCGTTAAATAATTTCCCCAATGTCTCCTTACTGAAGGTATCTGTCTCCGGTCCATCACCAGTCTGTCCTGGCTCTTCATTGATATTTTTTAGTATCGTTAGTCCGTTTAGAGGGAGAGTTATAACTCCTGCGCCTGTTTTATGTCGTGGAGCAATCCCGTAGCCTTCATTTCGTGCTTCATAGTTTTGATAATCACTGATCATCAACATCTTATCTCTATTTCTATGATAAAAGATGTCGGGGTCTATATAGCTACTAGCTCGCGCAGATACGGTACTGGCTATATCCTGTGTAGTCATCTTCATTAAATCAACAAATGGAATAGATGGGGTGATCCCATAGTCGCCACACTTTGGTGCGAATGCTTCCATTAAAGCATTAAATATAACTTCAGCTTTTTCGGGACTTTCTGCTTTGCTTATCTCGGAAGAAAACAATTCGCTATAAGTAGGTAGATACATATCTGAATATAAGTCTATCTCTTTAGTATTAAACTGCTCAACTTCCTCTTCTATCATTTCGATGTCAGACATATTTATTTCTGCCTTATTGGCGATACCATATATCTTTGAGCCTGCTTCATCTCTAAGGTAATTAAATTGCCATAGCCCTTTAAATTTTGCGACTAATTCTATCAATATGCTAAGAGAATTCTGCATGGACTCTCTGCTAGCGAATACGCGCCCTTGCTTTCCTAGAGTATATTTGTTATTTATTATACATTGAAAAATAGCATCCCATAGATCTTTGGGAATCATCTTGCCGCGCTTATGGAAAATATCTAATATACTATTTATATCATTAAGGTCTTCAGGAAGCTTTACTGACCAGAGGGTATCTCCGGTGTCCGGAAATTCTGTGTCGAGATTGTCAAAGAGTACCCCTTCTCTTACTCCATAATATGAATGCCCTTTAGGCCCCGACTCTATATCAACATCATGCCTCTCCATAGGATTTTTGACATGTGTGACTGGTGATTCCTGGTCTTTTCCCAGGGAGAGTATTCCCGCAAGCCAATTCACCTGGAAAACTCCTTGTTGGTGGCTTGGACCTGCTTTACTTCCACCCCCCCTCTTATACGCATTGTCTATCTCAAACCATCGACGAAACTCTTCTGAGTTCCCCTCCTGCTCTCTGAGTGGATCTCCTGTCTCGATCTCTGTCCATTTCAATCCAAATACTGAAGCATAATTCGATTCTTTGTCAGCGCGCAATGCTCCATGGACTAACCTAAGCAGACTTTTATATACTTCCTTATGGGTACTAAGACCAGAGTCTATCAATACTAATTCCTCTAGATCCCGATATATATCACCGGTAAGGAGTCGACCGGTTCTTTTCAGGGCGTACTGATAGATTATGCCCATAAAAATAGGCTGATAATATGTATCAGCTGCATTCGCTGACTCTGGGGCTAACACTGTACTGAATTTACCTAGGTCATCTGTTAGACCTAAAACGCGCATTAAGCTATCTAGCCTGTCCATATCATTTGCAGTTACCTTATCCCTGATTGAACTCGAAGACTCGTCCCCATTCTCACCTGGTCCAGTGTTGCGCTCCCACCATACTTTGTATAGCTTATAGAAATATTCCCAGACTGCTTCAAGAGGTTTGGTAGATACTGCCCCTTTCTCAAGGACTAGTTTCTCCGTATCATGGCTTTGTGTATTTTCCACTAATGTGAGTATAAGCCGATACAGATCAGGAGAGTCTGGATCGGATTCTATTGTTACAGATTGCGGCGAGATTTTATTCACACCAAGAGAATTTATAAGCTGATTTTCTATCCATCCGAAAGAGTTAAATACTGTTTGAGAAGCTTCAGCAGATACTAGCTTCGCTTTCATCGCCATGAAGTCAGCAATAATTTTTTTATTTCTGACTGCGAAGATAAGTTGGAACGAGTTTGAGTTTAAACCCATATACTGAATCATAGGAAATTTTGAGCCCATTAAAGGAATGTCAATTGATCTTGTATTAAATGTACCAGAGATCTTTTCTAGAACCAATGGACTACCTTCGTAGCCATTGGTGTATCTCGGGTTAGTAGTATCAAAGTCTATGATTCCACCGAATATATCCCAATATGTTATTCTTAGATCATTGCTACCTATGGGAGTTATATTACCAGATTTACTTCGTTCTCCTGCTAAGGCTGCTATGGTTACATCTATCTCTTTTTTAATTCTATTGGACGCCTGGCTAACATATTCCATGCCCCAGTGACACTCGCTAGGATCGAGTGTAGGGCTGCCTTCTTTGTCCCGGTATAGAATAGTGCCAAAAGGGAACGCTGGAGAGCTCATTATCCCAAAACTAAATCGACCCAGTATGGCCCCTGGCATATCATGCATTGTCTGCATGCTTGCGCTTTTAAAACAGACCGGGACAGGAAATTTAGGACCACCATTGTCTTGTCCGCCTGAATCTAGGTCTTTGAGAAGATTTGTATTATTCTCAGTCGACTTATTATCATTAAGTATATTCTTCATATGTTTTACTCCCTGAACAACTTCAGGGTGATTTTCAGTGAATAGGCCCAGGATATCATCGTAGGTATTATCGAGATCAAGAGCCTCGAGCATCCGATCAAATCTATTTTTCTCAGTATCGCCTTTACCTCCAATTACTTTTAATGCTGCTACGTCTCCGATCATATCGTATAAAGCAGGGTAGGCGTACTGGGAGACAAAAGCCATGCATAAGGCAGAAGAATATATAGAGTTCATTGGCATAAACTTAAACATATTATATAGATTTATAAAGCTGGGATAATCTCTTTCTGTAGATGAGAACACCTCGAAATTGGGGAATATAATATCTATAGAGACCGTATGCTTTGACTTGCTATTTGCCATCATTCCCGATGACTTGGATCTTGCGACCGGCACAGGTGTATTTAATAAGTGCTCTTGTATATTGATAGAGCTTGGAATGATATAAGGAGAAGAAGACATCCCAGAAGACTCAATTATTTTATAGAATCCTATTTGAGTAATATCTTCATTCTGGAAACGCAGGTCATCAAAAATTTGTCGCTTAGTGGCTAGTATGCCTTTAAGTATCTTCTGTCCTGTTTCTGGCAAAGGCGTGGGCGCGCTTGGATTCTCTAACTGCCAGTTAAAAAGTTTCGACTTGTATTTTGCTTTCTGATCCTCTGGTATCGTCTTACTGATATCTATATCTTTTAGCGCGCCGAATAATATTTCATTATGCTTATCGAGATCTATAATACTTGTACTCATGAATTCGATTGGACTTCTACCGACCGATTCTAATACTGTTTCGAGGGTTAGTATATCGCTAGTGGTAGGCATATTAGAATACCGAGTCCATTCTATCTCTGAGGTCTGTGGCGATTTCGCTTCGAGCCATTGTACCATTTAACTCAGATCTAAATGAACCCTGAATCTTTGGAACGTACCCATTATGAAGCGCATATTGGTTCGTCATGCCTCTAAAATCTGCTGGCGCATTCATCTTACCCGATACATTGAGTCTGCTTCTTTTCCCTTCGGATCTAGTGATACGAGCTATTCTGGTATTAGGCATTGCATTCGGATTAAATGTCGGGTCATTTGGAGTTGACATCACTGGAACTGGAGGTAATGTTCCCGAAGAGTTATACATAGATACCGGTACATTGCCGGGTGAGAATCTATCTAACGTAGATCGGACCGCCTCTATCCCTGCGAGGCCTCCTATTACCGCAGCAGCAGGCTTAAAGAACTTTGTTCTACTTATATTCTGGAAGAATTCGCCGCTCAACATACCAGACCTAGACGCGTTCGAGCTGACGCTTGCTCCACCTACCCTAGCATTGTCTGGGCCGTAGTCGGCTATATTCACATTATTCTGCCGCATCCTAGTCATTGTTTCATGAAACTCAGCAGATAGAACTTCGTTGAGGCCTGCGCCACTTGTATCCATCGCTGCTAATCCTTGGAAGTCGGCCATAGTCAATGAAGCAATACCAGACGCGCCAAAGACATTATCGTTAACTAGTCCGCCTATTACTGAACTAAGGTTTCTGACTACACCCTCGAATGGCATTCCTAGTCCGGTTCCCCTGGTCCCTACTTGTAACTCTTGGGCCATCACTTCTATAAACATCATTCGTTTTGCAAGATTGTGTGCAAGTTGTCTCATCTGTTCGTCATTACCGGAGCCACTCAGCTTTTGTAATATACTTAATGTTTGTGGCTCCATTTCATGGAGCTTTCGGAACAAACCATCTGTCCCGGGTTCTATGATCTCTGCTGCCCTTAACAAGTTATTAGATACTTGATCGATAAGATCCCCAGCTTTAGTCCCACTCCTGCCTTCTATCAGGTCATACATGAACCCCATGCTGCCGTGGTCCATATCAGATCTGGCCTGAGAGGAACCCGCCTTCAATGCGTTAAGGATAAGCTCTGCTGGTTCCTGCCCAGAAACACCGTGTGCAGCCTTTTTGAGGAACATATACTTTATCAAGTTCCGCGCATCTGTATAATGATATGTTGAAGCAGTACGAGTAGGCCCACCTGCCCCGGCCACGCTCTCTGTAAAGATGCCGCTAGCCTTACCTAAAAATTTACCCAGGCGATCTATTCCCGCATCGTCTAACCTGGCTTCAAGGTTAGTCCTTAACAGACTTTGACCCTCACCGCTAGCCTGCAAGTCTATTAACTGTGTAACCATATAGTCGACATAAGATCTAGCTCTGAAGTGCCCCTCGACAATAGGAGTAGAATGCCCATGGCCAGCTATTTTTATCAATGACTCGAAGGTATGCTGTCTTACAGTTGCCTCTGACGTCATATCTGCGGTCTGAGATATAAGCTTATTGACATCTCCATAATTAAAACTAGTCTGCCCAGCTAGGCCTAAGCTCCTCGCCATTTCATTATCTGGACTACCTTTAAGATTACTAAGTATGCCATCCATCATTTCTATTTGTCCTTGATGGATACCCCTCATAGTGGAATCGTCCATACTAGCTAGTCTAAATAGATTGATAGCATCTTTGTCAAGGTCGCCTTCAGCTGCAAACTCAATCAGCATATTATTAAGATATGCTGTATGCTTGAACTCAAAATCATCGACTATATCTGCAGAAGCGAAAGCTGTATCCTTCAGCAATACAGTCTGAAGCGCAAACATTTGGCGTCCGCCTGCAGCAGGTTCTCTTACTCCAGTAGTATAGTGCTTCCCAGCCCATGCCTTTTCGACTAGCTTGTCTAGTGCACCATCATCCATTCCTGGCGTAAAGTGCATGGACCTGAATGCTTTTTCGGTCATACCAACCTGGAATTTGCCAAGACTGCTATGAGTCTGTAGCCGCATTCTTGCGCCAGATTGTATCCCTGCAGCACCTATCTCTGATGAATAGAATAAGCCTTGTTTGGCCATTGTATTAGCGGCCATTACTTGATAAAGCTTATCTAGTTTTTTTCCTATATCGGATGTTTCAGCAAGCCGGTTATCTGCTGAGCTATCCCTGAGTGTCTCCACGCTTTCTAATATATCCAGATACATTGATTGAGCTTCTACCTTGGCGCTTTGTCCAGAGCCTAGCTTGGCAGCCGCATCATCGGCTAGCTTCTCAAATTGCCTCCCTCCTTGTGAGACTCTTACAAAGCCTTGCTCTTCAATGAATTGCATAGTTTTTGCGGAGGGGACAAGCATTGGCCCATGTTCACCTTGGATCAAGAATGCTTGATCTGAGATTTTGGCCACACCACCCTCACTGGAAACTAGTCCGAGCAGGCTTTTGCCAATATCTTCAAGGTTCACTTTACCAGAGGCACCACGTTTTCTCAGTTGATTGATACCATACTCGGATTCAATACCTCCAGCTGCAAGTTTTGGCCTAAATCGCTTAGGCCCTATCTCTCCACTCCCGTAAGCCTCCCCCTCTCCTTTAAATTTAAGCCGAGATACATCTCCAGTTTTGAGATCTCCATCAGCGCCTATCTTTCTCAGAGCCTCAAATCCGAAGCTCGTCTCTTTGAAGTGCCTCATCTGCTGATAGATAAGACTCATCTCATGATCTTTGGCGAATATTGCTGGATTCGCTTCGCTCAGAGCGTTAAAGATTAGTCCCTTTTTCTCACTAATCTGCTTCTGATGGAATCGCTGATTAGAATAAGGCTGGTTAGTGTCGGGATTTATATATTTTCCATCACGTTTTTTGAGAAGCTCGCCAGTTTTGGGATCTCTATCTGGATGCATTCTTTGCCCGTGAGCAAAGTCAACAGACTCTGCAAGCATCATTAGATCTCTTTGTTTTATACTGAGTGCATTCCTGCCGAAAGAACCCATAGGTTCTTCCGCTCTTGTTCCTACCTCCGCTGCGAGAGATGCCATCATATATTGCTTACCTACATCGAGATTTTTAGTACCGATAACCCCCATTCTTGCGAGTGTCTGATTAAGCGAGCCTGCTTGTTCCCTTAATGCAGCCTCGGCTTGTTCTTGCGTATGAGCTGGTAACTGTTTTAATATCTCGTGGACATCAACTTCATGGAATGTCTTTTCTATTAGTTCCTTGAATAGAAGAGAATCTTTTCCTCCGGCGGCCTCATGTAGGTGCTTCATGAACTGCTCGTTGGTTACACGTTCTAACTTGCTCCCCAGGCCGTGGATCTGTGTAGTTATCCCACTACCTATTATCTCTTGGTTAGAAGTTCCGCCCATTACGTTTACTAATCGCTGAGTAGCAACTTCGCTCCCAGTCTCTGTGATAATATGTGCAAGGTTCCTGAGCAGTGTTTCGTTAAAGCCGAAGTCAAATCCCTCTGCAACTCCCTTCATTGCGTCTGAACTCCACCGGCCAGAACCGGTTTTCGTCCTATCCATATCCTTAATTCCCTTAACGGAAATTCCTAGATCTCCCATTACAAAATGTTGTCCCCCAGATGAATCTATTCCTGTGAGCTGTCCTACGATAGCTTGCACTGCGGTAGGTCCAACAACCTGAGATGTACTAACCCTCTGGCTACCTACCATATGTCCTGCACTAACACTAGTACGTGCGGGTGCCCTTGTAGTCCTATGCGGCCCTTCCGCCATGATTAGTTCCAGCTGCCCAGTTCCAGGAATTAATCTATATCCGGTGACATATGTATGATCCGGATCCATTCCTCGCTGCTTAACAATATTCATCATATCGTTAGCATGCCTGAGGTCTTTCACCATCACATCTTCAGATCGAGCCACCCCTTGTCCAATTACTGCTTTATCTATACCAGCAGGTTGTACGTCGAACCCTACCGCGGAAATAGATCTTCTAACTTTACGGTCTGCTGTAACCTGCAAGTCATATTCAAGAGCTTTTAGCTGGATCGGACTACCAAAATTTACCTTTTGATCGCCTGCGACTTTGCTGGTCATCGACTGTTGATGCTGTCCAATTGCATCGACTAAATCATTACGCAGGAATCCTAAAAATTCTTGAGTCCCATCCTCTAAAATCTGGAGCTCTTTGAGATTGATTTTATGGGATACGGTACGTCTAGACATACCAGTCATAGGATCAAGATCTAGCTGCTTCACTAGCTCGCTAGACATCACTACACCAGAGTCGCCAAAAATTGCTTTGTTTAATACGGGGTCTGCAAACTGTAGTCCTAACGCCCTTATTCCAAAAGCTACGTCGTCAGAGATGCTCGCACCCCCACGTGCACTTCTGATTTCGTGCTTTAATAATTCGTTAGTCTCACTACTGAAACCCATTATCTCTGCTACAGCTGTAGGCAATTCTTTAATATCTCTTAGGACAATCGGGGCCCTGGACAGATGAAATTGCCTGCCTTTTTCGAACGTTTCCTGTCCGGGTAATACAGTAAGGTTTTTAACATCCTCAATAGTTCCTTTGATATATACTCTCTGCTTACCCCTACTACCATCTGCGAGGTTGGGCCTGAATGCAGATTCTGCGCTTTGTGGAGTCCATGCAAAATTGAAATTCTTGAGTCTTTCACTAAGAGGATCAATACCTAGCGCAGATGATCCTTCGGGGACTCCACGTTTAGTAATCCTCTCTATATGATCTGTTACGGCTTGTTGCGCAGTATTCAGCTCTCTGCGCATTTCTCCCGAATTAAATCTTTCTGCATGGGTATGAGGATCATATCCAGTAATCAGTATCTGCCTTAGTCTGTCTTCCTCTAGCATGAGTTTGAACAGGTCGGAATCCTGACTCACTTCTAGCATTATTTGGTTTCTGGCCCCGAGAAGATGCCTACCTAGCTTAGGCTGGCCAGAGTACGACATGGGGTCAATCATTCCTGCGCTATTTTTAGTACGCATCTCGAACGGGAGTCTATTGTCGAATAAGTCCTCTGTAGCCCCAATCACTTGATTTATAGTCTTATTTAATTTGCTAAAATCAGACTGATCCTTCATTACTGTATTGATTTCTCGATATACTGTTTCAGAAAAACTTGTAGGTTTTGTCAGACGATCGTTTCCTCCGATAGTTCCAACACCAGCAGGAACGCTATATGTACTACCTCCTTTGAACATATACTCATTCGCGCTCTGGCTAACTCTCCCAGGAAAATCCGGATTCATATCATCTGCGAATAGAGGTATGTGCACAGCCTTTTTACCTTGGCCATGAGGAGTAAACACAAGTGAGCCACCCCTGTGAACTAGCGTGCCTTCATTGCTACCTGCTATACCTGTTATTAACTGGCTAAGTCCCTCGCTCTGGGAGCCAGTCTTATATACATCTGGTAAATTATCTATACTACTAATTGTTTTCCCAGGTAGACTCAACTTGACCTTGGAGAACAGATCTTCTTGAGTGGTGCCTGTCGAGGCTCCTATGGCCAGTGCTGCTGCTAGGTTTGCTTTAGCGGTGTGGCTAATTCCACCACGCAGAGGAGGGGTTTCACCGAAATGAATATCGACTACATCTCTTTGAAATACCTTTATTGCATCTTGTCCCTCACTTGAGGCGGATCCAGGTGTGGGGGTGCTGGCCATCTTAGCTCCTTAGTATTTCTGATGCTATTCTAAAGTAATCGTCAAGTTCTTTTCTCGAAGTCATATCATAGTTGACTATATTTTCTAGCCCGGATCCGAGATCCTCGTTTATGTCGTAATCAGTTATACCTGATTGCATTAACTCTGCTTCCAACTGCTGTCTAGCTGCAGCATCTAGTCCAGATCTGGTATAAAAGTGATAGATATCTAGATCTGGTTCTGGGAATTCTGTTCTTAACCTATTTGCAGTTCTTGCAAACACCCCCGACCTGTGAGCATCATTAGAGACTGACCCCCAAACAGAATCCATTGTTCTGATTCGAACAGCATTCATTGGAACATCTGGATGGAACCCAGCCCAATCTGCTCCTGGCATTCCATGTGCCATCATGCTTTGTGCAGCTCTGGCATCGGGGTGTCTTCTTATATTGCTATAGTCAAATGAAGTATCTCCTTGCTTTGCCCAGGCTGCCTGATATACCGGTTTTAAGTACTCAGGAACATACTGCAATACTTCTTTACGTTTAGACGTAGTGAAGTCGAGGGACCTCATGAACAGCTGCTTTTCCCTTGTTGGCAAAGCGATTAGGGAGTCTCGCACAAACTGCTTAGCCCCTAAAGAATAGTCCAGTGATGCTACTGTCCGTTTTTTAAGATCTATAAAGTGCGCTGCTACTTTATGTAGTCCTTCTACCTTCGCCTTTTTCTCTAGACGCCGTAGCTTTATGTATTCTAGTGAATCAAAATATTCATCCATTCTTCTTCTATCGGTGACATACTCGGGGACGTAGCCTCCAGCTAGCTGACCAGTATTCATCGCCCGTATAGACGAACTACCCCCAAAGTGAATCGCTCCGGCAGTGGACATCACTATACGAGAGATGGGATTCGCACCCATGAGAACTCCGGTAGTGAACCCACCGATAGTTGCAGTAAACGGATCTGTTGCTTTGAGCTGCTCTGCCATTGGTCTTAGCATAGTAGTATATGGCTTAGTCCAATCATACTCATCTGTATCGTATACTTCTCTTTTAATATATGCGTCAAGCTCGTCTCTAACTGGCAGCATCTTGTTCGACAACATTGGACCGAGTATAGGTATTGTTATACCCAATCTAGCTACTATGTCATGCGAGAACACTTCCCATGCAGCACCAACTGCTTGCTCCGGAATAGTGTAATAGGCGTCTATGCCCTCTTGGTTTTCTTCATTGGTTTTTTGCTCGACTAGTCCGGAGAATTGTTCTCCTATCGAAGTAAATTTTCTAGAATATGTAGCGTACCTGTTTAACTTCTGCTTAACGCCTTCTTTTGTTTTTACTAACTTATCTGTCCAATATTCATCTACTGTTCCAGACTTAAGCATAGAGTCTACAAGTATACTGTAATGCTTATAGGATTCAGAATGGGGAGCAACATCCGCTAACACCATGAATCTATCTACAGCGTCATATATCCCAGGAGATCCACTATGCAGTCTAAAGGCAATTTCTTTAGCTGTGCCAGGCAACCTTAGTTCGCCATGGGGTATCTTTGAGTATGGGTCACCCGTACTGAAATCTATGTGGTAGTTTGTGTCTCCCGGGAAAACCCCCATTGCTGTATTCCCAGTAAAGCTGGATCTGGATCCAGGTAACCAGGATGGCATCGTATTAGGAATAGTATTTGTAGCTTGTCGCTGTGCTTGAAGATAATCAGACATGACAAATCTACGAAGAAGCTCAGTGTGCCCCATCAGGCCACCAACGCTTTCATCATAGAAAGCTCTAGTCGTAGAATTCATAAACCCAGCATCTGCTAGCTGAGGCGCAGATGGATTAGTGGACTTAAATGGCATGTCCCATAGTCCGAATTTATAGATACCAGAAAGCTCACTCATATGAGCGATGCTAGTAGACAAAGTCGCGCTCTTTTTAGCAGGAGATAATTCCGCCCTTGCGGGATACGGATCCATTCCCATCTCTACTACTGACTCACCTGGAGTTTGGTATGCTCTTAACCCAGTTGCGTTACCTCCCGGTACGCCCATGCTTCCTATGGTCCTATTCGATAATTTTTCTATAGAAAACGCAGTAGGGTAGGGTCTATCAAATCTATGTTTCTCTGCTAGATATTCATCTCCGGTAGGATCGAACATAGCTCCGACTAGAGGCATGTGCTCTAGAAGAGATCCAACGGCAGGAATATCAGTCAGTGGGTTTAATATATTTCCCGCAAGCTCTGGTACTCTAAACAGATTGCTTGGGGTCGGTAGAAAACTTACGCTTCTAAAATATTCTGCCTGGGAGCCATATAGTGTATCGGTATACTTGTACTCAGATCGCATCCTGGCAAACATGCCAGGAGCAAAATAACTTATTTTTCCACCACTAAAAGGTTGCTTACCAAGCATCCAATATCTACCGGACCTCATAGGAACCGGTTGCTCACCAGATAATATATCTCTAGTTTCCTTAGGGGTTTCTGTTATGCCTGGGAACGGAAGTTCTCCGATAGCTGCAGATATTCCTCCGGCTATGAGTAGGCCACTTTTGTTTGGTAGCATTTTTAGCGCGATTGCAAACGGTGCTATTGTCCGTATAAAATCTGAGGCTGAACTTTCCACAGATCCTGGCATCAAGTCTTCCATATATCTCGCTGCAGGAGATACACCAGTAAACTCTCTCAAGAACTGTGCAGAGATTTTAGCTACACTATAGGCATCTAACAGTAAGTTAGAGGCCTTGTACCCACCAGTAGGAATACCAGATAAATAATCTGCATATTTTACCCCCTCTAGAGCTAAAGCTCCTCCCGCTGCCATACCAAATATTTTTGCCGTGTTTCCTACAAAGCCAAACATTCCTGGAGTAGCTCTGAAGCCAAGACCTGTAGTCGCTCCAATCAAGTCATTGAGCCTAGTAGTCATAAAGTTAGCTACATCTGCTAGCCTACTAGAGATGTCGGACTTGAATGCGAATGAATCTAGGGGGCGAGTTTGTCTTCTCTCGAATCCACCAACTGGTCCGGCAGATACATTCTCGATGGCAGTAGCAGGGCGTACGCCGTAATCAGATTGGCTAACACCCTTTACTGGCTTGACTACTTTCTTGAGTATTCCACTTCTTTGTTCTCTCTGCACATACTCAATAGAAGTTTCATCTCCTAATGCAGCAAGTACATCTCGCTTAGTCTCCTCGAAGTATCCACGATCCCTGGGGTCTGGCCTAGATTGCCTCTGTACTCTCTGCCTAGATTGATCAATTAAGTCTAACTTAGATCCATCAACCTCAGAAGTTCCAGTCCTTCTTGCTACTTCTTTCGCCGTCTCATCTATTCGAGTAGTTTCTTTTACTACAGGTGTTCCCTTAGTCCTCCTTTTAACAAGATCGGTTGTAGCTCTTTTAAGGAAAGACTCTTGTGTCGCATACTTCCTTCCTATTCCTATGTCGTCTAATAGCGCATTAAACCATTTTAGTACAGGATTCCTAGATGTAGATTCTATTTCCTCAGAGGACATTCGAGTCTGGCTTTTAAGTTGCCCCCTGCTGGCAAGTACTGCTTCACCTATCTTGTTCTTTCCGCTTGCTCTATATCCGGAATCAACAAATTCAAGCTTAGCAGCAGTACTACCGTCTCCTCTGGGGGCTATTTTGAATAAGTCTTCACCTATTACGAGCCTGTGTGCAGCAGGATCAGATACCTCAGGCGCACGAACTATTGCGGAAGCTTCACCTTTACCGAAGAGGTGCCTAATGGGCCCAGCAAAAATATCACTAACACGCAGATTCGCAAACGGTAACTGAATTTCATCTGTCAGTCTTTTTAGTATACCACCGACATGTTGGCCACTTAATATTCTTGTGTCTATGACCTTTTTTGTAGCTGTATCTAAGAATATTCTTTCATCTATTCTTTGATCACCCGCAAGCAATCCCCATCTTTTCGCATCCACTAAGCCATCTATCTGATCTTTACCAAACAGATCAACAATTTGTTTATGCTGGATACTGTCTGTAGACATAGCGATAAGTTTATCGACGGTAAGATCTTCTACGCCTTCAGCTGAATTAAACTGTCGGGTATACCTTTCTCTAATCGACTCACGCATTCTAGTGACAATATCTTGGGCGTCCTGAGATATTGATCTTGTTCCTTCAACACCGCTAAAGAACGTGCCATGAATGTCTGCCTGATGCAATGTATCAAGATTTCTCTTCGTATCTTCTAGTATTTGAAGATGTGATATTAGAGGTGTACCTTCGGCTGTCATCCTGAGATTGGCAGCCGCTGCTTCATCAATCTTACCGGACAATCCTCCGGCGGTAGCAGCAATATTTAGATAAGTTTTAGATGCCGCCCGCTGGCCCCTATTAAGCATACTGGTGAGCTTACCAGCCACCTCCATACCTAGGTTGCCTAACGGTCTTTTAGATATTAAATTTACTGCTGCACCAATTAATGCTATCTTTGATATATTGCTAGAAAGCGCATAGTTCTCTCTTAGTATACGCTCTTCGTTAAAGGCGGGCTCGTCATCTCTAGATGATGCAATTCTATCTCTAAGCCGCTCAGGATCTTGGATAAGATCCCTATGGAAACTATAATCTCTAGGTAGGTTGGACTTATTTCTTTCTGATGGCATTGTCTACTCCGTAGATTGTGCTGAATTCCAACCTTCAGGGGATTGCGGTACTCGGTAGGAATCCGGCATCATTTTGCCCGGTAACCCCCTATGCATCTGCTTTTTCTGTTTTCTTACTTCTTTAGCAACTTGTTTTTGAGCATACTCTTCATCTAGAAACATTCTTAAATCTATCGGCTGTTCTAATGAAGTTTCTGCAATCGCAAAAAGCTTAGTCAATTCGGCTAATGTCATGTCCTCTAGCTCACATGGTTTAATCGCATGAAAATGCCGGGTTATGACAGTCATCATCACTGAATCTAACGAGTTAATTGCTACTCTAGCCTCATTGAAATAGTCCGCTATCCCCTCATTGGAGCTAAATCCAGATATATCTATTATACATTTACTTAGCATCTCAAAACACATACATGGTAAATCGTATAGCGGATTCTTATCTATATTAATCCAGTTAAATTCTGGCCAGATTATACAAGATTGCAGTATCTGCTCTGTAGGATCACATCCTAAATCGATGTCTTGCTGCAGAAATAAAAACTCCTGGCGAGTCATAGGTCTAATCAATATATTAGACACCTTAGACTCGCCAGGCTGACCAGAGAGATCAATTAGGAAGATTTCTTTGCAGGCTCTCCTTAGCCTAGGTATCTCTTCTTTAAGTCGTGGATCGAGAAACACATCCTAAACCTTAATTGGAGTAGGTGCACTTTGGTATCCTGAAATCGCAAGAATGGAATCATGAAGCGTAGTAGCTACACCTGAGGCCTTGCTCCTTAATTCATCTAGTCCTAGCGGAGGATGAACAGTGCCCTGGGCAGCAATAGCTTCTTCACTCATCATGTTGAGTGTAGCTCTAACTCCTTCAGGATTCGCAGAATCTGCAGAAGCTTCAACTTCTTTAGCCATGGCCTCTGCCTGTGTTTGGACCAAGTTACGGTACTCTCGGCGGTTTAAGCTTCTAATGATGAACCATTCATCAGCACAATTAACAACATTGACATTGCTGAATTGTTTTTTGGCGGCTTGGATGATCGAGATAAACTCTTCATCCCATTCAAGCTCCTTAGCTTGCTGCCACGTAATCTCTAACCCTGGAATTTTGTCTTCCATATTTTTGAGCTTGGGTTCAGCCTTACTCTTTTTCTCTACTACAGTTTCCAATGTCTCTCCTTAATCTAACCACCTGAGACACTATTGCTCAGTGTGTTATTTGCTTGATGGCCATCAGCCATTCTACGTGCTGGAGCATTCCTTTCAACTATTTCTTTTGCGAAAAAGCTATAAATCTCATAAATAGGAGATCCAGAAGAAGATACATCTCCACCACCAGTGGCTGAAGCAGATATTACTTGAGATTGACCAACTATATACGCATCTTTTATAATAGTTTCTATATGATCTTCAGACGTTATACTACCATATGCTACGAGTATATCAAATGTACGTTTTTGTTTATATGCTTCGTTAGTTGATCTTCTAAGGTATTCAACAGCCGCCATTGCTTCGGGGGTTCTAGATAAAGCTCCGGAACTGAAGTTACCAAGCATACTGCGTAGAGAATTTAATCGCGATCTAGAACTGCCTGGTCTGTTATCTGCATCAAAACCCTTTAGTATGTCATCCCCATAATCTTTGGCAGCTATTTGAGCTAGCCATTTTACTCTTTCAGTAGAATCTTTAGAAAAGAATTCTTCCGCATCATTAACTGCTTGTCTATGCTCCTTAAGATCTGTTTGGCCTTGTTTAGTGAACTCTGCTATTGCAGTGGCTAGATATCCTGGATGTCTATAATTTATGACTAACCTCCCCGTAATTATCTTTCTGCCATTACTAACTGCAGAGAAGGTATCATCAGCCCATCCATATAGTGGAGTCTTGGAATCCCTTGCATCCCAGTCAACTCTAAATGCATCGGATAGCCTATACCCTCCGATATAGATACCGACGTTACATGGAGTGTAGTATCTATCTGGCATTTAATAGAATCCTTTAAGCATAATTGTTCCCGCCGTATCTAGCCCCACGTGCACTTCTGATTTCGTGCTTTAATAATTCGTTAGTCTTCCCTGAAATCTAAGATTCGTCTCTAGCCAGGCTGGATCATACCCCTTCTCAAACAACGATGCAATATCGGTGTCATTCTCCTGACCATAAAATTTCATTATCTCTTTTCTTAATCTGTCTTTATCGCTTTCCCAGCCTGCGGCAGATAATGGGAAATACTGCTCAGCTACATATGTGTAAGTAGACTCTGTATATATATCGTCTATAGAGAAAGTGGTGCCGAAATTAGTCAGTGTAATATTATGTAAAATCGCACTTGATGTACCTCCAAGTTCATTGGAGGCCTGAAACACCATACTAAATTTAGGTATCTGATCAACAAATATAGTAGGCTCTCTTATCGGTTCTCCATCCGAATAAGACTTAGAAAGCATGTTAACAAATGCATCTCTGAGGCCTGCCGTAAATACCATTGATCCAGCTATAGTCCTAGACCCACGAGCATAAGCAACAGGATTTGTTTCTCCTAATCTCCTGACCGGCATAACGCTTCTAGCAGATGAGACTGTGACAGTCTGTAGCTTATTCTCAATTTCTGAAAATCCTGGATCATCCGTAGTTTCATTATGAAGAGCTGGAATAGTTATTAAGCATAGAATATCAGACCCAGCATAAGACAGAACATCTCTTTGGACAACTGGAGCTGTCCCCATCAAATCTACATTTGATGCAGCCTGAGCTAAGCGCTTTACACGCTTAGCTTCATCTACTTGAATCTTCTCATGTTGAGAAATTGCATATGCACGCATGTTACTTAAAATATCAGTCATGGCTAAGAATTAGGGAGAGGTCGGATTAACCAACCTCTCCCCCACCTCTCAATTCTAAAGCTAGTTAACCAGTAGGATTATCTTTATTTGCAATCGGTACATTGAACCGAAGATTGGCCTGGGCGTTCCAAGGTTCGACTTCCGTAGCAACGAAGGTACAGCTTTCGTCTGTAGTAATATCGTCGATAGACATACCACTACCAGCGTTCATTATCTCAACATTTTTAATCTGCATCCTGCATACATGTCCATATTCGTTAGCAGCAGATATGGTAATGTTGAACGGCGGTAATTGGTCATGATATGTCGCGCCAACAGATTCTAATCCTAGGAATTCCCTGAGGGCAACTACATCATTAGGATTATTTCCTGTTGTTGATCCGAGCACCGGGTCTGTTATGTTAGCTGTACCAACCCGAGATTGAGAACCCATTTGGGATTTAGTCAGCTCAGTCTTCTTCATTATGACTCTAGACTCACCAGTTATATCTTGCCGAGAAACATCGAGCAAAGCCGACCTATCAAAGACCAAGAAGATTAGCGATCCTGCGATACCTCGCTTGCCCCTAGAGAAGGAGCGCGGGTTTGCGGATCCCATTGTGTAAAGCGGCGCTTTCTCCCTTGTAACCGTGTAAGAGACTCCTTGAACCTCTCCTACGGTCACATTTCCGAATGTGACAATCATGTCAACACCGCTAAATGAATTGTATGTTTGTGTTACTGCTGATCCTGGCATTAGCCTATCCCCTCTCCCTTAGCTAGAGATATCGTAGTATTAATCGTAACCAACTCGAATGCAGGTACCATGCTCAAGTCAATCGTCACTTCTCCTAGAACCTGCTGATCTGGAGTAGATGATATTGCAAAGTCATAAGACTTTATTGCACCCTTCTTTAGTGCTCTCTGAAGATTTGTATCTATCGCACTTTCCAGTGCCGCGAGGAACGGTCCGCTAATCGGTTTGCCGATAAACGCCTCACCGGCATCTCTTATTATTTCACCCATTGCTTGAGTGGTTCTTATCGTAGTCACTCTAGTATAATCGGATCTCGAGTTGATTCCAGCATTAAATGCTCCAGTTATCCCAGAAGTAATTACATAGCCAGCTGCTTTTTGAAGTAGTGCTACTATTCTATGTTGAAGCAGAGACCTAGCCTGAACTCCGCTGAGAGTTCTAGCTTGCCCAAGACCAGCAAGAGGCCTATTCGTTACACCGATATGGGGCTGAACTACAGTAAGCATTGCAGCGTACGAAGCAGCACCATTGCTGTTAACATAAGAAACAGTACCAGCGCCTTTTGCTACAGCAAACTTCTTCGCCTCAGTACCAAATGCTCTTGCTGTACCTCCGACTACACTAACATATGCACCAGCGTCTATTTTGTTTCCATCACCATCAGTAGCAGCAGTACCATCGGTATCATTCGGCTGCATTAAGCCTATGTAGTCTGTACTAGGCGCAGATGCATCAGTGGAGTTTAGAACTGATCCCTTAAGATACTTCACCCAACTAGATCCAGTGAATGATTCACCAGTATAGCTGGCATTAGAAGCTCCTCCGTATACTGAAGTATCGCCGGCATCCTGTGTAAGATATTTTACATATTCATTAACAAGAGTAAGACTAGGCGTCATGAACCAGGCACCTGTAGTTGAAGTGAAGTCTGAGACAGCGGTAGCGCCGGCGTCTTTCCACGTGAGCTGTTTGGCCACATGTCCTATTGGAGTAACACCGATAACGCCGAATGCGCTATTGCTCTCTTTTGTCAACTGATAGCAAAACTCTCCAAGTTGAGCAACAAAACTATTACCAACAAGACTATCGGTAGCTGCAGCATCAGTTGTACCAGAGAAAGCTCCATCGGCATATGCTCCAGCGACATATACTATATCTACTTCATGATGCTGTAGCTTAGAATAGGTAGATGCTAGCTTGGTATACAGCCCAGACATGTGGTCACCTACATCTGTACCGGAGTAGGGTGTAATGACACCAGTGTCGGTTACTACTACTTCGATATTAGTAGTGCCGGCAGCTATTGCCTCTTCTATCGCAAGAGTGATTTCAGATGGCGAACCATCGGTTTGATTCCTCAAATTGCGCATAGCCACGCCAACATTATCTATCAGCAACGGCTCGTTCATCGGGATTATTCCCGGAGTTGCACCTTCGAAACCACCAATAATAGTTAACTTGGGTCCAGGATTAGGCGGAGCAATCCTGAGTCCAAAATCATTGATAGTAACATTGACAGTTGGTAGACTGTCAGTATTCGTAATTCCACTTACCATTTTTTCTTACCTCCATTAACCTGTATCTGTAAATCTCTGGTCTATTACGCTGTAGTCTCCATACAAGTAATTTCCACTTGCGTCATGAAAAGCATCAAAAATTGTTGCAAACCTATCTCCGAATGGCCCCATCACGCTACCTGCTGTTTCTGGACTTTGGCCAGTAGGAGGACTAACTGCACTGTCGCTCCAAGCTATTCTGCTCGACAAATTTATAGAAGTTACATTATGAATGACTTCTACTGTATGTTCTTCGGTTCTAAAATACCACTCTACGGTGTATCCTATTATGTCGTCTCGCCACACCTTAACTTTTTGGTCTGCTCGTCTCTGCCAATACAGTAGCTCTTGAACACCATTCTTTTTCAGAACCCAAGCATACTTATATAAGAAATCGTTAAACCAAGTTATTAGCTTTTCGGCACCAAAATGAGTGCTACTGTAACAAGTAAATCTTAATATATTATCGTACCATTGTCCACGTACCTGGATCGAGTAGTTTTGTGGGTCATCGGGATGCTTGTAAATTTCTCTAACTCTAGGCTTAATTTCTTTCATCATGTCAAATGGTCTCTTGCCTACAGTCCCAGGCTCTTGCCGTATAAGCTCTACCGATATCGTTGGAGTAAACGGCTCCGCCTGAGAGACCCCTATGTCTCCCGAGCTATCTGACATGTCTGTGCCAGGCGTGTCTGGGTAAGCATGTAAGAACTTTACAAGTTTAGTAGTTTCCGCCCCTATCCCATCTGGGTTGATAAACTCTAGCTTATCACTACCCTTTGGCCCAGTAATCCCTGTCTCGAGAAGGACTGCTCCATAGAACCTATTGTCTGGCGTTTTGGGTACATATTTAACTGTGTATATTTCTGATGTATTTATATTTCGTATCTTATCCCCAAATTTAGGCTCTACTATCATGAATGGGAATACAATTAAAAATGGATTTTTCTTAGAAACAGTAAAATACATCTGATATTTAGGCAGCAATTTACCTATCATATCATATATATCTTGCACATTTGCAGATCTGTCAGCCATAGACCTAGGCGGTCTAAGGAAGTCTTCTTTCTCAGTAATACCAAGTATTATATTTCTTGCTATAGGGGAAGTATTAAAATACTGTAGTGTTAGTTCGTCAAAATCCTCAAGGATAGGATCGCCGGACTTATCATTTCTAATTGACATTCCACACACTCTCTTCACATAAACACCTGTAGTATATTATTTTACCATTAATTCCACGCTGCTCGCTCACATCCTGTATGTCGTAGTACTTAGTTATCTTGAAGGGCTTTATCGGCTCTAATGTAGCTTCGTCTATAGCTAGTTCCACTATCCAATCTAGCTCCCTCGGATTCATACTATACCTAAGATAAAAGATATACTTGGGTACAGTTATTAATCCTATTGGAGTTCCTAGCTCATCAGATCCACCTGACATTCCTACAGGACTCTTCCTGGCCTTAGTAATGTGATCTGTATATGTATGTCCAGACGTGGTCGTATCTGGTGCAGCAGTCAAGCCTTCACCAGTGGGACTATCTACGTTGGGAGAGCTAGGACTAAGCAGCACTTTTCTAAGCGCGATCCAGTACCCATTCTCTTTTACAAACTTCTCAAACTCTAATCTCATTTGAGTCATGATTATCCATCTCCCCATAGATTATCGCTAGCATGCGTACCACCTATTTTATCAGACGCTGGCCTAGATATCTGTGTGTCGGTTGCCGATATCCTGGGATCTTTGTCGGATATAGCACCTTGAGGTATACTGTCTTTTAGCGCAGGAACTAGTCTGACTATTACATCTAGACTTGAACTGATAGCAGAATCCAGGAAGATACGAGCACTATTAGTAAAGTCTAGGGATATTGCTGCGCTGGATAGCGCGCTAGACACCACATTGCCAACAATGGGAACTATCAGTCTGGCAGAAGTAACTCCTTCCGAAGAAACCGATCCAGATATAAGTATAACTTTCTCTGCTCCAGCTATGATTATAGTCTCACTAGAAATTTGTCCAGATAGATCACTACTGAGTGATAGAGAAGCTGAAGTTACACTAGAGCCTGCAGTCTCTGCAGATAGAACCTTATCTCCTGTTTTAGACAGGCTTGAAGTAACAACACATTCTCCAACAGTAGTTCCGGAAACACTTGATACAGTAGAAATAGTAGCAGTGCTAATTGCACTTCCTGTTGCAGTCGCAGATACACCGTGGATCAGGAGTGTACCGGCCTCGACTATAGCCTCACTTGATATAGCTGATTCTAATCCTACACCTAGCTGCTGTTCTGAAGTAGCTACTGACTCACTCGAAATAGATCCGGAAACATAAGTCGCTACGCTAGTAGAACTAGTAGAAACAGATACACTTACTATTGAAGCAGCAATAGCGTATGTAACGCTAACGTTACCAACAGATACTGCAGTACCTCTGATAGACCCTACGCTTTCAGAAGTAGGTAATGCTGCTGAAACTACTGCCAAACCTGAAGAAGATGCACTCAAGTCAGCGACGAGGTTGAGCACACCTGTAACAACGCTAGTCGAAGTAACAGTCGCAGTGAGAGCCGTATCCACGAGTGTGGCACTTATCGCAGTTCCCTCTGTGACTATGGAGCCCCTCAGATCGGTGACCACGCTAAGAGTACTGGCGGTAACGCTAGTGGAGCTGACAGCTGCGACAAGAGTTGTGTCCACTAGTGTGGCGCTTACTGTGGTTCCCTCTGTGATTATCGAACCTCTGAGGTCGGTAACCACGCTTATACTACTGCTAGAACTAGAAGATCCGATAGTACTGGCAACGACGAAAGCATCTGCTGTTACAGCAGAAGTAGCAACTGTCAGTCCTGTAATATCAGCAACTACAACATAATCTACGACTGTAGCCAGCTGAGTAACTGTAGTTCCTATGGCGGACCCAGAAAACTCTGCTACTCCTGATTCTGTTAGTGCTGCTGAAATATCACATATTCCTACAGATTCAGCTACGCAGCTATACCCCATAGTTAGCGTAGATGTAGCAACAGCTGTACCTGCAGATGCTCCAACAGAAGAGTAGGAGGCAACAGCGCTGCCAGTAGCAGTAGCTTCTCCAGAAGCAGTGGCAGCCAGGTCGGTAACTATACTAAGGGCACTGGTAGTAACAGCGGTAGAGGTTGTAGTTGCAGTAAGAGCTGTGACCACGCTGAGTGCACTAGCGGTAACGCTGGTAGAACTAACAGCTGCGACAAGAGTTGTGTCTACCAGTGTGGCACTCACTGTGGTGCCCTCTGTGATTATGGAGCCTCTGAGGTCGGTAACCACGCTGAGTGCGCTGGTAATAACAGAGGTGGAGGATGTGGTTGCAACGAGGTCAGTAACCAGCAGCGTGGCACTCACTGTGGTGCCCTCTGTGATTATGGAGCCTCTGAGGTCGGTGACCACGCTGAGTGCGCTGGTAACAACAGAGGTGGAGGATGTGGTTGCAACGAGGTCAGTAACTACGCTGAGTGCGCTGGTAACAACAGAGGTGGAGGATGTGGTTGCAGCAACATACGTTATAACTTCTATCGCAGAAGATATACTCACAGATCCGATAGTAGATCCAGTAAGTTGCCTGTCCATAGCTTTAGTGAAGTTAGATGAAATTATTGTCCTACTGATAAGCTCAGCTGCAAGATCAGTAACAACACTAATACTACTTTCAGCAACAGAGGTAGAACTAATAGACGCAATAAGATCAGTGACTACCAGTGTAGCACTTACCGTGGTTCCCTCAGTTACGATGGAGCCTCGAAGGTCGGTGACTACGCTGAGCGCACTGGTGGTGACAGAGGTAGAAGTTGTGGTTGCAACAAGAGTTGTGTCTACCAGTGTGGCACTCACTGTGGTTCCCTCAGTGACTATCGAGCCTCTGAGATCGGTAACCACGCTGAGTGCGCTAGTGGTAACGCTGGTGGAAGTTGTGGTTGCAACGAGGTCAGTGACCACACTGAGTGCGCTGGTGGTGACGCTAGTAGAGGTAGTGGTTGCAACAAGGTCGGTAACCACGCTGAGGGTGCTGGTCGTAACGCTCGTGGAGGTCGTGGTTGCGACAAGATCGGTAACCACGCTAAGGCTACTAGTGGTAACACCTGTAGCAGAGATTGAAGCAGCGAGATCGGTGATAACCGAGATGCTGCTTTCTGTAACCGCCGGCAGAGAAATTGAAGCTCTTAGATCCGTAACAACAGATATATTGCTTGCAGCAATACCTTCAATGACTATGGAAGCAGCTAGCTGTCTGGCAACCTGAACATCGCTGGAGGCAACCGTATCTGACTGAATCGCCCCTATTACATCTGTAACTACTCCAGCATTACTGGATATAACACTATCGGAAACTACCGATCCTCTTACATCTGTAACAACACTAATGACTCCCTGGCTGTCAGCTACACCAATGATAGTGCCTGTAGCAAGATGGTCGACGCCAGCAGCAGCAGAGACTGCCTTTTCCCATCTCGCCTTTAATGGACCTATGTTCCAGTCGCCGTCCTTGCCAGCAGCAAAAATCCTAAATTGATATGTTCTACCTTCGACCGCATTATCTACAGATATAGACCATCCACCTTCAGAATGATTATCTCTAATCTCTGCAGAAACATTTTGCTGGCCATTCCCTTCTTCAAATTGCAACAATCCTGGCGTATAGTTTTGATCAGTACTCGCTTGGTTAATTCTAGGATTGATAGAATTGCTATGGACAAAGCTTGCATCAACTGCTCCCGTTAAATATAGCTCATGGGCGCTATTGGCCTGAAGGATAGTATAGCTGCCCGGTGAATTAACATCCTTCCATTCAAGATAGTGATTATTACCAGCACGTATTCTCTCACTTTCGTCTAGTATATTTGTAAATAGAATAAAATTATCTGACCCAGTATATGTATATATACCTGACTCTGTCGCTGTAGATCCTGGGCCAGCGAGGAAGGGAGTTACAGCATCTGCTGTACTAAATCCAGTAGTTAGTACTGTACCTATCTCACTTGCCACTTAACTCCCCTAAGCCTGGTCTAAGTCAACTCCGAAAAAGATTTTTCCAGTTTCGTGTTGTACGATATGGTGAGGTCCATTTGGTGGAGATGCATAATACTGAATAGTACCACCCTCTAAAGCTTCAGCATTCATTAACCAATATCTTGAGTAAACTACATCTTTGTCAGCGTTACATACAAAGCCAGTTAAGCTAATATACCAATCAGCGACCCCTTCGGTATCTGCTGATACATATCCTGTTCCAGGCAGTAGGTAAGTTAAACCATTATAGTAATCTTCTACTGCAAATCTAAAGCCCATGCCATCGCCCAGGAGTCCCTCTAGCGAGAAATTCGTCAGCTGCTCTACATCTCTGCCAGCAGTGAATAGTTTATCCCGATATACAGGATTTCCATCCATGTCTACACCAAACTCTTCACCATAGAATTGATAAGTTCTCGACATTCCGGCTATAGTCGCACTGACTTTATGATCTGTTGGGCCTGAAGGACCCTGGCCTACTATATCATATGGATAACCTGAATCAGGAGAGGTACTACTTATATTAGAAACAGCGGATTCAAAGGTTCCATTAAGCACTCCTACATCTTCGTAGTCGGCTACTGAGAGACTGGCGCCAGTTTCATTCAATCTAAAACAATGAACTAAGTCAGACTGTTGATCTCCATCGACAGGTACAGTCTTAAGACTCTCTAGCTTTCCGTAGTTTATAACAGAAGCCATATCTGACTTCCAAAATCTATGCTCGCAGTGTCCGCCAGGCCAACTCCTATTTAGTTTGCTAGAAGCGCTATTATTCTGTTGCGTACCGAAGAATCCAGCAAGACCTGAAGTACCTAACATAGAATTATCATTATTATCTAGCTGTCTGTGTATAAATACCAAGATTGGCCCATTCGCTGGATCAGTTTCACTCCTGATCATTCTAAAATACTTACCAGGCGTATGAGTAGTATCACCCTCCTGTGGACCCCAAAAAGTACCATTAAGATTATCTACTGTTCCACCTGCATCAGTCCCATCAGAATTTTTACCCAATCTGCCGACTAGCCATTCCCACTGACTATCTGTACTGTTGTACCTAAGAACAGAGTGATACCACTCATCTGGACTCATCCAGTCATCTGCGTTGGCTGTCTCCAGGGCTACATTACCGGACCAGCCGTTAGTGCCAGTATTTCCCCGAACATATCCAAATCTTACCCTTAGTGCGTTGGTATTTCTTAGCCGTAACTGATATCCGCAGATTTTAGAATTCGACTGTTGCCTTATATCTACAGCAAACTGGTAATTCGTACCTGAATTATCAAAACGTGAAATATAAAAAAATGTTTCTATACATGTAACACCGATTTTGCTAGCCCACATACCGTCTAACTCTGACTGCGTTTGAGGGAATAGCCCATGAGCCTGGTGACTCTCTAGCCACCAGCCAAGATACGCACCTGCACCCCGAGTTGCGGTAGTATGCTCCGTGTCTCCGAGATGATATGGATCATATGAGCCTGTAGGCATTATATCTTCCTGTCAGTCTTGGTATCTTTTCTTCTAGCATTTTTTCTTATATTAATAGCGGAGCCATTGCTATAAGGATTAGATACCGATGCTACGCTATTAGCACTAGCCCAGAATTCACATGTGATCTGTACTGAACTAGTGATAGTAGATCCTGCAGTAACAATTAATCTTAGTCTAGTCATAGTTGCACCCTGCAACTGCAGAATCCTATCTTTTATATCAAATATAGTTATTCCGCCGTCCAAACCCTCCTTAATCACATCCTCTTGATCACCCTGAAGATAGGCACTGGACCATACAGCTCCAGTAACAGAATCATCATCCTCTAGATCCTGTCCAGTGGGAGCAACACTGGCTGTCCACTCGACATATCCATCGATATCTAATGAGCTGTCTATGCCGCTATCAGAATTAAATATTCTATAAAACGTATCCTCAAAGTAAGAGACAGGTTGCGGCGAAAAATATCCAGTAAAAGGAAGGGTTATCCCACTAGATAAAACGATACTCTCACTACTCACAGGTACTTCAGAAGACAGATATGCACCATTATTCCTGGGCATACCTATATGAGAGTTAGGAGTTCCCATGACAGAAATAGAGGTTAATACTCTTCTGGCCATAGTACTCTCCTATAGTATGTAGAATGCTTGCCCACTAGCAGGAGTGGTATGTATCTGGCTTATTGTTAGCGTGTTTGCTGCTCCTGTGACGTAGTCTTCTATGAAGGCGATTCTTCCATCTAGATTTCCACCGTGGAAAAGAACTGTTCTATCAACCCATTGATCATTTAGACCGGTTAAATCGCTACAGACAACAGTAGTTAAAGAGCCTGCGGCAGTCGTAGTAAAACTCTTTGCAAGAGTTGGGAAGTCCATATCCATTTGGTGTTGGGCACTGGCGTGGCCATAGGTTTCTATAGCTATATGGCTATCCATAAATACTTTTGTGGCGGTAGCATCTTCTATTTTTAGATCTATATGAGCACCCGACATTTCAGCAGCGGTCAGACTTAACTTATACACTCCGACAAAACTATTGTTCCATTTAGTAGGCTGATTAGTTGTATTAGCTGGAGCTCCAGCGTCTATTGATATTAGTGTGTCTCCGGACGGCAAACTAGTTACATGATAGAGTTCATCTCCAGCTGTGTTATATACAGGAATGAATATATCTGTAGCTACACCATATTTTCTCTGAATAGGATTCATCCTACTCTCCTAACTCTACATCTCGCGCCTTGCCAATCAAAAAAGGATGCCGTGATAGAAGACCATTCTTCATCATCTCTATCCACTGATCCTGAACCACTATGCGACCCTTTGCCGGAAGTGATCTTATACCCAGCCCACAGGGAACATGCATTCCCTACTGTAGTTAACTGAGTATACCCACTTGGAGTAGTCCAGTCCGGAGAATTAGTATGACAGGCGGCTAATACTATTAGTCTTCCAGAAAGCTCAGGAGAGATAGATGGAAAAGTAATTGTCTCACCCGAGCTACTACTGCTACTTGAACTAGCCTTATCCGCAACTAACCTAGATCTAGTCCCAGAAAATTCCGACACAAATACATTATATTGTTGTCTGTCACCAAAAGTAACCGTGAATGATGTAGATTCAGTACCATCGGCAACTTTATACCACAGCACAGATCTAGCATCTGATCCGTTCGATACAGTTGCTATCTCTGTCCACGATCCGTTAGATGTACTTGATGGATCCTCGCTAGAACCTAGTCTACCCATGAGCCCCAGGACTAGTAAGTTACCTTTAGTAGGAGAGGAGGCCAGGGTTGCTGTTATAGAAGTAGTCCCGCTGCCTGAAGTAGAACCAGACTGGACATGGGCTATAATAGCCATCAGTAGGTTAATTCTATATCTATTATTCCCGCCTGATCAGAACTACTTATGACTATATCCATAATTCCCCCAGTAGCAAAATCCAGATCAACAGAATGGTCTACTACTGAAGTAGTTATGTCTATCGCGGTGGCGTACATATTCACCTTATTCTTCTGCATCATTATCGTGGAGTCTGTACCCCCAACTCTGGACACTCTGATACTGCTAATGGATATACCATCAAGTACCGAAGTAACCACCGACGCTGGTAAAGAAAGCGGCGGATCAGTTACTGGGTCATTCGACCCAGTAGGATCCGCCACAAAGGTCATTATTGCCACGATTAACCTAAACTAGTTGTTAACGCTCTTCTATTGTTAAATTATTAGCCGTTATCCTAACTGAATCTCCATCTGCCACGCTCTTTGGAGTATCAAAAATACCATAGTAGTATGTACCAGTTTCAGCTATTACACTACTGGTAGCAATGATAAATCCAGTTACAGTGCCCCATGATGCAACAGTAGACGTGCCAAAATTAATCTCATTGCCGTTATCAATAGTTGTTGCAAAGGGATCGCCGGCCGCAGTGGACGCAGCATTCATAGAAGCTGCAGTAAGTCGTACTCTACTATAACCAGCCGAGGCAGCAACTTCATGGGTGCTATGCCAGGCTGATGCCGCGTTATCATTTACAGCAGGATCGCCTGTAACTAGCCCAATGTAAAGATCAGTATTCTCTGTGCCAGCCATCGGCGCAGCACCATCATCAAACAAATAATTTAGAAGTATTCTTTCAAATTCAGCAGTTTTTGCTCCAGTAGTTGCCATTACTTAGACTCCTTTTTTGCTTCTTTGCCGAAGTCTGCTAAGCCTTGGCCTCCGAGGTAAGCAATTGTAAGATACAATGTATCTTTCATAGCTTCTTCCGATAAACCAAAAAGCTTGCCTGTTACGATAAGGATCGCGGCCAATACAAAGGCCTGCGATTTCTTAGATTCTGCTCCACTAAATGGAAGCAACGAAGTTAAAAATTTCATAGATTAGTCCCCTTCAAAGAGATCTCGAGCTCTTCTTTTCTTTTTCTAGTATACCAGCCTGCTAAAATGCCTACCACCCCAACAGCTAGAGTACCCCACTGAGCGAGAAATGGTGCAGCCAGTGGGGCTATTTTTTCAGCACTTGCCAGTTCTCCGGTTTCGACTACTACAGCGTCTGTTCCCTCGCCAACGATATCTAGCGGCCTAACAAACGCATCTGTTTCAAGTTCCGATGCTGGCTGGCCAAAAATTGCACAACCGGATATTGCTAAACATAACAAAGAGATACTAACTATTTTCATTCTTCCTCCTCGTAAGGCTCGTACTGTGGATAAATCCAATGTACCCAATGGTTCATTATCACTCTAGGATTATTGCACCCTATTAAGCAGATTATACTTAATCCTAGTATAGATAGAAACATCATTACTGAGACTTTCTTACTTCCAGAGAAGACAACTTTCTGCCTAACTCATTGAGCGAAACTCTCATGTTATCTATCTCTTTTTGTATATTCTTTATATCACCCTTTAGCAACAACTCCAAGGCCTCAGGATGTCCATCATTTACATGATCTTGAAGTCTTTCTTCAAGTTTTTGTAAATCATTTAACATAATTTCCTGGTTAATCCTTATTGGAGCAATCTGTCTCTGTAGACTTAACTCCTGCTGGTTAAGCAGCCCCCACATACCTCCGATTAAAGCTATTACGGCAGCCAGGCTACCGAAAGCTCTGGCCCCTGATTCTCCATTATTAGCCACGCTCCTACTCCGTATCTATAATACCGGGTATTAAGCTATTTCTTTCTCTGGCGGTATTCGCTGCCGGTATTGGGTCAGATACATAGAGGTTCCTTTGTGGATTAAACAGGAAGGGTCCCCTGACCTGTCTAGATCCACGTTTGACTACCGACCCTACATCTCTCGTGGCGGATCTTGGCCTGTTCATATAGCCGACCAGGGCCGCCATAGCGGTGTTCATTCTTGTTTGTAGTGCTCGCTCTTTTTGAGTAGCTATATCTGCACCAGCAGGGAAATATGATATTCTAAAGTCACCTAGTTCTTTACTGGTTCCAGCGGCTAGATCCTTAGTTCCTCTCACATCATGAAGTATATCCATTGCAGTCTTGCACTTTACATATTCACGAAATGATCTATTCTTAGAAAATTTAGTTATATTTATATTTGCGCCCAAACTCTCATATACATCTATAGTGTTAGCCCATGCTCTAAGTCCGATATAATCATCTAAGTATGTATTAGGAATCATCGTTCCCAGTTCATTCTTAACTACTCTGACTCCGACTAGATTAGGATAGGGCTCAGTATGGAACGTAATCTTTTGCGCAGATCCTAGGGTATTGCCACCCGTATCTGCTACGGCTGCAGCAATATGCACCTCTACTGTCATATTATTAGGCCAGTCTCTAGCAGCATCTGGTGTAATAGTTATTACCTTACCTGCTGTGCCTAGAGTCCCTATCGATAGATCTGAATAATTGCCACCGGTATTATTAGCATAGAATATACTGCCGGTTGCTAGCAGATGTTCTTCATCCAGGAATGCGTACTGTACTACCTGCACATTATCATTGGTTACAGTAGTTGAATCGATGTCTGCTGAAAAAGTCAGCTTTATCGTGTCCGTAGTGATGTCGACGCCGAAGGCATGATTGGTAGGAAGACTAGACGCCAATGTGAGAGAAGTCGAAGTTAAGTTAACATCTCCTGGAAGATTAAGGTCTCCACCAAGTGTAATCTCCTCTGCGGTTCTAGCAACAGAGGTTGTATCTAACTGGCTTCCTGTTTGAAAGGAAAGGACGCTAGTCGTGACTAGACTATGGCTAGTGCCGGATTTTATAGCCCCAGTAGAAAGAGCCAGGTCGCTTCCTATTAAAGTCAGCCTATATATGGAGTTAGATATAAGTAAGGTATATGGAACTATTGTTATTTTAGTGCCGGAAACACTAAGAGTAGCATCAACAACAGTATCCAGAGCCACAGATCTAAGTACCACTGTAGCCCCGGACACTGAAGTAGCATCTAAGCTAGTATTAAAAGTTACCTCTAATTTTTGATTGAGGTATACGTTGGTAGCACCATCTGCAGGGGTAGACGCGGAAAAGACTGGTGCTGCCACAACATACCCCTAAATTAGATCTTTATTTTTTGGTGATGTTTCGGCTCCAACACGCATTCCTACATCTACTGTCTTATGCCCAACATCTATCGTTCTTTTACCAACGATTGAATCTATTATTTTTCCAGGGCCAGGTATATTATTCAATGCGTATTCGAAGTATTCTATGAATCTCGCTCTAGCCTGGCTGTTTTTTTCGTACTCAAGTAGTTCATCTAGCACCACTCTTGCACCATAGTCTTTGGCTATTTTGCCAGAAACGACCGGAACTATATGAGGATGCAGCTCTTTGATGTTCTTAGAAGATTTTATCTTCTCCTTGAGATCATCAATAAGGTCTACTGGCTTGTCTACAAACGGAATGTGAATTTTAGACTGAACCAAGAATCCCATATCTATGGACTTTTGAATTATCTCTCTATCTGCCTTGGAGACCTCTGCAGTGACTTTAGCAGTAGGACTGTCTGCAGTTAAAACAAAATTGTCAACCGCATAAAACTGCCTGGTCTTCATGTTTAATGAGACATAGGTATTAGTTTTAATTGGCTTCAATCCTGTCGGAGACTCTGCCTCATCTGAAATCTTTATTGCCATTTTACCTACTTAAATCTAAGCCCGGGGGCGAGGAAGCCCCCGGGCTAATCAGCTACTCAACTATTGCGGCAGTGTCGTACTAGTACTACCGCTCAGATCACCAGTACCAAACTGGAGTACAGGCGCAGACTCAGGATCGATCGACTTATCGATTACGATGCCCTTAGCAGTCCTAATGGCTTGACCGTTATTGATGTTTTCGACAGCATAACGTTCGCGCAGCTTGACCTTGCGAATATCGCGTGCCGGATCATCAAACTCCTCAGTAACAACATCTTCATCAACAACCAGTACACCAAGTTCGTTGGTGTCAACCATCCAGAAGTCAGTTTTGTTAGTACCAACATCATATGGAACGAATGGGCTAACAATAATGTTGAGTGAAGCAGGGAATCCTGCCGGAAGCCTTGACGAAGTAGTAGCAATGGCAGAAGGATCAGTTAACTTAGTCTCCTGATTTAATCCTCCAACGCGGAATTCTCCGCCTGAACCGGGGCTACCGGCATAGTTTTGGAACATTTCACCATTATTGGCAAATCCAAATGCACGCAACTGGGGATTAAGTGCGAAGGTAAGCCATCCGAATGGATGCATGATGATTGCGTTTGGCACATAACCATCATCGATCATACTGGCATACATACGGAAGATGTCTTCAATGGTAATTGTACCATTCATCGCACCGTCAATGCCCCTGCCGCTTGAGCTCCTGGGGGCAACAGCGTTATTATCAATGAAGCCAACACCGGCAGTACTGATCATATCAGCAACTTTTTGCTCCTTATGACGGATCAGGGCACGACCTGCTGCACGCAGATGCATACTCATTACATCAAACAAGGAGTACCTAAGCATCTCATCAGTGAACTTGACGGCAACACCCGACTTTCCGATGGTCGCAGTCACTTGACCTGCGAATTCCATCGTCTGTTCTGGGTATTCCCCACCCTCTGGGATATCAGCAGCAGCGAATGCGCCCATAGCCGGGAAGGTTAAACTAGTTCCAACCTGAAAATTAATCCTCTGAAGCAGGGGAGTAAGAGCAATTGTTGGTTCAATCGCATCCCTAACAATCTGAGAAACAACTTTCGGTATGAGCATTGGCTGCTCAAACGCAAACTGCGTATCGTAAAACTCATCCTTCTTGATTTTGCCAGCCTCAAAGGAAGACTTACGCTTCTGGTCAGCCTGGATCAAGTCATCTAAACTAAACCGATGAGAAGGTGAGCCAGGCAGCACACCATTGTTTTTCCAAATGCTATGCATTCGGTCAAACTTATCATCGAATTCGCGTTTCTTTGGTTGTTCGTCAGTAAAACGCTTGAGCGCTTTAATAGCCTGACTATCCAACCCTTCTTCTTCTAGCTTTTCAGCTAAAGCACCGTCTACGGCGTTGGTGATACCATTCTCAGTATCTTCAACAAGGCGAAGAATCGTATTCTTTTGCCCCTCATCGAAGTTCTGCTCAATAGCGTCTTCGTCAACGCCAATTAACCTATCTTGACTCATTTTTTCTCCTTAAAGATCCACTTTGATTACAAGAGCAAAGAAATCACCACTACCATCTATAGTAGCATGCTCAAACATTGCAGGAATTCCCTGAGTACCAGAACCACTCAAGCCTAAGCCAGGTACAGTTTGTACTCTTTTAAGAGTGTTAAACTGCTGATCGGCATTCTGATTACTAACAGTTCCCGCACCGATCAAGCTTGCTACGGTGTCGTTAGCACTACCAGCAATTGTTCCAACGCGGTACTTATCGATGCAACGACCAACAACATAGTTAGCTGAAGCTGCAGCACCATCCCAGGCGACTAATCGACCAGGCGAATTTGCAGCAGTTGCGTTTGTCACAGGATTCCAAGTAGCTGCAGTACCACCGTCTCCATCTACTCTTACAAGGTCTCCCGGCTCAATAGCACGTTCTCCAATAGTGACTGCAGGAATCACAACAGAGTAGTTACCCATCAACAGAGAAGGCATCAAGTCACGACTGTAATTCGTGTACTTAGTTTTGAGTAGGTTGGAGTAGACCGGGGCAGTAATTACACCAACTGGTCTTACTCCAGTCACAGTAGCAGCACTTGCGCCGAGCGGCGCATCTGCGCGTGCAGTAGTACTATCTAGATCGTCGGTCCCAAAGTCAACATCGTTCTGAGCATATGTTACTGTGTAAGCACCCCAGCACGCAGGGACAAGACCCCTAGCGGCTTCTTCTGCATTCGGGTATGTGTCATCTACACTTATCGCTGCTGTCGCTGCTCCAGTATTTAACCTACCAACGAATGTTCCAGGAAGCAGGACGATGGGATCATCATCATGCAACTTGTCTAACATCGCGATAGGGAGAAAGTTCGCAGCCCTGAGGCCTTGAATCGAAGGACGTACACCTTCGTAAAGTTCTTGGTATGGGTGATGAATTTTCCCATAGCCTCTTCCAGTTCGAATAGCCATTTAATTACCTCTTCTAAATTTGATCCATTGGATCAATGTCTGTTTTCTTGATAGTCGATACATTTTCCTCTTTCACAGATTTGGCCACAGGAGGTTTCTCCTCAACCCTATCTTTTATGAAAGATGGTAATCCATTAGACTTGAAACTACTTGCTAGCTCAGGCACTAGATCCTCAATGCTATCTCTAAGGCTTTCAACACTTCTCGCTGCAACATGAGTCACTGCCTCTCCGAAGCTTTGGTGATCGGCTACCGATTTCACCTGCGGCTTATGGAGTTGCATTTGCATAGTGACCAGTTGAGAGGCGAGCTGCTTTTTGAATTCCTCAGTAATGGCAGCATTCTCATCCATTAAGCAATTGTACTCACTTATCTTAGTGTCGTACAACTGCTTTGCCTTCGCCAGTTCTGCTTCAAGTTCTGCAGTTCTAGACTGACTATCTTCTAAAGCCTTTTCCAAGACAACAACTGTCCTATCTAGAGGCTTATCCGTATCATCCGTATTTTTCGCAACATCGGTATCTTTAATCTCGTTCTCTTTCTTGGTACTCATGATATTTTGAGCATCCTTCCCACCTTCAGGATCATTTAATTCTCCTGATTGTTTATCGGTATTGATTTTTGAATTACTTGTTAATGAACTGCCGGCCAGCTCCTTAATTACTTCATGTTTTAGCATATTTTTAATGCTGGCAGCCATCTCCTCTATATTGTAGTTGGCGTTTGTGTCGCCTAGACCAAGAGACTTAGGCCAATCTAATTTTTTGCTGCGTGACCCATCTTTATCCATATCGAATCCTTCAGGAACAGCAACCCTTACGGCACGCTTTGCGTTATCTTGCCCATAAGGAATTTCATCTTTATCGTCTGGAGATCTAATCAATTCTGTCACCCTGCCTTCTGAGTCCGCTAGCACTATTGAGCAGACTCCACCAAGAGTATCTGCGGTAACAACTTCTACTGTTTGTTCTTTTGATTCTGGAACTATAGCGCTATCAAAATCTGCGCTTAATATTCCTGCGAGTTCATTGGCGGGGTGGTTCACAAATGAGCATTCCATATATTTCATCTTACCTGTAACAAGATAAGCTCTATATTTTACTCCTTCTAGGTCGTAGACTCTTCCTGGTCTGTGATTACAGACTTCTTCTTCGTCAGTATCACTTAGCCAATCATGGCCACATATGGAGCAATATGCCTTGTTGCTGCTTTGTCCAGTAGAAACAGTTTTATATCGTCCGTCTAGTATTTTTTGTTGTGCATCTTTGTCAGAAACAGTTCCGCTTATAACGATATATCCAGATCCCGGATTTGTACCATGATCTGGATTCTTCCAATCGTTCTTAAATCGATCATCTTCCCATAGCTGTACAAATTTTTGCGAATCTATTCTACCTATCGGTTCAGATTTAGAATCGTGATGCTTCAGGAATGGTTTGTCATAACCAGCTGTGCCTCCATTGTCTTTGGAGACCCAAGAAGATGCACCTGCTTTTACTCCACTACCAGGATAAACACGATTATTGAGTAAGTAGCCGGAGTGAGTTGCTTTAATAGTTACCCTGAAGCTAGGGGCATTAATAGAAGAATATAAATCTTCTAAAATATTGTTAGCGTCAGTATATATATCGGATCTTTCTGGCATACCAAAGAGATCGGTAAATCGAACTTCTCTGTTCATTACTCATCTCCCTTGTTGATATTTATATCTTCATCTATCACACATGTGGTATTTAACCGTATATGTGGACCAGAAACATCTCTTTTGCTTACCGAAGCAATCGGCATAACTACTTCTTTCTCTAGATCAAGTGTTCCATCTTCGTTAATGCTATTATACATAACTCTGATATTCTTCCTACCAGCCTTCTGTAACGTAGTCATGTATCCGTACTTATAAGCAAAGTCCGCGGTTTGGACTGTCATCATATCTAACTCAACTTTTAATGCGTCAAAGATGCTAGACGCCTTAGCCGGGTCTAAGTCAAGTTTTACTTCATTATCTAAATCTATCTTCAACATTATCATAGCCTTACGATTGAGCTTTATCAACGGTATACGTATGTGCTTAGACAAAAATAGGCTGATATCGTCCTTAGATACTAGCTTATTGGTATGTATATCTTTGCGTGCTTCCTTTGCTCCGCTCTCTATTTCAGGCAATAAGTACTTTTTTGCATCAGACATCATTGCATCTGTTTTTAATATTAATATTTTCTTTATATCATTAGACCTAGTGGCCTTATTGTACTTGCCGTTTCTAGCGCTAAGGCCACAGATATCCTCGCACATTTCTGACCATGAGTAAGAGAACTGATTGAATAGCTCTTTCATCATCAGACTATTCTGAGCAACTGATTTTTTAGTAGTGGCAGTACCATGCTGGTTAGTCGGGCGAGCTTTATTGGTGACGGTGTTGGCGGATCCTTGTGAACTGCCTGGGCCCTGTTCGTTCATTGCACCAATCTCGGCTAATGGCTTAGTATATAGCTCGTGGAAAGTATTCTTTCTATCTCCATCAGCATACGGTTCTCGATTGAGATAGTCCGTTCTTAGCTCATCCTCTGTTATAGCATTCTGCATAAATAGCTGAATACCATGGTTCTGATGAGCTCTAGCCTCTTCTCTATCTATGTCTGGGAATCTCAGAGAGACCCGTACATCGCTGACTAGGTTAAATCCACCCTCTAATAGTATGATATCAACTATCTTGGCGGTGAACATTTCAGAAAATACATTCTGTATTTCTGAACATGCATCGACTAAATTCTTTGTCACTGTCTGTGCAGTAGCCTTATTCGCAGTATCGCCTCTGCCTAGGTCTATTCCAGATAACCTCAGACCGCCAAGAACCCTACTTTCAAAGTGAGAGAGATAGGGTTCTAAATCTAATACCTGGCCTTCTGTGCCAAGCATGTTTATCTCTACTCTTTCAGAGGTGACTAGCCCACCCTCTGGAGGTAATGCATCTACTTGTGCTCCAATAACATCTACCTCTGAGAGTGTCTGTCCATCTGGAGATGTTATATATCCAGCTGGCTTATCTTTTGAGCCTACCTTGGCATGGAATAGAGGGAATGTATGCTTGTGGGTTACTAGCTCGGCTAGTTCCTCTAGCCTTCTCAAAGCTCTGATGTCTTCAAGAACAGGCACTATATATGGTGTACCAAAGGTAAAGCCAGACTTTCTATCCAAATGGAAGTGTACAACGTCGGAAGCCCTGAACTTTCTAGTTTTCTCAGAGTCCCATATCTTTTGTTTCCACTCTACTGGCCTGCCAAAGTCATTCTTTTTTACTGCCATACTAGTAGGATCTGCTGGATATAATCCAGAGATAGGCTGCATCGTTTTACCGAACATCCTAATAGGAGAACCACTAGACCTAAGAGGGTCTCTCTTTATTACAAGGATAGCATTGCCGTAGGCAATCAAGTTAGTTAAAAGCTCTCTTACAATAGCAGAGATAGGTTCGCCGGTGATAAGCTCTATCTCTTCAAATCGTTTTTTTACATACGCTATAGCTTCTTTATCTTTACCGTGCAGATGCCATCCTTCTTTCATGGATAGCTCTCTGTGCCTTCTAACAGAAGCAGCAAAGAATGATTCTACATCTAGCGTCTTGCCTATCTCTCCAAGGTTATACATTGGGGTGATATAGTTACCATCTCCGCCTAAGCTGGGATAGCCTCTTGCCGTTAAGCTCGTTTTATAGTAGAGCGTAGATACAGCTTGTCGCGGAGATTCCTTAACAGTAGACTCTACGCTAGAGGGGTTAGTCTTGCGGACAAGCCTAAGATCCTCTTGCTCTGGTTTAGTAGTAGAGAACACTGACGCTATTCTACCGAGAAGACCCATCTGATTCCTTTAACATCTTTTTAATCTCTTCGTCGCTAATTTCCATTTTACAAGTCTTGAGTATATTCCTTATCACCTCTTCTGATGTTTCTGGCTGATTAAACTTATCAATAGCCGGAATAACCATAGTTTCATCTAGTCCAAACAGCTCAGATTTTTGACTTATTACTATTGGTTCATTATCTGAGAAGTACCTTTCTCGTAAATCATCAGGAATATCAATTGTATACTGATTAGCAGGTATATCTAACCCACCTACAATATCATCTATGATATTGTCTGTTATATCGTCAGATAAATCAAAGCACTCTTCGAGAGATTGAGCTAATATAGAGTTTAATATCATCTGCATTTCATTCACTCGCCTCACTTGCCATTTGACCTGAGCCGTATGTACATCCCTCCAGATTTCGACCGAAGCCTTCTTCTGCTCCTTGCTTTCATAGGAATTCAGTTTACTCGCTGTTTTTTCTAATTGATTAAGTATAGACTTAAGCATATCATGGAATAGCTTACATTTCATATATAACGGTTTTACAACTGTTACATCCATCATACGTACCCAACGCTCAAGTAATTTACGTATTATATCCATAGTCTTATGTTTTATATACATAACAACTGCATAATCGAATCTAGTTCCAGATAAAACTGCGGATGTCTTTCTAGCATATTTAGCAGATATGTCAACCGCTAATGTTTTTGATATCGCCTTTAAAAATATTATAATCATTTTTATCACTTTTTTATCAAACTTCTGCTTAGCCATTATACGCAATAAACAACAGATTTGATCTTTTGTAGCGATATACGCACTAGACTGAGCTACGTTATTAATCAGCATTCTTTGCTCTTTATTATTAAACCTTATAATCGTAGCGGTGTGACCACACATCCCAGTGAAATTATTTTTATATGCAGTTAAAAACTCAGTCTTTAAAAAACTAGGTATGGCATCATCTTCTTTAATTGATGGTATCTGATCATGAAGATTCATATTTATATTAACTTCACTAGAATACGTAGGATAGTATTTATATACATCAACAGAAGAATTTCTGGATTTTCTAAGACTGATGTAATTTACCCATAAGTCATATTTAGGATCGGATGATGCATATATATAATTAATGACATAATCTAAAATATTCTTGTAGTCATTTTCACCCACCTTTTCCATAGCCAAGGACTCTAAACGATTAAATTGAAACTGCTCAGCTGGAGTCGTGGAAACTGAGCTAGACTCAGATCTTATTCCTCTTATTAGTATCTTGTTTAATACATCTATCGCAGAGGCAAAAGCAATAGCAATAACTAATTTCATTGCACCATACGCAGCTCCTTCTGGGTGTTCTGATGGCGGAGATATTTTAAGTATGTCTGGCACATTAAATATATCTTGAAATTTATGTATCGCATAATTCAATAGATATACTGAATCGAACATAGCTAAATCATCATCAGATAGCCCAAACAATATTTTATTTTTATAATTTCGTTGTGTAACTGAGTCTAACCTAAGATTGCCTGTAGTTGACTCCATTATCTTAAACGCATAATTCAATTTAACTTGTTCAAACTTCTTAACTGCAGTAAGGAATAAATGAAAACTTATTCTTGCTCCATCTGCTTCTGATGGATCTTTTCTTGCTACAGCGGCTCTGACATCTTGCATAATAGAATCAACAGGGACATGTGTCGCCCTACATTTTTTATCTAATAAGTTAAGCAATCTATTAGATAGTTCTATGTTGTCTTTTACTTCAGAAAATATTTCATGGATTTCTTCTTCGTTGGCATTTTCTTTGTGGATGGGAGGAGCAGGACGTGCTGTATTCTCGTCGAATAGGGTTCTATCCTTTTCAAATTCCCGGGGTTTTTTAGAGAATATACCCATCAGATGTTACCTCGACCAAACCGGTTGCCCCTAGGAGTGTTACCGTGATATCTTGTTCTACCTTGAACTGAATCTCCTCTAGATCTATTAGTAGCCTGCCTCCTAGCGACATACACTCCTATGTCGTTTCCTCCTACTAATGTTTCTTTATCTTCATCTGTCCTTTTCTCTGGCTTTAGATCTTTTTGCATTTTCTTACTAAATTTCTTCGCCTCTTCTAAATCTATTTGACGCTCAGTGATATTACTCAACTCAGGGAATGGTGAGTCGTTATCATGGTCACTGCCTACACCAATAGAATAGGCAATATCCATAACGTGTTCTATCTTTTTTATATCACTAAACTCTAAAATATGACCCATAATACATAGCATCCATGCGGTAACAGTGTGCTCATAGTCTTGAGAATACGTAGGTACGCCGCTTGGACTATACTTAACTATCTTGAATGCTCTTATCTGTTGGACGATACCTATGTTGGCGAAGGGTATCTCACTAGGTACGATCCTTGTGGTCGTATCTTCATCTACAGGCATTAATACCTGCTTCATCTCCATTGTTCGACATGACGCATCTACCATAAACTGTTTTACTGGTTTCTTGATAGGCATACCGCTGACTGGATCGGTTATCTCTATATTAGAGTTCATAGTCATGGGCTTGACACGCTCTTTATAGTTGGTGTGTTCGTTAGGATAATCCATGTCATATTTCCACATCATCTCAACTTGGACGTGTCCATAGCCAGCATCTACATAGATGTATGCAGTTTGATTACCCCATACTTTGTCAAGCTCCATTATTTTCTTAATAGCTTCTATCTGTTGAAATTCCTGAGTTCGTATTATATGTTTGTCTACTGTTTTATACATGAGTCGACCATCTACGTTCATGGCCTCAGTAACAACTATGTGCGTACCTGTAGTCTTACCCCAGTCTACTCCTATAACATACTTAGACTCTGCGTGCGGGATGCAATCTTCATAAGTGTAGTCAGCCAGGCACGCGTTAACGTCCTCGCTTCTAAACACACCCTCAGCTTCGTCACCAAACTCAGCAAGAAACTCTCGTTCGTATCCAGTCTTTGAGTAGTTCTGCTTAAACATATGATCTACTTTTGGAGTCCAACTAGGAGATTCCGCAGATATAAACCAGAACTCCTTAAAGCCTTGACTCTTGTCACAACACCAGTTATATAGTTTTTTACGTATTCCAGTAGGCGTAGATGAGACGATGAGTTCGCAAGTCGGGTGAGAAGCCATTATCGCCATGATCACTTCGATGTCGCTGTCATTGATATAATCAACTTCGTCCATGATAATAAAATCTGCGTCCTGACCACGAACCTTATCGGATTTTGCGCCCGAATGTGCACCAGAAGACCAGCCTCGAATAACTCCACCTGAGCTGAATTCAATCATTTGTGGGTTGAGGACATTCCTCTTAATCATGCCTGGCATATTTAGTGTAGAGGATCTGCCTATAAAATCACGCATAGTATCAAATATCTTTGCAACTTGGGGCTGATATGGCGCAAGCACAAGTATTTCAAACTGCCTATCAGTAAGGCCGCCGTTAGTAAACAATTTCCAAAGAGCAAGAACACTCATCGCTTCAGTTTTGCCGACACGACGTCCTGCGCGAATGGCTTTAAACTGAGATGAACATCGCATGACCTCTTTCTGATACCATCTAGCCTCCCAGTCAAATTCAAACTTAGCCCAAGCAACTGGATCTTGTAGCATTTTATAGTTCTCGAACTCTTCGTCAGATAAGCCTTGATTTTTCATCTTCTTAGCTAGCTGTCGATAATCGCCGTCACAGGCAGGTATAAATGGTTCGGAAGTAAAGCCCTTGCTATGCATATCTTGATAGTAGTCTATACACTTTCTGCAGAAATGACAATCTCGACCAAGCATAGGCTTATAGTCGGATCCCTTATAGTCATCCATTGGCCTATATTTTTCACCAAAATCAATGCCTATTTTAATGGGCTTTTCGCCCTCAATCCTAATCTCATTCTTCTTTTTATCAGGCATGCATGAACGTCGCTTCGTTGCCCATCGCTGCTCTAGTATTCATTTGTGAGTTATGTATGGCGGCCATGGCAGTTTGCCTTTGTGTAAAACTAGCCCTAGTGTCAGCGAATCCTTCGCCAAGATCATACTCTATGCCCTCTTTGATATTGCTTCTCTCATATGAGTATGAGTGTAACCCCTGAATACCTGCACTCAACGCAGAAAAACCCATACCAAAGAGATCATTTATTAGCCATGCTGAGGATAGTATTCTTAATCCCCCTCCAATTCCCATCCTAATCGCAGCTCCGCTTAGTTTACCCGCCTGCTCACCAGCAAATTTCCCAGCGCTCCCCTTCGTGTATTCTCTGATGAATTGTTCTTCTGGCGCTTGATATAATCCAAAGCTCCTGAGTGAGCCCCATCTCCCCTTAGGCTTCCAGCTAGGGAGAGTGCTGGCTCTACCTCCTAGGAAACTGTCAAGAGCAGTTGTTTCAGCGCCTTGTTGGAACATGTAAGGTGTTACTCCGGGGATCATCCCCATTAGAGGTCTACCTCCTGTACCCATACCTATTCTACCCATGAGGCCTGCGCCAAGACTTTCTCCAGCAGTGGCTATGGCGACATCCGCAATCATATTGCCTATACCAAAGTTCTCATGGTCAGAGGCCGTCGATATTAGTTGAAACCCATCAGAGCTTATAGTCGGATTATATCCCTGCATATTACATATTCAATCTATGCGCATGAAGCGTTGCGTTATAGTTTAAGTTGCCAAAGCTTCTCCCTCTGACCCTAGGTGCAGGAGACGATACATTTTTCAGATTTCCTCTTTTCACGGATGATATCCCTGCCGCTGCTCCGGCACCGACTCCAGCTAGGAATCCTCCTGCCATTGATGGTCCCATAAATTTCATTAAATCGTCACCCTTGCCCCACAAAGAGCCACGCCCTATTAGCCCGCCTGCAAGCATGAATGGCAGCCCTACAACAGTGGAAGCAAGACCTCCCGCTCCCTCAGAGCCAAGCCATCCTTTTGTCCACTTAGGCATTCCGCCAAGCACACTAAACTTCTGTGCATCTCGCATTCCATATGACTGTCTAAGCATTTTTTTGTTAGAGGTCAGTAATCTCTGCTGCTTGGCCATCTCCCTAATGCTTAGTCTATCCTTTTCTACCCCCTCTCGATATAATTGTTTCGTTCTGCGTGACATTCTGCCGGCAGGTCCCGGTAGATTTAAACCAGCATTGAATCCAGTAGGCGTTTGTGCGGTAGTGGGTGTCCTAGACCTAGCCCACGTTTTTAGTTTTGTCTTTTGTGAACCGATTCCAGTTCCGAGAGAAGCTTTTGCCTCTAGGCTCGCAACTGCCTTAGCTGCAGCAGACTTGCTACTATACTTGGCATTAGCTAAGATGCCTGCACGGCCTATAGATGTTGCCATTTTGACACCAGAGACAACACCTACACCAACCTTAGCTGCGCTTAACGCAAAGTTCCCTAGACCAGACATCTGATGCCCAAATGTGTCCTGGAATGAACTGATTCCGGCGTTTATTGTAGCTCCAGTCAAACCAATCCCAACAGCACCTACTAGCTGATCTGATATCGTCATACCATGGCTTAACCCAAGGTCATGACCAACTTTTAGCCCTTCCATCTCCTTCGCTAGATTCTTTGCTACCGCATCTCTTCCATACCTTGCTGTCATCCAACTAACATCAGAGGGAGGGAGGGGTGGCCCGTGAGAAACAAGGGGGTGTGGCCCGTAAGGAACTCCAGCTCCTCCACTACCTCCAGCTCCTCTACGCCCTTTGAAGATCCTCTTAAATATATCTTTGAGTATATTGCCTCTTGCCATTATTAATTACCTAACTAGAACGGTCCAAAATTATTGCCGGATCTGATAGCATTTACAGCTGCTAGTCCGCCATAGCCTACACCAAACATCTTCGCCGCTCCACCAGATCTGACCGCAGCTGCCGTTATCCCAGCATGTGCTCCAAATGAAGCTCCTGCGCCTATCGCCCGGCTTACAAAATTATCTTCTCCAAGAGCCATAGGAGCTATTCCAAATGCTGCTACCGATCCAGCGGCTATTGATCTAGTCGTTGCTCTGGACCTATTTCCTCTTTCGTCGATAAAACCACCCAGGACATTAGGCTGGCCTTCTTCCCCGGGTGTTACTTTCATCTTTTTGCCCGCGAAGTACTGAGAGAGAGACATACGCTGCTCTTCCCCATAGTGCGAAGCTCCTGATCTCGTAGTCCTCGTGTCCCTCGTTACTAACTCTTTAATAGCAGATACATTACGAACAATATCGGGATCTGTTGCTCCGTTTGCCTGACCTGCATGGTGCAACTTTACTGGATTCATATCCGATATAAGATCGGTTAAAAAGTTGCCTAACTTCTTACCAACATAGTTATCTATTATTCCGGGCATACCCATAAGGCTATCCTTACTACCAGTTTCCTTTTCTTCTCGATCCATTTGCGTGTGTGGTAGGTCCATTATATATCATAGACCTATTACTATGCATCGATGCATTCCTGCTTCCTTGGTCTCTTATTCCAGATCCGCTAGTATATTTCAATTGATTAGTAGAATTGACTTTTTTACCTTGCCTCCACAAGGCTTTTTTTATCAAGGTGCCATAATCTCCAAAACTCTTGATGGCGGAGTAATCTGGACCGGGCAGCATTCCCGAAGGCACTCCACTTCCTTGACCAACAGCATTTTGCATATATTTACTTTGAGTAGCTCTGCCAATAGCATCTGACGCGGCCTGATACATGGAATAGTTTTTAATCTCATGGCCTTGTCTCCTAAGATCTTTCATCATAGCTTTTACGGCACGAGAATCTTCTACTACCTTACTCAGATTGACATTAATCTTAAAGTATTTTACTTTAGTCGGATCATTTCTCGCGGCGTAACCAATTAAAGCATATGGCTGTTTTAATGCATATGCATAAAAGTTAGCCTGAGAAACGTGCGCCTTCTTAGGGTACTTAAGTTCTTTAAGCGCATCAAAATCTGCAACAGATTTTATTTCTAAAGGAACACCAGATTTTAGGACTAGATCGATATGACCCATTATATCTAGTTCAGAATCATGGACGACATGCTCGCTGGCCTGAGCGATACCTCTTCTCAAGTACTCCGATTCTATTACCTTGTGTACGAGGGTACCCTTCTCGGAGGATTTTGTGTAGTCATCAAAAGAAGATCTTCCCAAGAGTATATCTTTTAGCCTATCTCCGCGATAGCCCAGCATAGACGATCTAATCGTATTACTACCATACCCGCTACCATATTTTATCTCGGCTATAGCCTGAGAAGCAAAGTAGTCATTTCCAGAGCCAAAGGAGTGTAGAAGCGTATCTCCTGAAGGAGACATTCCCTCCAGGGTGTTATACTTGCTCCCTGGATGTTTTATATCACCATTTCTATTACCCAATAATACTAATCCTGAAAGAGTGAATATTCCGGCAGCTAAAACACCTCCCTTTCTCTTTATGCCACCCATAGTCTCACCGAACTGACTTCTGGCGATATCTCCTATCGTCTCTCCTGTGGCTCTACTTGCCGTAGAGTGTGGTTCGGGGATATATCGTGGGAACCCGCCAGACCAGCGTTCTGTATCTCCTGCTAGAATAATCTGGTCTAATGTATTTTCGGCGCTTCTTAGCTTGGAGTCATTTACCATATTCCTGATAAACTCATGCATCTCGGTTTGCGCACCATGCGGATTTGATAAATGTTTATTAAACATATCAAATATGTAAGACATCTGTTGGTCAATGTCGATCGAAGCGTCATGCGCTATTTGCTTTACAAACTTGTCATCTAGCGCTATCACATCTGATATTAACCCATGTAAGCTATCTCCACCTTTATTCGTGATATACTCAGCTTTACTGATTCCAGGATGATGTGTTGTGATATACGCATCTGTTGCGAACATCAGGCTTCGGCCAATTCCGCCAGCCGCGGTTAGAGAGTTTCCGCCCTTTAGCTCAAACCCGGTAGCATAGTTCTGTAAAAATTTTAGCGTATCACGTTCCAGGCTGCCGCTCTTTGTCCATTTCAAATCACTCTCATAGGAGGGACCCATTATGCTTGATCCGCCCCCTGCTCCGAATATTCTGTCTAGCGTTTTTTCGGCAATATCGAGATGTCTTATTCCAGCTGTACTTCTTCTTATTACATCTAAGCTTGTCTGACCAGAAGATCTGTCTAGCTCTGTAAGATCTCTAACCATAGTCGCAGCTTGCTTAACTATCTTCTCTTCATCGGTACTTGCTGTTCGTATGTTCTCCGAGGGGAAAGCCCTCTCTAAAAAATCCCCCTGGATTTTGTTAAGATCTTGACTAGTATAGTCTCTAACATTCTTAGCAAGCGAGTGTAGCCCGCCCCTATTCCCCCTGCTGCCGTGGTTTAGGTACTGAGTCGTCTCACCAGTCTCTATACCCTGACGTATTAGACTCTTGATCTCATCTCTGTTATGCACGCCTTTTGCCAGATTCTCCCGTATCTGCTCCTGATTTAGATTACTTACATTGAAGTTCTCATCTCTAACCATCATCCAAAACTGCACATCCTTCATTTTGTCAGAAGCATCGGCTAGATGTATAACATCATTCGCCATTGTGCCTGAAGAAAAAGGATCATGATAACCAGTACGATCAATACCAAATACAGTTTTGAATCTTATCGCGTACTCTCCGCCTTTTTGACGGATCGCCGCATCAGTATGACTTGTTAATGTATCGATATGTCTGGCGTATGCACCCATATCAAACTTCATGTTCCAAGCAACTGCAGCCTTTTTCCCTGTTCGATTGTTTAGACTCTCTGCCTCAGCTAAAAACCGGTCTATCATATCCGTGCTAGACTCTACGCTAACTTGACTTACCTTAGCTCCATGCCTTTCCATGAATAATTGTTTACCAAACCCTATATTTAATGGTGAACCTATCTTTGCTACTGCTACTGCATAGGCGCCAGAAGGGGGATTATTCATCAGATTGGCTGTAATTTTTCTGAGTACTTCTGGATCTCTTACCTGAAATTTACCACGCTGTGCCTCTATCTCCTCCCTGACTGCCTTGGCTATATCTGATGTATCCTTAAATCCCCCCCCCTCTGCTTCCTTATAGAATTGGGCTAACTGTTCATTTCCAATTACTTTATGTGGCAGAACTTCCCCATCAGGGGCAGCAGGTCTCTCGTATTCTATTTTTATTTTAGTTGAGTCTATGCCAGTGCCAGCCAGATCTAGTTTGTCTAAGTGAATATTTGTTTTCTGATCTGTCGAGGTTCTATTACCTGCCCCATCTATGCTTATGATCTCTGATGCTGACTGTGTTATCTGGCCTGGGCGATTTCTCTCAGCCGGTGTATCACCCCTAGTGCTGCCGCTATCTCGAATCTCATGTATGACACCCGAACTGGTTATTGCATGAGTCTTGCTTCCTCCAGGAAGCTTCGTGGTTTCAGTGTCAAGATGCATTTCAGTACTAAATGGAGATCTAACAGTCGTACCGGGGGAATATTTAGATTCAGCAGGAAATATAGTACCAACAGGAGAGCCAGGAGTAGCGGAGGTAGGAGCAGCAGGAGTAGGAATAGCACCAGCAGCGGCGGGAGTAGGAGCAGGAGTAGGAATAGCACCAGCGGGAGCAGCGGGAGTAGGAATAGCACCAGCAGCGGCGGGAGTAGGAGCAGGAGTAGGAATAGCACCAGCGGGAGCAGCGGGAGTGGGAATAGCAGTAGCGGGAGCGGATGGAGGCACCCCTAAAGCAGCACTACGGTTAGCCTTAAATGCGGCATCTGCTTCTGCCCTAGTAACTTCCTCTCCTACGGGGAAGTAGAGGTCAGAGTCGGACTTTCCAGAAATGTAATCATATTTGATTCGAGAAAGCTTTGATAGCTGCTCATCTCCATACTCGGTCACCTGAATATATGAAGGCCTACTACCTTTTACTACTTGGCCTCCTTCTACTATGCGAGATCGAGGATCTCCTTTGGTCTCATTATTGAAGGGTAAATTTGCAGGCGCATCATCAATTACCATGGCTACATTTTTATGCTTACGTATCTCTTCTACTTTTCTTGAAGCCCCTTCTTCTGTTCCTCCGTATATTTTCTGAGTAAAGAGATCCTCAAGCCCATGATGCTTTAAGTTTGCCTCTGTCATCTCCTGCATGTGTGGCGAGCGACTAGTATATAAATTTACCTCGAATCCCTTACTCTTCCAGAATTCTAGATTATGAACAAGACCTTTATCTACGGGAATCTCACTAAGCCCAGGAGTCCCCTTCATCTCACGAGTATAGTCTGCAAGAGCATCTACAATATTGCCGGGGTGTCTCTTCTGAGCCGCTTCGAATACTTCGTCACCTGCAGAAGAGAATAATGTGCTATCTAGATCTACGAATATTTTGGGCTTATTCCTACTTTTCCATCTTTGAAAACCTTGTTTTATCTGAGGAAAATTTTCATTAATAATTGCGGCCCCTACCGGGAGGCTACCCCCGGGTATTACCGCAGCAGCTGCCACATATGCTGCGGCCTTTTTCCAGCCCTTCAGTTTTTTCATCTTTCTAATCGCGGCTTGGACAGCACTCTCCGGCCTCTGAGGGGAAGCAGCGGGAGTAGGAATAGCACCAGCAGTAGCAGTAGTAGTAGGAGTACGAGCAGGAGCGGGAGTGTGAATAGCAGGAGCACGAGCAGGAGAGGGAGTGTGAATAGCAGGAGCACGAGCAGGAGAGGGAGTGTGAGGTATGGGCCGTTTCGTAGAGGAGGGATTTGAGCCCGAGAGGATTGGCTTCCTTGCTGCCGTTGCCTCTGCCGCTGCCTTTTCCGCTGCTCTCTTTTCTGCTGCTAGCTTTGCTGCTGCCTTTGCTGCTGGAGTATTACGGTTTCCTCTGGGATTTATCTTTGCCATTATTCACCAAACACTTCTGGCGCAATGGTCTTAGAATCGTTATGCATCTCAATCTCTGTAGCTGTAATATTGCCGTCAGAATCTTGAGAAGCCATCCGTATCTTCTTGGCCTTTTCCATGAGATTAGCTGCGACTTTTGAAGGATCAGCATATCCTTTGGAAGCTGCATCTGCTTTGGACTTCCTCGTAGTGAGAAGCTCACGCATAAGCCTTAGTTTTGTTTTAACCAGTTTTTCGTAGAATTCGGCGGCCTTGGAACTCTCATTGCTATAGAAAGGCTGGCCTGCTGGGCTATACCCGCTTATAACTCTTCGTTCTATCTTTGGGTCCATGGCAAGTTGCATGGCGGCTCTTGCCTCTAACGTCATCTGGAATACTATCTGGTCTACTAGCATCCTGTCATATGCGGAAGAAGGATCTTCTGGATTTATGCCTGCCGCCTCGCTGAACTGATCTGTCCACTGTCTTATCTGGTAGGACTCTACAGGACAATCACCTCCAAATGGACGATCTATCTTATTGCGTACCAGAGGGCATTTCTCAAAGTATGGGCACTGCTCATCTCTACATACCATGGGGCCTGCCATGGGAGCAAAGCCAAACTTAACAGATTCTGTATATCTGGCAAGATTTCCTCTTTGGACTTCTGTGAGAGCAGTTTCTTCCTTGCCAGTCAGGCTATTGTCATTTATTACTACTTCAGGTAAGTTCTCGGCGTTTTCAGGAACAGTAACCCCAGGACCGAAGAGCTCGTTTGAATTCATCTTTGTTCACTCTCATCTCGTTGCCAAAAATCAACCTGAGGCAGGTTCTAGCGTGCATGCAATTCTTACCCCTAGCTGCGGCTACACCTAAATATGTTTTGGTTAACTCCGGTTGATTACTATAGATGTATTGCATTGCTTCATCTTTGCCGTCCACCAGCTTTGCAAATCTTTTAGGTATATATTCTACACTATTAGACACTAATCTACTCCGTTAAAAAATAGAGCCCCACTGCTATTACACAATGGGGCTCCAAAAGTGAGGATATGTGACATGCTATGTTAGCTCGCACCGGTCTCCGGTGCATGCCCATGTCTTGGCGCCCTCGGTAGTATCTTCAGTTTCGTACATACTGAGATAACGATAATCTATCTCTGGTAAGTTTGCAAGCATTTTATTATACTCTTCTTCAGTGCATTCTTCGTATGGCGCCTGTTCATACCTGCCACCATCATATGGTAAGAATGATACACCATTTATTATGTCCCAGTTTTTATATACCCAATTGCCTACTTCAAACCACTCATTATCTTTTACATAAACAGTGCAAGACGCATTATGCTCACACCAGTTCTCTTGTATCTTCTTGTATTGCTCCAGCTGCTCCATGGCAGTCATGTCTCCTCGTAGGACAGAACCATCAGGAGATTTTACAGGGAAGGATACAACCCAGGTGATAACATCGTCTGCAGACCAGCTTTTCCCTTCCTTATATATAGCGCATGCTTCTGCGTCACCACCCTCAGCTTTCGCCCAGTCTTCTTTCCTTTGACCGGTCTCAGGAGACATGGGGACCTTTTGATCCTGTAGCATCCTGAATAATGGGTCAGTAGCAGATATACGATATCTGCGTCTATAGTAGCTTGCATACCTCGTGTGAATACCAGAAGAAGAGTCGACTAATTGGGATACAGTTCCGGAGGGTTTTACACAAGTTATAGCAGCAGGCATACTTACGCCCAGTAGTTCAGACGCATGTTTGGCTATTTTAATTGCTTTCCTTTTCATTGCGCGCAGCGCGTCGGCGCTTAATAGTGTTTTGTTATCCATGATGCCTGTCAACGAGACTCCAAGAAGTCGTTCCTCCTCACAGTTCTCTTTCCACTTATCGTTCAAATACGGGAAATCGGTGAAGCAGGACTGTATCACACCTATCCATACGGCGGTCTCTACCTTTTTAAACAGGGTATCCAGGTCATCCTCGGCTCGTACCACGACCTCGGACAGATTACAGAACTCCTGGTGGCGTAAGCTTATCTCTGCACACGGGTTAGTCCCTGAAATCAAGTAGCCTTGTCTGCGTTTTGGAGATCTTGTCCTAACAGATTGAACATTAAATATACCCCGTTCCCCCGTCCCAGAGGATGCTAATGTACTCCACTCCTTGAGGAAGTCAGTAGCACTGGGCTTCTCTAGATACACAGCACTGTTATTAGCCATTGCACGTCTCAGTGGAAAGGGCCACACCTTAGCACTAGCCATTTCTTTGTCAGATAAGTCAGATAAACTAATTTGACTCGATCTCCGTACACCTCCCACAACAACAATCTCTGCTATTTGGTTCAGTATGTCATGACACTCCAGAGAGGTCAGTTTACGCCCCTGCGCATTTTGGAATATCTCACGCATGAATGCATGAAGCTGTACGAGGGGTTCGGGTCCAGAGGACCTACCACCCATTGTATAGAGACGAGATCCTTTAGGTCTTATGTTTGTATAGTCCATGTCGACGTCGTGTCCTTCATAGAGGGAGTCGACGAGAAGTTTAACAGATTTAGTCCATCCGCCGCGAGAGTCCTTAATTGTATGTTGTTTTGTATATGCACCGTCGCGGAAGGTGCCTACCACTGGGAGCTTTTCTATATGTTTAGATTCAACAGAGAAGCCATACCCTGTACCACACATTAGTATGTATAGCGCTTCTGAGAAGGCTATTGGGTCATCAATGACCTGGAACGAGCAGTTATACATGCAGGTATTGTCTTTTTCCGCCGCGGGGCCTGCAGCCCAGAGTGATCTCATCGATGGCATCACCTCGAACCCCAGTATAGATGAATGAATCTTTTCGTAGGTCTTAAGCGGAACCCTGTCCCCCATGTGTTTACGTATGAAATTTACGTACCTGTCTGTGGTTTCACTCCATGTTTCCCTGCGGTTCTCCTCGTCTCTCCACCTCGAGTATGTGCGCATGTATACGAATTCCGCCGCGTCGTTTGAGAAGCCTGTGTGTAGTTCGTCCTTAGTAAGCATACCTCATGCCCTTGTCTATCTGGGGTCTCCAGAAAATTAGTGTGAACGATCCATCGTAGTACATCTCTGAGGGTATTGCAAATGGGTAAAACGCCATTCAGGAGAGTTTTTTTCTGTGAAAAATTTTAAGGAGTTTACCCCCCAGGGTTTATGTCTGAAAAATATTATTTAGGCATTCATATTGGGCCTTAAAAATATGAATTCGGCTCGCTGTATAGTTTTATTATATGCGACTTTGGGAGGAATTCCATTCATGGTCCCCCCCTTTCCCTGTTCCTTGGGCATAGTGTCCTAGGAATTTTGAAAGGTGGACATGATGTCTATTCTTCTCACTTTCGTATTGACTACTGTGATCAACGCTGCACTGGCGGCCTTGATCATCCACCGGTCGCTCATCAAGGAGAGGCGCTTAAGTGCGCTCATTCTTGCTGAGACGATGAACTCCTTGCGTAAGGAGTACATCGCCCAGAACCTCGCCTCCCATGGGGAGGAGGGCCTGGAGGACGTGTACCATCGCATGATGGACGTCCAGGCCGATCTGCACTGCGTGCTGACAAGCGCGAGGCAGAGTCGCGGGATGATCGAAGGACTGCTTGGCAACCTCGGTCTGACATGCTGGGACCTCCCAAACCTGGGCCTGTGCTCGAAAGAGTACATGTCTAAGGTAATGTCAGAGGAGAACTGATCACACCTGCCGCACAGGGGAGGGAAGGGCATAAGCCCTCCTCCCCTGGGTCCATGTGTATACACATGGGTTTAGGTCCGGGTACACATTGTGTACTTGAGATGCTCAAGGCTAACCC